GCAGCTGCTAAGAAGGTATATACAATCGCAATCTATAAAGAATCGATACTGAGTAGTATAGAATACTTTATAAGAGTTCATGAAAGCGATGAACTTTGATAGACTCTCTTGAGGGGGAATAGTTAACTGATCCACTATTTCATTATAATCGAATTTCTGAATAGTAGTTGGAAAAGCAGATAGCTGATCCATTACCACATTCATGATAGCTGTATTTACGATGACATTGTTATTTGTAGCGCTATTCTCCTCATTAGCTGTCTTGAAATACAGTCCTAAGAAAATGGATTTGTATACATCCTTTTTATCAGGATTATCCGCATAATCGATTTCCTTGTTGTAATTGATATCATCTGTTATGAAGTAAGAATACTCTCCAGACCATGCGGTCTGTTGTGCTGCGTCTTGTGTCTGAGTAGCTCCATCATCTTCTACATGAACTTTATTAGCATAGATAAAGATACTAGCAGTCTTAGCATTCATAATTACTTTATCCACATTATTCTTATCCAGAGTTAGTGAACAAACAATCTTACTGATATTCTCTTTATCGTAGTTATTGTCACGCATAAAGGTTTTGAAGTTTTCTTGCTTGATATCAAATGTATCATTACCATTCTTCCATTGAGCGGTTATGATATATTTACATCTGTACACATTTTACACCTCCATTACAAAAAATAAAAGGTAATAGCATAATGCTATTACCTTTGTGTTTCAGACGCCTTCGAAGTTGATTGGATAATGGGTAAAGTATCTCCCATTAATGTATTTCATAGCATCAGGATCTTCAAGCTGTGTGAGGAATGCATTCTCAGTAGCTTCAGGCGTATGCTGATATATAGCAAGCTGTGTGTTAATATCAATCGCCATGAATCTATTGTAAAACGCCTCATACGACAATAGCCTTTGATTCTTAGCTTTACATTTCTCGCTTAAGAAGCGATAAGTCCCTTCAATATTGCCAATCATTTCTTTTGGCATATCTGATAAAAGATTTACCGATGTTACAATATCCTTACTACTGATCACATTCTTTTTAGGAATGCCACTCAGTACCATGATAGTTGAAATAAGCTTAGGATAAACAGGATGGTCTATCACTATCTTACGTGTCTCATGGGCAAATGCATTAATAGCATTTACAAAATTGTAAGAATACGCAATCGTAGCTTTTTTCTTAGCATTGTACTTACGTCTGAATACAACAGTATCTTCGCAGTTTGCCGGCAAGCAATACATATACTCAGATGAAGATATCACTACATTAGGGAATTGCTGAAATAATGGAATCGTAGTTATAAGATTCTTTATTATGACAGCGGGTTCCACCGTTCCAAACTTGAAATACACATCAGGCATATATGGAACAAGCATCTTTACAAACTCTAATGCCCGATCTACTTTATCACCTATCTCACTGTTAGATAATACACGATCTCTATACTTAGAATTATACTCTGGGCAGTATCTTGAGATATTGATAGAGGTCATATTTGAATAAACAAATATAATCTGTGTCGTTACCCTATGACGAGTCCAAAAGTATTTTCTATAGTGCGATACCATGTTTAAAATACACGATGAGATAAGCTCTATAGCATGACTAGTATTCAAATGCCGATATAGAGGAAGCAAAGCTTCATATAAGTCAATGAATACATTTACATGCTCAGCGCTAGACCCTTCAAATTCCAAACCTACCAATGTGTTCAGATGTTCATAGCGAATATACTGTCCGTACATAACTTGATCTAAAGGCATATCCTGATCATATCGCTGCATCTGTAATCCTCCTTACATTGGGCATTTGCTACAATGGTAGCATCTCTCTAACTTACTGTGATGCTCAGGCTGAGCTAAGTCATAAAGATTATCAAGGCACTCCTGACATAATCCGCTGAATATCCAGTTAGTAGGTGACTCTATAAGTTTACCACAAGCTTTACATGCAACTGGCAATACTTCTGCCTTTTGCATACGTTTGATACACGATTGACAGAAATGAGCTTTCATCTCTTTAGGGTCAATGCAATCTACTTCACCACAGATGATGCATTTAAAGAAATGAAGTTTTGCAGTTTGAGGCATACCATCATACTTGCAATTTTCAAAGATACACCTACCTGCAATATCTTTATGCTTACAATCTGCTGTCGGATGTTTACACATCTCAAACTGGGGATACGGAGCAGCCCCAGTGTCTCCCTCCATCTTAGCCATAGCTTACACCAGCTCTTTCGGATCATAGAATTTTGTGTCACTTGGAACTTCTTTGATCTTCTTTACCTTCTTGGGTCCAATTACATGAGACAATGCACTCATGAAATCATCACGCTTCTGTAATGACTCAATGCACTGCTCTGTATCTCCATACCCATTGTCGATCAAAGATTTGGTAAGATTATGCGGGCCATCATCAGTGAGGAACGTTACTCCCTTAGATGCTTTCTCGCTATCTACATCAACAAACCATTTACGAATCTCGAGTTTCTCTTTGCCGCTACCCCATGCGAGTTTACGCATCATGATAACAGCATTTCCACGCTCATCTACAACTTCATCAATATCTCCTACCGTGTAGCTGTAGTCTTTCTCTGCACCATAAGCCATTATAGTTTCCTCCTAAATTTAAAAAATAAATAAGGAGTAGCGTTATCCGCTACTCCCATATTTACTTCTCTTCTACTCTTAACGTTAACGACGAACGTTGCTGAAGCCCATGCTATTGCTAACCGGAGCTCCGATGATCGTTGCATTCGCCTTGATCGAAGATTCTTCGTCGATCTGGATGATCTCGAAGGCGTAGTTATTTGCATAACCAGCCTGAACCTGACCCTGCTGCATCTGCAGTTCCGGAACCATGCCCAGAGCACGCTGAACAGTGATCATGTAAGATACATGATTGCCCTCCTCCGTCTTGCTTCCATAGAAGCGATTGACGAAGTTAACAATGTCCACATTCACCTTGAATGCGATCTGCGGGCTCGGGTTACCGAATACAGTGCCGAGGCAGATTTCCTGAGAAGCAGCACCCCAATTGATCTTCGGGATGTTACGCTCATGATCAAAGCCATTGCGGAAGTTCGGACCCACGAACGGAGTCAGAGCCTCTTTAGCTTCCTGCGTCAGGCGATAGCGCGTGGACGTAGTTTTTGCACCATTCCAACGTGCGATCTTCGCCATCATATCGCCACCCTTGTTCGGAGCGATTGTCGACTCGAGTGCAACGAGTTTCTTCGTTTTCTCAGCTGCATACGTGTCCAGCGGCGTGAATGCAATTTCTGCAACGATTACGCCGTTGTTGTTTACGTTGATGCGGGAACCCATGTAATCCGCAAACGCAAACGTAGAACCAAATACCTCATCGATCATGTCGGTGAGCTGTTTGGTGTTGATCAACGAAACTGCGTGAGTCATTTCAAACTTACGCGGCTGAATGTTGATCGTGCATACCCCCGTGTTTTTCTCCTCGTTGTTGACCTTCTGATTGTTGTTTTTCTGATTCATCATTAGTGAATCCTCCTTTAATTTATTCTATAAAAGCCAATCCCTAGTTCTCTCCTGGGGAGCTAGGTAACTGCTATCATAGCTACGTTTATCATATCTATAATATATGATCATTTAACCGTTTATCAACGGCTAAATTTAGCGATCTCCTCGTCACTCAAATGTTGAGGCTTTATAAATTCACCTTTCTGATACTGTACAACGTAAACGCTGCCACTATCATCTCTGATGAGCATAAAGTCTGTAATGATTTTGGAGAAGTCTAAATCATACCAATATGGGATAACTTCTACTTCAAGCATGTAGTGAGAAATCTTATCCTGAAGGAAATATAACTGAGTAAGGGAAAGACCTTCTCTTCCAATATCATCAGTCATTACCAAACCAGGCATCGAAGTGATCTCAAACATACTATCGAACATATCCCAGAATGAATGTCTCTCAAACAGTTCCTTAAGGGAACTGCAGAAATCATCATTCTTTTTAAACTTTTGTTTCGTATCCAGTAAAATCTTATTGGCTGCAGCCTCAGCACTGGATGCGATATCGAGAATACTATCAATTGTATCATCGCGATAAATAGAAATATTATAAGACTTGATAAGTTTATCAAAGCCTTTAGCATCATCGTAGCTTACATAACTCGGACAATTATCTCTTGAAAGAGCTACACCGAATCTTTTAATACCAGAAAAGCTCTGGTAATACGGATTGACGATATTCTGTCGGCACATCGCATAATCTGTATTCTCAGATGCCCTGCCGATCATAGCAACTACATCTTTTAATGCATTATGTTTTCCTACCTGCACGATGGCGATAATGAATACGCCATGTGGGTTAAGAGGACGATATTCTTTGATTTCTTCTACTGAGTATTCACGACGCGTATCAGGTTCGCCGTCCATTTGTGCAATCATTACTTTATCTGATTTACGACGAATAACTCGGATTACTTCGACTTCATTGTCGTTAATGGCTTTATAAAGTTTAAGCCCGTTATAGTTTGCTTGTCTTTTTGGCATTGCTCATATCTCCTTTTTAGTTGTAAAAATTATTAAGTAGTATAGCATAGAATAATTTATTACCAATATTATAATATATAAGTAAAGGAGTTTATTCCTTGCTCCTTTACATTTTATACTTCTATAGTATCATACACACAGATATTCCCTCTACCCCATATAGGTAGAGGGATATTCTGTGTTTTATTACTTGATTCCGATTATTCTTTTAAAAAGATCGATAGTGTAAAGTAACGTACTTCTACGAATCTTTACTCTATCATCGGAGAATGGACTATCCTGATATTCCTTAAGCATATCAAAGTTTCTATCATATTTCTGTACGATAGCCATATACTTTGTAATATCATTGATAATCTTTGCCCTAGCTTTATGATAATCCTGTATCTTCTTTTTACTACGTTCCTGATGGATTTTCTCCTCAAGAATCGTATTCAGATACCAAAGTTTGCAAAGGCAATATTTCATTCCTTCTACGTTCTTTGCTTTCTCATATTGTTTAAGAGCAAGATGTGTTGTAGAATACTCAGCTTCAAAGTCTACATCGAGACCCTTATCTATAAGAAGGTTTCCATCATCATCAAACTGAATAGGCCATTCTTTTGCTTCCATGATGCATGAGAATGAATCTATCAAAGAATTCTCGGTCTTAGGAGCATTAGACTTGGAAAGAGAATCGATATAACTCAATACCTTTGCTGCCGAATACTTCTTAGGAGATCCATAGAATACTTTGTAGATGAATGCCTGATACTTCTTTTTCTTTACAGCTCTATTCAAACTTCCAGGGGATACCATGTTAGAACCGATCTTAGTGATATCCACATCTGCAAGTTTAAGCATGCTATCTACAAACTGAGAGCATACCATCTTTACATTATCAACGTAATTGATATTGAGAGGTATAGTAATCAGATTGATAAGAGAGTAATCGGCATGTGATTCTTTCAGCTTTTCTATTTTCTGCTTAAGTTTATTGTATCTTTCCTTAGATACAAATACAGCATACACCTGAATAGCTTTATCAGAGGTACGGTCTTTCAATGACTGTGCCTGAAACCCACCCGGGAAAGAGAAACTGTACAGTGTTTTCATAGATGCATCGAATGACAAAGCTGAATGTGAGTACACTGACTTAGTAGCAATTCTAGTCAATTTATTGAAAAATGTCTCAGAATTGAAGAAAACTACGTATAGTGGGTACACATCAAGGGAAGTCTCTGTAAACGCGTTTTTCGCATTTTTGACACTCTCAGATACATCCAAAATGGTGTAATTAGAAACTGATTCTGAGATGATCTTGCTAACTCTTTTGCTGGCAAAGCGTTTAGTAGATTCATTATATTGTATTTCTGGATTCCATCCTAGATCAAGTATAGATTGCTTAACAGCATCTACATCTTTCTTATCAGAAGTCTTAGAAAGTTTCATATACAGTTTCTTTAAAGTATTATCCCAATCGGTGTATCTGGACATGGTAGATCCAAATCCATTCAGCCTATTGCAATAATGCTTATACCATTCCGCTGCATCCAAGTCAGTTTTGAATGCCTCTTTAGAGTACATAGGATTTTCACTCAAGTATGACACTCCAAGGTGCTCCATTTCGTTAGATGTGAAGTAAGGAGTGCCGAGAAATCTTACAGAATTATCGGCATCGACCCTATCAACTATATCTTCTGTAGCACATTCAGAAAGATACTTACTACGAATATCAATAGGTTTCATAAGAGCTGCCGACTCAAGAGCCGGGCTGTATCTCTTATCAAACAAACTATCATTGATATCGTTCTTTAAGAATTCATGCGCCATTTTCTCATAGCGAGTTCTGTTATCAAAGTTAAATAACTCTATCGATTTCCAGTCAGATTCATGCTGAAAATCTATAGGCATTTCTTGATATGAATTGAAGTCCTGCTTAAGCGATTTGAAATCTGGATACTTACTATACAGAAGAATCTTATTGTTACCAATACGCCATTTCTTAACTTCTCTATCGCCAAGCTCTACATGCTTGATTTCTTCATCAATGTTTAACATTTTTCTTAGCCACCACCTTAGCTGGAATATCTTTGATCCTCTGGTAATATGCTGTACGCATTCCAGTCTTTGCGTTCTTAGCATAGACACCATACTGATTCTCCATCACTACGACATCTTTCAATCCTTCAGTGATAGCATCTGCTTCTTTAATCATATGAGGATTAGTAAGAGGGAATTCATGATCTTTCTTACCCTTAATAGACTTAAGCTGCTCAGCTACAGTCTGTAGATATGAGGTAGCTTCAGATCCAATATCAATTGGAGATACCTCTGTGCATGATTCATCACAAAGAATCTGATCATCTGATAACAGCTTCTTTCCAGTAAGGGCTTCATATATGAATCCTCTAGGCTGAACTGTTCCTATAGCATTTTCGATAATACGTAATCCTTCTGGATCTGATCTGAATTGGAATACACGAAGCTTTCTTCCTTTTAAGAACTCCTCTGTATTTTCTTTCTTCACCATACCAGATTTATCTTGCGTAAGAATATTCTTAGTCAGGATATCATTGGAGACAGCATAGCCCTCTACATTCATATCCATGATACCAGTTCCAGTATCACGATGAACAGGACCATATTGGGTTACATATGATAAGTCTGGTGCAGGTGTCATCCCACCAGGGCCTGCAAACTCATTCAAGTCCATATCTACTCCTTCCCGAATAGCATCCCGATGATTGAAGTAGAAGTCAATTGCTTCTTCATGTTCCGCTCTCCAATCAATGGTATCCACTCCAACATATTTTGCCTTCTGATAGAAGTCATCTTTATCAACGTCTTCAATATGACCAGTAAACTTCTTATCATATTCTGCTACGAATATGAATGTAAGACTGCCTTCGTATTTCAATCCCAGTGGCCAAAGTTTCTTCTTTTGCCATTCAGGATATTTTCCTTCATAATTCTGGAAGTAAGTCATTCCAGTATATGATCTATTCTTAGTTACGACTAAGGCCTCTTCATTGCATTCAGCCTCAGCTTGCTCATCTAATGCTCTGCCTTTATCTAATCCACCACCAGGAAGTTTATAGTTGGTTCCATACTTGTTAAGATTCTTAGGATCTTGCATTTCTACAAGTACATCCCCATGCTTATCGAATATAAGAGTTTCTACTCTTACACGATACTGCTTGTTGTCATACATGATATAAGGATTATCTATACCTTCAGCAGACTTAATATATTTGATATCTTTCGGCTTAGGAATAGGAACTAAATTTGCTTCCATTGCGATAGAATCTCTGTAGGTATTCATAGGTGGAACAGGCATAGGAATAAGTTCCATCCACTCTGTATCCATATTATATGCAACTAAGAATATCTTCTCTATCTCATCCTCACCAAAGAGAATCAGATAAGATAACCAAAGATCTTTAGCCATCTTGATATGCATAATACCAGAGTAGGTAAAGAGTTTATCTCTCATAGTATCTACTAACCCATTACCGGTAGCCATAGATTGAATATAGTTACAAAGCTGATTAGCATTGTATCTCTTATCTGCATCAGTATCTTTAGGATTGAAGATGATAAGGAACTCATATTCCTTTCCAGCTTTTTCATAGAAAGAAGCCGTAGCCTTACCGATGATACTAAAGAATTTCTCGCTAGGATCGAACCATTCTTTGAATCTATCCTTTCCAGCACATGCCAGATTAGCAAGAAGAATCTCAGCCCCTTCAGACTTTGGAGAGATAAAGTAGTTTATACGTTCTTTATGTTCTACTCCTACAGATTCTATCAATGATTCATAGTTAGGATCTGTGCTATGATATTCTCCTTCATAAGTAGATACTGATTCCTGCATACCAACGTTATCTATAACGATGGTTCCAGTGTCATATATGTGATTCATGTATTTAACGGTCGTAAGGCCAAATTTTCTAGATGGTTTATACTTCATAAGAAGATTTGGCATCTTTTCTTCATTAAGTTTACTTACGTATACAGCTATCATATCTTGCTCATTGTCAAAACAATGAACTCCTTTAAAGCTATACCATGAAGATTCTACCACGTAAACTTTATTACCTTTCATACATGCTACCCATGTATGTGTAGGATTAACTCCATCATCACTATTGAATTGATGATAGTATAATGAATATTTACCATTGCTTAAATCTGCAGTGGTATTTTTATATCCCATTTTCTCTAGATACTTAGCTTCATAGTCTGCATAATCCCAGCATATACCATATCCAAGCTTTTCAAATTCAGCCGGAGACTTAGTTTTATAATCTTTAAAGTAGTCATCCCTCTCTTCATAAGAGAAGTTTGCCTCTAAGTTATTATATAACCTTACCAATTCCTTAGGGCCTTTGACAGGTTTTGCATTTTCTAATACCATATTATTATCACCTCTATAATTATAATATATAGGTGAAAGGTTAGTTGACTCTCCTTCATAAGTAGATACCGAGTCATCGAGTTCTCCAGATTCCATCATAGAATCATTCGTCCTATTAAACCAATCTGATGCAGCATATATCAACTTAGCTTTTATAGACTTTGGAAGGTGCGTTAGCTTTTCCTTCAAGTTGTCGTACATATCGTTATGCATCTCAGGATTTGGAGAATCGTATTTGCAAATAAGAGATGGCATATACTTAGATTTGAACATCATATCATCTCTAAATATCTTTTTATCTCCATAGAATTTATCATAGATTGGATACTCCTTGGTATCCTGGATAGCTGCAAAATATTTAATATCACATAAATCATTGTCGCTAGCTTTTCCTATGATATTCTTTACACTCATAACATGCTTCTTCATCATCTTAAGTTGTTCATTTCTTACATCTTCAGGCTTAGAGTATGGGCCCTTCATTCCATAAGAACGTTTCCCTTGATAATTAAAAACATAGTACAATCCATCTTTTTCTTTATAGATGCACATAAAGTGCTGGAACATATGATACTCTTTATCTCCATACTTGCGGAAGTATTTGGAAGTTCTAAGGATATAGTTTTCGATATGCTTACGTTCGCAGAAGAAATGCATGAGTAAAGTAAAGTCAATGCACGTTCCAAGCTTCGTTCTCAATATATCATCAGGCCAATAGAAATGTATTCCTTTGCTACGGTCTTTAGCATTAAACTCTTTAGGCCAATCACACTGATTTACCTTAACCCAATTAAGAACGTCGGTTGGAGATTGCATGTCCTTACAGAAGGCATCGAAGCTAGTATACTTCTTTTTGTATCTATCAATACCAGATTCATTGATGGTAGACTCTCCAAATATTCCTTTTATAGATTTGAGTATGCTGCTCAACTTGATTTTATCTAGTTTAGAAAGAACCTCATCGAGCCACGTAATCTTATCAGTATGGCATTCTTTATTCACCTTAGCAAGCATATCCCAAATTTCAGGTATACGTTTAACTATCTCTGCTTGGGTGGCATACCTATCATTATAATAATCATCATATACATTCAGATTTTCTTTTTGTATACGAGAAAACACCTTTTTAGCATGATACTTTCCAGGCATCAGTTTTAAGAAAAGAGAAGTGATGTAGAAATAATACTTTTTATATGCCGCTTCTGCTTCTTCGTATGAGCCAAATGGTCCCTGGAGTGAACCTTCATTGTTAGCACGATAATTAAAGATATAGACTCCAGAATCTTTTATTTTGTATAGGCATACTATATGACCTAAATACTTAGTATCTTTATCATTAGTCGCTATAGTTCCTATATACAGCATTCTATTTTCTATGCTATTACGATTACAAAGCAGACGCATAAAGATGGCATGATCGAAGCAAATTCCAGCATGATTTTTGATTATTTCATCAGGCCAAGCTACGATAACATCATCTTCATTCGTACTATGAATGGCTAATCTTCTTTTTACCCTCTCATCTTGCGTAAACCATCTGATATTATTTACGTTATACCAGTCATTCAATTCACTAGGAGTTTTGATAGATTTACATAAATCATTAAACCCAGAATACCTTTTGGTAAACTTACTACCTACAGTTTCATCAATACAAGTCTCTTGCAGCATATCTACTTCTTCATTGACATTGATGATGACCTTCTTATTCTCTTCGCTATCATCAATCATCTGAGCTTTCAATTCTGCTACGATACCAAGCAGCTGGCTGAAATCGTTATCAGTCAATCTAAGGTAGTTGAATTTACCCATATTGGTAATCATCTGCTCTTTGGCTAACTGCTTCTCTCTATAAGAAATCATCTCACGATTGTTAGGATTACTTCCTCCATCCTTAACTTCAATAACAAGATTGAATGGGATAAGAAGGATATCGGTAATCCACTTCAGTTTCTTCCCTTTGTAGATATATTCTATCGTAGGCCCAGGAGAGAGAATATCAGTGCTTTTGAATCCCATCACTTTATCCATGAATTCAAGAGCCTTCTCTTCGTATTTACCAGTAAATACATGATATCCACCATCAGTGAATTTATACTTACCAGATATACGTCTGTTAGCCAGCATCTTTTCTTGCTGCTCTGGGTCATCAAGAAGAGTAGTCTTGCCATGTACTCTAAGCATATTCTTCTTATAAGCATCTCGCAAAGCTTTCTGGCACTGTGGTCTACCACAGAGCCGATCATATTTGCAAGCGGTTTCGTTCCATTTCGTTGGTCTCTTGCATACGACGCAAGTACCATGATCTTTATGATTGATAGTGTTGAATACTATCTGATTTGCCGTCATACCTTTTGGAATGCATTCCTCATGCTCTTCCTCAATATGAGATCCTAAGTTTTCTCTAGTAGCTCTATAGCTGCAAAAGGGACACTTATACGTTTTCGTACTCATTGTTGGAATCCTCCCTTGTAAGTTTACTAGTATGTCAGATAGGCCTAATTTGACATATCCAGTAAGGAGATGATATCATGAAAATTACAGGACAGGTAGTTGGAAATATACGAAGCGTTAAAGATATGTTAGGAAATTGGGTTGATGGGAAATGTAGTGCTTTATCCGGGCATGACTTCTATGAATCCCAAGTTGGTAAGTTTGGTAATAAATGCTTAGAGTTTAAAGGGAATGGTGAAATAGATATAACGATCCCTCCAATATGGGGGGGTGGAATGATGGCTTGGTGGATCTGTCCAAAAATTATAAATAAGTTTGGGATATGGTGTACCTATAATAATTATATATTTTTGTCAGATATGCCGGTTGGAAGAATATATTCATTTCACACAACTGGGTGGAATGATTTTAACGGTACAATAGCAGCGAATACCTGGCATCATATGTGCGTTTCGTATGACTATGGAGGAACTGTATACGTTTATTTAGATGGTGCAGTTTTAGGAACTTGTGCAAAGTGGAATAATGGTAATACAGTTATCAGAATAGGTTGTGGAATGGATAATGCTGTTCCATTTACAGGTTTGATAGACGATTTTATAGTCATAAAGAACCAGACCATAACCTCCAACTATGATATTCCTACTGATTATCTTGTAAATGTTAATGTCGGATATGCTGCACTGCTGCATAATAGTATAATAAGCGGTTATAAGTAATTGCGTATAAATTAACAACTCAAACTTTATTAGTAATAAATGGAGGTAATCATATGGCTATAACTACTGTTACTAAGATAACAGAGCATACTCTTAGTATCAATGAATTCAACAAGCCAAAGGTACTAACTAATGAAGCGGCTATCGCTCAAAAGCTGATAGAAATCGCTTTGCTAAATCCAGGAACATATCCTACTAGGCCTGACATGGGTTTAGGCTTGGTAAGAAACTATCGTTATCAATCTGACACTGATGTCGAAAAGATGAAAGAAGAGTATAAGAGTCAGATAGAGACATATCTCCCAACGTTAACTGACGTTGAGATCGATATAAAAGTAGTTGGCAAAGAGCTTAGATTCTTTGTCAAGATAGATGGGACAATGTTCCGTCTTATCTTAAATACAGACACAAAAACATTGATGTCATTATAATGGAGGTAGAAACAGAATGTCGAAATCTAAGAGAAAAATTAATCTTAATGACTTGAGTAAGGCTCAGACCACTTCCGTTGCAGCTGCAGCTGAGCCGGAAGTTAAAACGGTTGAAGTTGCACAGCCCACTCAGAAAATCACCCCAGAGCTGGATGCAGATACCCGTGCAAAGCGTCAGGCTGCAGCCGATGCTGAACCGGTATTTGTAAAGAATCTTGAGGAAGTTGCAAAACCAGCTCCGAAACTTGTAGCTCCGGAAGTGCGTAATATGGCCAATCTTATGTCTCGTACAGATGATGCCATTGAGCGTGTAAAGCGGGATCAGAAAGAAAACGTCATGAAACCGCTCAAAGAAAAGCTCATCAAGGAAATCGAAAAGAAATCCACTGAGCAGAATGAAAAAGATCTGGCTGCTGTAAGAACAGAAAGCGGTAAAGACGCTCTGACCGCTGCACTCGATGTTGATAACAGTGAAGAGGATGCTCTCCTCGCAGAGGCTACAGCACTTCCTGCACAGGGCATTCGTGAACGAACTCAGCAATACGAAGATGGATCTGGCCGCTCCGGTTGAAGAGGACGATGAAATGAAATCCCTGCTTCGTGAAATCGACGAAGATGATGACGAAGAAGAGGAAGAGAAGGTTACAGAAGACCTTTCTAAACTCACTGACGAAGAGCAGAAGATCGCTGACGAATGGGAAAAGAAAGCAATCACTACATATCGTGAGTCTCTGAAGAAGAAACTCGTTACGAGTGGTCGTGTCGAGAAAGAGAATGGCGAACTTAAGATCGCTAAGGCTCCTATCTCTGTAAGCCGTGCCTCTCGCAATGCAAATACTGCAATTGCTCATACGGCTTCTTTCCCGCTCATCCATACTGGTCGTATGATCACTATGCAGTCTCTGACTGGTGATGAGATTCCGACTCTCGATGCTCGTAGCTATAACAGCGATATGGAAGCTGCTCGTGCTATGTATTCGCTGATGTATAAGAAAGATGTATCTCCGAATAAGCCATCAACCTTTGAGGTATGGCTGAAGAGCATCTGTGATTGGGATATCTTCAATCTTTACATGTGCCTTTACATTGCTACATTCAAAGATAGCAATTACATCTCTTACACCTGCCCTGAGTGTCACAACATGTTTGTCACTGAGCAGCCGATCGAAGCTATGTATCGCAAGCATCCGGATTCTACTAAGGATTTTGATACTCGCATTGAAGCTATCAAAACAAAGGGAGACAATGCAGTACCTTCCGTACTGAAGTCTAACCTCGTTCAGATCTCTCGGAAGTTTGCTATTGGTCTGCGTGCTCCAAGCATCTTCTCTTCTACTTTTGAGACTGCAGCTCTTGATGTTGCATTCCGTCGTAAGCATATCCAGTGTGTAAATCTGGCACAGTATGTTGATGGTGTGTATACTATCGATAATGGTATTGCTACGCCGATCAACTTCAAAGTGGATCAGCATAATACGTCGAAGACTGTTAAGATGAAGATTGTTTCTCTTGAGAGAATCATTTCCACTCTTACGACCGATGAAGCTGCAGCATTGTCTGGTACTATCGCTTCCTTCAATCAGAAGGCAAACGATCGTTACCAGTTCGTCATCCCTGCAACTGATTGCCATGGTACTTTTGGTCCTTATAAGGATGCAGAAGGCAAATCTATGAATGGAAAGGAATGTCACTACAAGATTCCGGAGATCGTTCAGGATCGTGGCAACGAGGTGACTCCTTTGGACCTCCTTTTTACGCGTCACAGGCTCACACAGTTCGCCTTCTACGAGACAGAATTATGATGTTAGCCGATTGGTTCGGTACGGGCTTTGATATTCTTAAAGCCCCTACTGTTCCTTACGGCTATCTTCAATATCTATTTTTTAGATACAGTGTTGAAGCTAAAGAAAAAGAGCTTCGGCAAATGCGGGAAGCAGCCGCACAAGCGAATGCAATGAACGGAAATCGTGGAAGGAGGGCAATGTAGTGACATTTGAACAGTTTACGATGGCTGTTAATTATCCAAATAGAGAACAGCAATTTTATAAATACTATGATTCACATCTTGCCCTATTCAAATTGATGTGCCAATATATGGATGAAAAGTCCGGAATGGATATTGGTATTCGTGATACTGGTAAAAGATGCAAATATATTATCACTTTGCAGTCTGGTAGGCCTGGTAATCTAATTGATCTTGCTAATAGATTACAGGGTTCTACTGTATCATCAGCTGTAGATGATAACACTATATGGGTTGGAAAGACATCCTTGAAAGATCCTAACGTACTTGAAGTTAGTTTTAATTAAAGTATATAAGTTATATTCCCTCTACCTATAATGGGTAGAGGGATATACTTTGTAACAAGTTAAAACTTACACTACAGATAGATAGGGGAAGCATATACAACCAGCAGCAACAATACTATGCTTGGTTTGTCGTTATAAGAGAAGGAATATAGCTAATGGTAATGAATAATAATATTGCGTATATAAGAGAAAGAGGAATGGTTTGTTGGAAATCTATCAGAGGAATTCGATAATGGCGCTATGCTAACTATGTTTATTAGATCAGATCAATTCGATCTTGGATTCACCAAAAATGCTATTTATGACTTTGGATCTATTTTAGTAGAATTAGCTAATAGAGACCTTGATCTTGATTCATTATTAGGAAGAAGATGGAATTTAGAAAAAGCCTTAACAGAAAATGGCTTAGGGTTTGGTAAAGAAATGAGATTTCTATATGATAGACCTATACGTATAGAAAAAGATTTTGATGAACTGACTTGCATCAAGCAGTTAGTTATCCAATTTGGTGAGTGGCTTATGGACAATTATGATTCAGAAGAATTAAGTGTATTCTATAAAAATTAATATTAGAGGTATCCATTACGGATACCTCTAAATTTTTTGTAAAAGTTCAATATTTCGATTATATATTATATCAGTGATAGAGATAGAAGCAAGTAACAATTCAGCTACTTGCAATTATTAAAAAGGAGGTCTTTATCATGACAAAAGATATATATAATAAAGTTAACCTGGTAAGCATCGTTGGTATCATTGATGGTACAATTAATATCGTTAATGAATCCATGGAATGTACAATTTTTGTACATTCTACCAAATTGGATTTGGCTTTTACTAAAGGCAAAATGATCCTTCTTGGACAGAGTATCCGGGATGCGGCAATAACTTGTCTTGAAGCATTGAAAGATGATGAAGACATCAACGTAGTAAAATACATATTCAATGCTGTACCGATGCTTGAACAGTATAAAGGTTTAATCAATCTTTCTATTGACATTAAAGCTCAGTGTGGTACTTACCAAAAAGGAACATCTAGAGATTATGCAAGAGCATGGCAGTGTGTAGGTAATGAGATTGCAGCACTAGCAGATGAAAATTTCCTTAAAGTATTCTACAAGTAATGCAAGAAATAGAGAGGTATCCATTACGGATACCTCTTTATTTTTTTTAGAATTTAGGCATTGAGAACTTATTCTCATCTGTTGGTAATGATAATGTAAGAGCATACAATGCATCGATACCTTCATTAGTAGTACACATTATATTCTTACCAGAAAGAGAAATGAAGTGCCGCTTAGAGTTAAGCTGGTCTTCAAGTTCTTTATTGGCTTCTGTGCTATATACAGACTTACATGAAACCTGATCGCCATCCGTTTGTCGACTATATTATTGCTACTAGAATCTTTTAATCATATACTCTATTGGAATAGTATATAGATTCTAATACCTACCTACTCTTTTGCTTGCGCTACTCTACTCGCTTCGTGTATCATCTGATACCTTATTTTCATCTTAAAAGATTTAGCTTTCGATAGTCTGTGAACCTTCATCCTTTACAGGACGCTTGGCTGCGTTTGATGAGTCTCTCATAACTATTTTACCATACCGATTCTGTTACTAATCGCCACTATGTATCTATTACTAGCATAGCTTGGTTGAAATGAGATTTTAACGTATTCTGTGATACGTGACCTTCCCCGTCAGTTAAGTAGGTTTTTGGTAACGAAGACTACAATGACGATAGTTTATAGTCTCCGCCAATAGATCCAAGATAGATATTACTAATACCTAATGTATCAATAAACAAGTTGGTAGTATTGCTATTGATCAATTCTTTTGTAATGTATGGATAGTTCTTATAGAACGTTCCATTCACTACCATTGGTTCTGTACGCTTAGTAGAATATACGTTTACTTTTGTAGGGAACTGGTTGAAGCAACTATCGATAGGATATCTGGTAACCAGAATCATCTTGTCCTTAGTTACTTCTTTAGCTGCCATAAACAAAAGATCACACCATGTAAGAATACGTTCTTGTAATGGGAATTTGTTTATGTCAGAGTCTTTTGCCGTAAACTCTTCTTCTGTACACTGATGACCTTTGAAAATCATATTCGTAAACTTAATAGTTTCTCCATGGTACTTGAATGGTTCTACTGGAACCTCTATAGGACGTAACCGCCCTGCATAGCCATGGATAAATCTATCGATTTCTTCTTTTAGCACTTCATCTGAAAATGAGATCAGCGGGTCTTTTACCTTAGCAGCAACAACTTCATTTCCATTTCTTGAGAATGGAACACTGCCCATATCAGAGAACTGATTCTGAAAGAAGTTTCTTAACCAGAATATGATATACGGAAAGAAGTTAGCACATACAGCCGCTAATGGAACAGCACTATGATCTACATCAACCATCATATCATCGATATTCTCTACCTTCAGATTAGGAGCAGATAATACTAGTCGAGCAGACATATCTGTCGTCTTGCTAGTAGCAGCTCTATTGATGATACCCTGCTTACCAGTTATCTCACTAGTAATCCAATCAAAGATTGAAACCAGTATGTCCTGTATACGGGCAGCCACCGTGGTAGAAAGGCTAATTCCGTATTCAGCACTCTCCTCAAGTGACTTAGTTGCTACGATTAGAGAGGTGTAAAGCTTGTTTATATCTCCAACGCCAAGTCCATGGTATGCATCTTCAGCACTATTTACATCTCGATAGTATGCAGGAAGAATGATAAAATCTTTTATCCACATACGATCACCGAATCGCTTCAGGAACTTGATATTGTATTCTCTAGATTCAGCACCGGTGGATTTGAACTTAAGAGAGTCATATACCTTCTTGAAGAATTTTATTCCGCATTCTCCATTTTCTTCATCTTCTACAAGTTCTCCACCTTTAACGACAAATTTCTTTGTTCCGTGAATACATGCAGAGATTTTTCCATCAAGCTTACAGAGAATCTTATAAAATAATGGAGACAAGAATGGAGTATTCCCAAGTGCTACATATGCAAATGTATTAGAACGATCATACTGCGTAATACCAAAGATTTCATGAGAAAGCAAACCTTCTGGATTAGCCTGCATCCCACTACCATTCTTGCTAAAGATGATAGGAGATGTAACCTGCTGCAATTTGTTGACTTTAACAAAATGGTCAGTTCTGAGAGGCTTTACATTCAGATATCTATTCTTTTTTTCTTTCTTTATCATTAGTGACTCAGCTCCTTTACTATTACCTCGATGTTTCCAAAGCACGTAATTACGGTTAAAACTATTAAGTAAACCATAAAGGAGGTAATAATATGGGACAGATTTTAGGTGTAGATATTTCTGAGAACAATGATCTGTGTCTGGAAGATTTTCAGGCAATGGTCAATGCTGGCGTAGAATTTGTAGTCATTCGTTCTTCGTATGGTCTGCATAGCGCCGACAGCCGTTTCAAAGAATATTGTGGCTATGCCGATCAGGTTGGTTTGCGTAAGCAGGCTTATCATTATTCTTATGGCCATAATGCGGAAGAGGTTGCTCAGGAAGCTGAGAACTGCCGTAAGGTTATTGAGGATGCTGGTGTTTCCCTGGAAATGGTATGGTATGATTGTGAGGAAGCTCGTCTTCGCGGCTGGGCTACTGAAGCATGCAAAACCTTCCTGGACAACATCAAGCTGCATTGCGGAGTTTATGCTTCGCTGAGCTGGTTCCCTGACGAGATCGACTATGAGTCGCTCGGCTGCTCTATCTGGGTAGCACAGTACAACCGCACTTGCGACCTTAAAGGTTACATGTGGCAGTTCACCGATGCCTTTGAGATCAATGGCAAAGGGTTCGATGGAGATTACATCTTCACCGAAGACTAAGAGAAAATTTAAGCAAATTATCGAGAATGCCATTTTGGCATTCTCGGTTTTTTGTGTTATATATTATAATTATGGAGTGGTGAAAATGCATCATCACTAAATAACTATATTCAGGTACAAGTCGTACCAAGGGAGGTCTCTTAATGTCAACAGCTACAGAGTTATGGAAAGAGTGTACTCAACCACCAGCAGGAATGGGTGCACATAACCTCAAGAAGATCAAGGAACGGATCTTCGGAAACAGTTTTAAAGTTCCGTTGTATGGACATAAGTTTGTCTTTACTCCGGAGCAATGCCCAGTAGTGTTTAAAGATGGTAAGGTAGTAATCTTTGAGCATGGGTTCGTAAAACTCTTTGATGAGAAGTTTAATCTTGTCAAAGAGATGAAATCCAAGATTACGGATAGATTGGATTTCAATGGTAGTATGATCTATCACCAAAGAGCACCAAAGGAGAAATGGAAAAGACTCTTATGGGAAGTAGGATTGGTTAAAAGGAATTGGCGCCATCCTAACAATATTCAAATGAGACTCATAGATGACTCATTTTGTGTAGAGGATAGATCTACACAGGTTACATACAGTATTACTGTTTATAAAACGGGGACTAATGCATTATTTTGGCATGCACATGTCAAAGAGACCCCAGCAGTGATTCTGCAGTCAATGGCCGAGCGCGTTAAGAAAATAATGAATACAAAAGGATGGGTTAAATAATGATGAAAATAAATGCAGCAAAGGAAATCGCAAGCAAGATTGAAAATAAGCAGGAATACGATATGTTCCTGCTTAATATAACGAATCTCAAAGATCAGGGAAAGCTTGATCAGAAAGATTACATGGACTTGTTTACTGTAGCATGCAAGTCTTATGTCAATCACCAGTATCCGGAAGATATTCCTTATGGCTTTTATACGGTAGATGAGATGTTCGATCGCTATCCAGAGGAATGGTTAGTAATGAATGAAGATGAACTTAGGTTCGTTATCCGTAAAGCCATCATGAAGCTTTCTAAGATGACTCCATTCATAGAGGACTTACCGTACAATGTCAGAATGGCTAATATCATTCAGCTTGAGTTCCCTTCTCCATATGGGTTGGATAGTAGTATGAATCTTTCGTGGCTTGGGGATTATATGAGTCATATCGACGTAGATCTTTCTGGTGCTGTTGCAGCTATTAAACAGATTGAAAAGAACTACAGAGAGGAATACAAAAAGTTCGGATGCAGTGATTATACTGCTGGCGATATAATGATAATCGATAATGCTTTGAGCATATTGATTCCGAATTACGAAAGGGTATTTTAAGTGGTACTTATAGTATACATGTCGTATACGCCAAATCGCTATTGGAATGCATAATAAAGCAGCAACTGCATTGTTGCTTGGATGGATGATAGGAATAGTCATCGCCCTTCTATTTATGATGATAGGAGTTATGATATTCTACTAAAAGATAAGGAGTCTTAAGACTCCTTTCTTTTTTTTTTTAATCATCCCTTGTTCGGTATGATAAAAGATATTCTGAACTTATTATTAATGAGATCACAAAGGAGTGGTAAAAATTGAAACACATAATTCCGATCAGTGAGGTATGCTATAAAAGCCGTAGTATACCGCAGCGAGCCATGTACTGTTATCCACTATATGAGACCTATAGGAAGGTATATAACTTCCGCAATATAGAAGAGTCTCTGTCTAGATGGAATTCGTACAGCAAAGATGAACAGGTGTGCTTTGAGCAAGCAACTTCACTTCTCAATTATGTATTGGAGAAGGGACCAGCTAGCGACAAACGTACGGCTGTAGAGCGTGTAGCTAATATTGCTGTAAATCTCCAAAACCCAAAAGCTTCTAAAGGTGTAGTTACGGCAATGACTAAGAAAGCCGATAATGCTGTAAAGAAAGAAGCTGTATCTGTTATTGAGTCTGCTCTCGATAAGAATATCGAGGAACGGCGTATTATCGCTAATCATGAGATGATTAGCAAAAGATTCAATGTAGATTCATTTGTGCGTGAGAATCTGATGTTCAGTAATGATCCATCGGAAGTTCTTTACGAGTTGTGCTCCTTTGTAGAAACGTATAAACTTGGATTAGATTCCAAGTTTAAGATCGCTTTGGAGGAATGCTTATTTGCAATGGCCAAGAACAATATCGAAGTAGATGAACAGACTGTTCTTGAAGCTGTTACAGATTTCTTTATCTCTAATGAGATGAAGAAGAATGATAAGGGTGGTCAGATCTTTGATATCATGGATAAGGTCTGTAAATCGAGTAAGCTAATCAGTAATTGGGATTATATTAAAGATTTGCAGAAACACTGCAAATCTAAAGATTCTGTGAAAGAAAGCATGATGCTTACAGAGGCAGACAAAGGGATTATCAATACACTTGGTAATGCTAAGAATCTTGGTAAAGAAACTATCAATAAGTTCAAATCTCTTTCTGATAAAACAGTTCCTGACCTTAAGACAGTTATCAATAAACTCTTCATCCTTAAAGAGGATGAGGATGTTATTAATGACACTTCAAACGTACTCTCTCTTATTTTTTATCTTATTATCATTGCTGGGACATTCGCCATTGGAGTATTGCCCGGAATCTTGGGTTTGATAGTCACCAAGACTATCAATATGCATCTTGAGCGTAAGTATTATGATAAGGTGCTTAAGAAATGGTATGCCCATAGAGATGCCACTGCAAGAAAGATGGAGAAGTGCAAAGATCCTGAGAAGAAGAAAAAGCTTGAAGAATATCTTAAAGAACTCGATAAGAACATTGAGAAGCTTGAAGACTATTCGGATGCAATGCGTGGCGATGATGAAAAGAAGTCAAGCGATAAACGTCCAGAGAACTACAGTAAGAAAGATGACGATGATTTTGGGGATCTTGGATTTGGATTTGAAGCTTCAAATATGGCATCTGATATAGAAGCTATATCATTTGGTATAGAGAATATCAAATGGGATAGAAAGTTAGTAGAGAATACATTGCTTTCTTATGAAGGAGCACAGAAATTATCTACTGATGATTTGAATTATCTTGCTGAGTTTGCTATCAGATACCCTGGCATGCTTTCACTTGATAAGATTCATGAAGCTGTTTGTATCAAAGAGAAGAGTATTCTCGATGAATCTACTAGCGTGATGAGCTATGTAGAAACTGGATTCTGCTCTAGTATCAAAGAGAAAGTTGAGCTGGCTAAGAAGAAGGAAGACGAGGTTAAATATCTCGAGAAAGATACTACAACTAAAGATGTATTCAAAGAATTGAATGATCTGTACAAGTATACCTCGAATATTAATCATCATATTTCCTGCTTCAATGAGCTCTCTATGACTAGCAATCTTAAACTGGCTGCAGATAAACTTATGAATGGTGTATCTAAGTTATCTGATAAAGAGCAGGTTGCATCTAGAACTCTTGATGGTGCTTGCAGACTTATGCAGCGTTCAGTTGAAAGAGCGCTGACAATGGAGAATAGAGAAGCCGTAATCCGTGGAGATGTTCTTCCATCTTTGAGTAAGATTATTAAGTTAGCAGCTGTTACAGGTGTAGCAGCACTTATCCATCCGGCATTGGCAGCTATAATTCTTATTGGTAGATTCGCTATGAGTGCCTAAGATTCGTACTAAAGAGCGTCAGATGGTCGTAGATGAACTGTCTGTCGAACTCAAGATGATCGATAAATATATCCAGGATGCTGATGACAAGAAAGATTACAAGAAAGAGCGTGAACTCATGCTTGTAAAGAAAAAGCTTCAGAATCAGTATTCTCGCTTGAGCTATAATATAAACGTCGAATGGAAAGACGACAATACCCACATGCATATCGATAAGAATATTAAAAATGATGATTAAGGAGGTATGAACATTTATGAGCAGTATGTTTGATAGTTTACGCTATATAGTAAATGAAAAGATCACCGTAAATGGGCAGCCACTTGGGGATGATACAGCTGATGGCGAGGAGGAACCTAAATATGATGACGACCCTAATCAAGATCCAGCAGCGCCAGATGACAATGGAGGCACTAATGCAGACAATACACCAGCTGAGCCGGCACCGGCTGCTGATGCCACTGGCGATGCTGCTAATGATGCTACTTCAGCACCTGATCAAGCACCAGATACGGCGAATGCTCCGGATGACACTGCGGCTGAGCCAGAACCCGCTGGCGAAGATCAACCCAATGACCAAACGAATGCACCAGATAATACTGCGGATGCAGGTGATGCTGACGCTACTGGGGATGAACCACCAGTATACGATGATGACCCTAATGCAGAAGACGATACCGATGGAGGCTTAGACGCTGGAGACACTGGTGCAGATGATACAGCTGCAGATGCTCCGGATGCTGGTACAGACCAAGCCGCTACTGATACACCACCAGAAGAGGCAGGAGCGGCTCCTGCCACTGGTGGAGATGATACTGGGGATGAACCGCCAACATATGACGACGATCCTAATGCTGAAGACGATGCACCAGCCGACGACGGTACAGATCCTCAAGAAGGAGGAGATGACAATGGGCAGGGCGCTGAGGACGGTGGAGAGGAACCGCCAACATATGACGACGATCCTAACGCAGAAGATGGCGAAGGTGACGACGGACAAGAAGCTGGAGATGACGGTGCTGGTGATACTGGCGATGCAGCTCCTGCTGATGGTGTGGATACTGAAGATGGCGGAGGAGACGATGAGATAGATCAGCTCCAGCAGGATGTATTCTCCGATCTTACCCCTGCTCAGATTGCTATTAAGAACAAAGAGCTTAAGGGTAACTTCATCAATCTCTATACCGACATCACATCTATCCTTGATAGACTTACCTCAGTGAATCGTACTTCTGATAATATCAGAACAATAGAGTTTATCACTCGTAAGTTTATGGATCTCAAAGATATAGTCAAAGATTCATTGGTCTTTACCTATGATCAGAAAAGCTATGTGCAGAATCAGATTGATCTTCAGAAGTTTATCTCTATTTATGCTGGACTTACTCAGATGATTGAAGAACTTGGAGAAGAAGCCTCTAAATAGCCAAATTAAATTCAAATGCGATTAGCTTAAATAAACAATATAGTAAATATTTAGCCCAATCTCGGCTTGATATATTATATCTGAAAATAAGAAATTACTAAGGAGGAAATAAACATGTCTGTTGTAGGAACTAGAGAAAATAACAAAGACATTATGCGCGGCTATGAACAGGACGCCATGGCCCCATTTGCCGAAGCATTCGTAAACGTTGCAAAAGCTGGTATTGATGAGGGGTGCAACTTCTTCGGAGATACGAGTGACTTTTTGCGTAATCGCTCCACTCGTGATGAGCTGAAGAAATTCTTCATGGAGCAGTCTTTCGATAAGGAAGATCCGCGTTTCTGCCAGGAAGGCAAAAATGCAAACCCGAACGCTGCTGCTAACATCAAAGAGCATATGGACGAGATGTCTGCACTGTTCGAGAACGATGTTGAGAAGATCATGACAGAGGCTTCGCCGCTGGGTGCTTTCAACAACGTTGTTGGTCTGGCACTGCCGATTCATAAGAATATTCTTATGAGTGCTGTGTTTGATCAGATTCTGCCGAAATCGGTTGCTCAGAGCCCGAAATTCACGCTGTCCCTTGAGACTCGTGAAATGATCGACATTCACGGCAACCACATCGATATGTTCATGGAGCAGAACAAGATGACTCCGGCCATCAACGAGTCTGTTCCGAACCAGGATGTTATCATCCCGATTCCGGAAATGAAATCCGTGAACATTCTGAAAGATACGTTCAACCTCGTTGGTCAGAAATATCATCTGTCCATCAAATCGGCTGTAACGGGTATCATCGTTGAGTCCATGTGCAAAACTGGCGATACGTATTATGATGCAACGACGAAGACGATGAAGCAGGTTACGGCAGCAGCTGATGAAGGTATGAAACCGGTTCTGTTTGAGTGCGGCGAGATTCAGTTCCTGCCGGGTTATGGCGAGATCGATCGTCAGATCAACAAGACGATTGGCTTCACAATCACGAAGGCTGATGGAACGACTGTTCCGGTTACCGGCGTACTGGCTGGTGGCGCTTACAAGGATGATACGTTCTACTTCACGTTCACGCCATCCACGGCTGAAGCTAAAGTTTCGGCTATCCGCTTCCATGCTGTCGTAGACACGACGTCTGCAGCATTCCCGACGGTCCGCTTCGAATGGGCTGCGAAGACTGATATCTTCCAGATCCCAGAGCAGCCGCACGTTACGGTTACGGTATCCCCGGAATCCGTAAAAGATATCCAGGCTTCGTACGATGTAAACCAGATCACGAAGCTCATGAGCATGATGCAGCTTGCACTTGTTCATTGGAAAGATGACAATATCCTGATGGATCTTGATCACAGCTTCAAGACGATGCCGGCAAGCCAGAAGGTCACCGGTGCAATCGATTGGGCTCCACCTCTCCAGTTCCTCGGTACGCCGAAGCAGTGGAGAACGGAAATGGGCATGGACCAGCTCGACAAGTACGTTACTCGTATGCTTCAGGTTCTGAACGACGAGAACATGACGATCCTTGTTGTTGGTCGTCCGGAGATCATCCGCAACATTGTTCCGCAGGAATATACGTACCAGGCTCCGAGCAACATCGGTCCGGTGCAGCTTGACTACACTCGTACGGTCGTTTCGACTGATAAGCGTGTGTACAACTTCGTATCCAGCCAGAAGATGCGTAATGATAACAACCTTATCCTTATGCTGATTCCGCGCAACACTATGCGTATTACGTACAAACTGATCGATTATCAGCTGTATGTATCCAATGAAATCCGCGATACTGTTAACTACGAGCTCCCGGGCATGACCTGCTTCGAGCGCTGGTTGTTCCTCCAGTATCAGCCTGTACAGGGGAGAATTCAGATCATGAACGTTATGGGTACTCGTGAGCAGATCGAGAACAACAACCCGGTTGCTGATCGTGCTATGCATGATGATACGGCTAACTACAGCTCCTACGCTTCTAGCGTCAATGGCGTTGTTAAGACGAGCGATGGTTCCTTCATCGGTGTCGCAAAGACGGCTACGCCGGCTGCTGCACATGAGAACAACGCTGTTGTCGGTAACCCGACTGGCTTTGCTGCTCCTGACCAGCATTAATCAAAATCATAGTAGAATATATAGAGGTACTGTCTTGCAGTACCTCTTTATTCTACGTTAAATTTATGGTAAAGGAGGAAATAGCATGCTTAATGAAACTATGCAGAATAGAATTGGAGATCTTTCAGGAGCTTTGATGACCCTGAAGATGCATCCGAAATCTGCTATTGTACTTCAGGATATTCGCTCAGCGATCAATGCCATCTTCAAGAATGATAAAGGAGATGGAGTTTGTAAGCAGGTTATCTTTACTGAGAATACGGATAAACTCTTCTTCGGCATTGTAGTTATGCCTGTTATCCCAGCTGATAAGATCATCGATATTCTTATGAATGATGAGCACTACATCATTCCAGAGGTATACGTAGAGCTTGATTCCAAACTGTTCTCTGAGATGCTTGATCTTGATGTCAATGAGATTACTGCATTGGTATTGAGAGAAGTAGACCATATGGTATCAGATGCACGGCCTATGGAGCAGATCAAGAATGATATCGATAATTACCTTTATAAGAAGGGTGAGAATATCAAGCTGTCTGATTCTGTTCACTATAAGGAATTACTTTCCTTTGGTGTACGTGATGCTATCCGCAAAACGGTATCTATCTTTGAAGCTACGAAAGATCATATCACTGATCAGTCTGATGATGATATGGAAATCGCCGAGGATCTTAGATCTGCAATGAATAAGATCGATAACAACGGTTTCAACTTCAATAGCGAGATTGATAACAAATTGATCTTCTTGTCCTGGGTGCTGCGCTTGTATAGAGACGTATTGACGTATCGTGTTAATGCTATCTATACGTTGAAGCATAGCATTCGCTTGACTCCATCTGTTCTCGAGCAGAAAGAGATGAAGAATATCATTTCTCGCCTGGAAAGAATCGATGATGATAGTTTGCTTCAGGAAGGTAGTGTGCTTGGAAACATCATTGATGCATTCAGACGTACTTCTGGGGATATGAAGCGTAATGGTATCAAACGGTATGAAGATGATTTCTATGAGATTCAGTTTGAGGTAAATAACATCGAGACTCAGGAAGAGGCTATGCTGCTGTTGCATCGTATCAACTCCCGTATGTCTGTTATCGATGATTACATCAGCACTGAGGAAATGAATAAGTCTGATTACCATCGTTGGACCGGACTGTACCAGAAGTATGGTGCACTTAGAGCTACTCTGGCAAAGAATAAGATCTACCAGAACAAGACTCGTCTCTATGTCAACTATGGCATGGATGATTAAAAATATAAAGTATACAACAAGAATATATCAGGCATAGCTTGAATGCTATGCCTTTATATTTTGCTAGGAGGTTAAATAGAAATACAATGAATAAGAAACTGGTATCAATGACAAGAGAAGAGATTATGGATGAGCTTAAAGAAGGAAAGTCTGATTTCATTTCATCTCATAGATTAGAGCTGATGTTACTCTCAATGCGTGAGAGATATGATAAAAATCTTTGGATATTGCCTAAAGGTGAAACATCCGCTTTGCACCTTCCTATTACCCACTTAGATCTTGATAAAAACAATTAAATTTCTTTCATTCATATATTATATGAATGAAGGAGGTTTAAATAGAATTTAAACAGAGTGTCTACAATTCTATTAATCAGGCCCAAATTAGGTCAAGTAATGAGAGGAGTCATCAATCATGGCATTAGGACAAACGTATGACAACAACAAAAATGAGGCTTATCGCCCTACAGTGTATGGTATTTCGATGAGCAATACAGGAGAGAGCGCAGTTGACAAAACTCAGTTGTCTTTCTCTATGTGGAAAGGTACTATTAAAGTACAGATCGCACCGATGGTTAAAGCATCATCGTCTGACGATTTCCCGAAAGCAGATCGTGATTCTGCTGCATCCATCTATCTTAGCCCATCTAAGGCTTATATGCTTTCGCAGATTATGCGTAAGTGCTTGGATGATATTAAAGCCTTCCCGTTGGATGGCTATTCCATCAATGCTGGTGGTGGTCTTATCACTATCAGCTCTGGTAAAGATTTCGGAGCTAAGAACCCATGCATCGTTCTTCGTTCGATCAATCCGGATACCGGCAAGGTTGAAGCGATGTATGCATATGAGTTCAAGACTGATTACCATACGGTAATTGAGAACTACAATGAAGAGAAAGGTAGCTATACTGAAAATGCAAAGATGTTTGCAAACATCGAGATGCAGCAGGTGATTGAGCAGCTTGAAGACTATGCTCGCTCTTCCAATCACGCATATGCATTCTCTGTATGTGATAGCATGTCTTTCCAGCTGAACTCTGTACGTTCTGACATTGGCAAAGTTGCTGAGAAACTTGGCGTAACGCTTGGTAGTAAGGGCGGACGCAAAGGAACATCTCGTAGCTTCTTCAATAAAGGCGGAAATGGTGGAAACGCCAGTGAGAGTGTAGCTCATCAGACTGCAACCATTGATGATATCGTTGGTAACGACGACTAAATTAAAAGGAGGATAAAGAGTGTACTTAGGTGCACTCTTTATTTTTTGCCATGAGTAAAGTAAATACTATAAATAATCTTGTAGAGTTTAATTGCATTCTTGGCACTGATGTCGGTATAGTTAAGGTACTATTGAAGCACTATGGTAAGTCTGGGTATTTCGATATCCATTATTCTACAGAGAACTCATTGAAAAATAAGTTACTTTGGAGGGATAATTGGAATCCTCTTACTATAATGCTTAAACCGGATTATATGGATAGTGCCAATGATTTATACAAAGAGGTAGTTAAGAAGTATGAGGATGAGATATATGAGTTATCTCCTTATACTGACATTCTAAGATTCATGAATCTTATGCAGAATAATGATGATTGGAAAACCAACTGTTGCGTAAATTGTAAAAATGAACGACAAAAACAAATCGTTAAACAGATCAATTCGAGATTTCAAATCTCGATAGATCAAATTAGCATGAGAGAGTATACGACTCTCTTTATTAATGAGATAGAGAATATTGCTAAGTATCGAGATCTTGGAGGGAAGTATATCTTCATATCTAATTATAGATTCAACCTTACTGAAGACTTTGTGCCTAAACCGGTCATACTCTTAGAAGGTGGTTATAATAAGGTGAGAATGATAGATCCTTATAAAGGTCTACGATTACCAGTCAAAAACGAAGGAGATATGTGAACACTATGGGAACTGAATTAGTTACTAACGTTGTAAGCAAAACAAATCTGAGAAAGGCTCAGCTGAATGCATTCCGCATTGCTGCTGAAACTCTTACGTGTGCTTTCGGACCGTATGCATCTACTACGGCTATTCGTCATGGCGAAACCGAGAAAGATCAGTTCGGTGGCACTACCTATACTAAGGATGGTCATACCATTCTTAAAAGCCTGCTGATCAATCGTCCGATCGAGATGTCTGCTATTGAAGATCTGAAACGTATTACGTCTGAGACTGTAAAGAAGGTCGGCGATGGAACGACTTCTGCGACCATTCTGTCGTATATCATCTATCAGTGGCTTACGTTTGCCAACAATAAGTTTGGCATTCCTGAATCTCGTCTTGTACGTGATCTACAGAGTACGACGAAGCAGATCATCGATCTGATCGAGACGAAGAAGCGTCCATGTACCTCTATGGATATCTTCGAGATTGCCATTATCTCCACGAATGGCAACGTAGAAGTTTCTAATGCCATCAAGCAGCTCTATGAGAAGCATGGCATGGGTGTATTTATCGACGTAGGCATTTCCAATACGGAAGAGCATGTAGTCAAAGAGTACGATGGCCTGACCTTTGATCAGGGCTATTACAATGCTGGCTTCATCAACAATGAGGCAAAGGGTACTTGCGAGATCGATCGTCCGAAGATCTATGTATTTGAAGATCCGGTAGATACTCCATCTATGCGTACATTCTTTGATAAGATTCTGTATGACAATATCTGGGGTCCGCTCAGCTCTTATGCTTCCGCTAAGCAGCAGGGTAAAGAAACGAAGGTATCTATCGTTCCGACTGTTATCTTCAGCCCGGCATATGGCCATGATATGAAGTCTATGGCTGATGATGTAATGGCACGCTTTGGCCAGTTCCCGGTCAACCAGAAGCCGCCATTCCTTTCTGTAACGAATATCCATGATAAAGATGCTCTGTCTGATCTTTGTACTTTGACTGGGGCGCGTCTGATCAAGAAGTATCAGCTTCCGGAAGAGGAGAAAGAGGATCAGGAACGTGGTCTTGCTCCGACGCTTGAGACTATTCATGAGTTCTCTGGCACGGCTGGTCGTGTAGTTGCAGATGCAGCAAAGACCAAGGTAGTAGATCCTGGTCTGATGTTCGTATACAACTCTGATGGTAGTATCGAAAAAGACGAAAACGGCAATCCTGTACACAGCAACATTTATGAGAACCTGCTCAATGCTTGTGAACTTCAGCTCAAGCAGCTTGAGAATGAGCATAAAGAACTGACTCAGATCTATCTGCTGAAGAAGAGAATCAACTCTCTCAAAGGCAACATGGTAGAGTATCTGGTTGGTGGCGTATCAACATCTGATCGTGATTCCGTCAAGGATCTGGTTGAGGATGCTGTATTGAACTGCCGTAGTGCTGCTGCTGAGGGCGTTGGCTATGGTGCTAACTTCGAGGCTCTGCGTGCTCTCAATACCCTTGCCAAGAAAGAGTCTCCGGATGTAGCTATTGATCCGAATAAGCAATACTCCATGGTTTCCATGCTGCTTGATGCATATACGACGATGGCACAGACTCTGTACAAGAGTGCTCTTGATGGTAATGCTCAGGAGGCGCTTCAGCTGGTAGCTCTTAGCGTAGCAAAAGATCGTCCTTGCAATCTTGCTGAGCTCGTTGTTACTTCTGATGGTGCTGGTGGACACAATATCACTGATGAAGCTGTTGACGCAGCATTCAATGAAGCTCGTCCGGTTCTTAGCTCCATCAAGTCTGATGAGGTAATTCTCAATGCGATTTCCAAGATCATTGGCGTTACGTTCGCAACGAATCAGTATTTCGTTCAGGACCCGCGCTATAACATCTATGAAGATGCTCCGGTAGTTGCAGCCGCAGTAACGAAATAAATCATAAAATGATGGTAAATAAAGGCTACGAGTTTCTTCGTAGCCTTTAAATACCGCGTTTTAAAATCGAGGTGAAATTATATGCGTATGACATTTAATGAGTATATCAAGAATCCGGCTGGTAAAGATAACGCTGTATACAGTGCTAGAGAAATGTTCAAGAAGATGTATACTGAGAAGTATAGCAAGGTAATGACTAGGGAAGCTGGTCATATGTCCACGTCGATGTATATCAAAGGCAACAGTGTTCTCAGTGCCAGTGATTATATCATTCATCTCAGAGTTCCATCTGAAACTGTAGCTCATTTCTTCTATGATGTGGTGATAAGCTTTAGTACATCTAATGCTATTCATGCTATCGGAAATGACTTGTTCGACTATGATGCTAAGTTCTATAGCAATGATCCAGCATTCGTATTCACTTTTGCTCATTCGTTCATAAAGAACAAGATGTTCTTCGAGGATCTTAGATCTAAGATGAGTAAGATAGCTATTAGGGATAAGGCTAAAGTACGCAATCCTAAAGATGTAATCGGGTATGTGAAGACGATCTACTTTGCTTATCTGTATATGAAGGATCATGGGCTTAACAATAAAGCACAGTGGAGCACAGCTGTATCGTACAATCCAAAGTACCTTCTCGACAATGTAATGCCGGCAGATAATAAGGTAGCTCTTCGTCAGGAAAAGCGTGGAGAAAAAGCCGATAACTCCAAACCTATTGAAAAGAAGAAGAAGCATTTTGAAGTTCAGGGTGCTACTAGTAACATTACTCGTCGTAAAGGTGCCGGTAAGCTTACAAGAAAGGCTAATAGAGTCAATAAAGCTAAGCGCGCAGGTATGGTAAACACGGTTCGTTCGGGACGTATCGTATAAACTGCAAGTAGATTATATATTATAATTTTGAAAGTAAAATCTCAATAGGGAGGAATTTACAATTGCAACAGACTGCTATGAGACTTGTAGAACCGTCAGAGGTTATACCAGTTGACCAATGGTTACCAGAGAGCCCGTCAGATGTATTATTTGACCATGCTCGATCTGCAATTATCCTTAACATCGCTCCATTGTACGGATTGGAGAGTGAAAAGGAAAATATCAATTATTTCGTTATGTCACCGAATAGGTGCTATAATGGAGATACAAAAGTTAAGTATAAAAAGGAAGGTAAGAACGTAGCAGACGTATATCATACGATTACGGATGAGGTTCTTGCCAAGTATGATGAAATGGTGCAAGCCGGATTGATCAAAGAGTACAGTACATCTGTAGGATTCAGAGATCATTTTTGCCGTTACATCAATTATTTCGAGAAGTTTTATGATAAAGATCACTGGCTGTTTGCATTCTATGCAAGAATCAAATTCATGATTGACTATATGCCTGGATATCCTGAGTATACAGCAGAAGGTTTGATTAGTGATCTGAAGAGATGCATCATTGATTATAGAAACAAAGATGGTTCGTTCTCAATGCTGCATGCATGTATATCCAATATGGTTAATGACAATTATTTCATCAACCAGACTTATGAGAATTCGATGAATGAATGCTTGGCATATAACAATCACCATGCAAAAATTCTTATGGAAATCTCTATCATCTTTAACATGGGGATTCCTATTCTCTCTCATTACGCATTCAAAGCCGGATTGGCATCAGTGGATGTCAACCGTCTGTTCATGATGTTCTTCGATGAAGTCTATAAGATGACTAAAGAGAAGCATGGAGTTGATATGTTCAGTAAGCTTTATGAGACTACTGAAAGCAATGTCATCAAGAATGTAAAGAGAAATGGAATGCTCTGGGATATGCAGGATATCCGTGGTATCAATCCTACTACCTTGATATTCAAGATTGTAGAGCAGATTACCAGACAGCTTATTCCTAAGTATGTATTTGATAAGAACGTAGTGTTCTTTAACTTTAATGCTATTCTCAGTGAGCTTAGATATAAGGTTACTGATAATGAGTATGAGTTTAAGCTTGCATCTGTATCATCATCTGATAGAGATGAAGATAATAACTCTGCTGCTGATAAGTTTGAAGCGCATATCTCTAAAGTAAATGAAGCATTGGTATTGCAGTCAAATGTAAACTGCGATAGTACAATGGAAAAGATAGAGCAGCTCTATGGGCCATTCTCTAATGAGGAGATTGAGTTCTATAAGAAAGAGCTTACTCGTAATGGAAGACCTATCAAGACCGAGTATCAGACGTATCTTATCTCTTACTTGTTCTTGAAGTATTTCAAAGATAAAGGTGCTACGACACTTGTAAACAACCGTAACTATATCAAACTTATGATTGCGGCTAAGAGATTTCTCTATAGTGCAGGACTAACCATTCTGCCTGAGATTATCGCTGGTCGTGCTGAGCGTATTGTTACAAAGAAAGTTGTAAACAAGAAGATCAAGCTCCGCATTCAGATGTCCGAAATGTATCCACGAGTTCAGGCTAAATATCAAAACCCGAAACTTGAGGATAATATCTTCGGACATATTGCAAAGATTCTGGCATCAGATTTCAGAATGATTGATTTCCACCATCCGGAACTTAATGGCCGGAAGTTGGAACCTATTCCTGAACTTCTCTGCGAAGAATTCTTGCAATTTGTAATGATGATTTAAAAGGGATTTAGGGTAAGCAGTAATGCTTACCCTTTATTTTTCTTTTTAAGGAGGCATTAGAATGGAACTGCAAGAACAACTGCGTTCATTCTTATTAGAAAAACTATCCGATGCTATACCAGCATCTGGTGGTAAAGAGGTTGTAGTGCGTTGTCGATTCTGTGGCGATAGCCAATCAGATAGAAATGCACGACATCTCTATATTTCATTAGGATCTAAAGAAAAACCTCCTATGTATAACTGTTTCAAATGTGGAGAGCACGGAATTCTTACAAAATCTGTGTTAGAAACGCTAGTAGATACGGTTGATGATGGAGAGTTAGTTGGTAATCTTAATACAGCATTGAGTAAGTATTCTAAGATGCATAAAACACATGGAAAGAATACTGTATTCAATATAAGAATAGATTACAATAACACAGATGCATTAGATGATGCTAAGCTACTGTATATTAACAAGAGACTTGGCTTGAATCTGACATATAGTGATTTGGTAATGAATAAGATAGTGCTGAATCTTAGAAACTTGATTATAGATAATCACATTACTGAACTCACTAGAGATGAAAGAAGCGTTATGGAATTGGCCGAAAGCTTCTTAGGATTTCTGTCTATGAATAATGGATATGTAACGATGAAGAACCTTAGACCCGGTAAGGTGTCTAAGTACGTTGATCATAAATACGTCGATTACGCTTTGTTTGATTCAGAGAGTAATAGCCGTAGATTCTATAGCATTCCAACTACGGTTAATTTGTTGGACCCAACTCCTATTAAAGTTCATATTGCAGAAGGATGTTTTGATATACTTGGAATATTCTATCATGTATGTAATGGGAATAGGTATCAGAATCTGTATATAAACTGTGGGGATAAAGCATATAACAATGTAGTGAAGATGCTATTGAAAGAGTATGGACTGATCAATTGTGAGTTTTATCTGTATCCAGATAATGATGTGCAAACTAAAGATATTTATATCAATACTTTTGGTAGACCATTGCACATAATCAGAAATAGATATCCTGAAGAAAAAGATTTCGGAGTACCCGAATCACGCATTAAACCGATGCCTGAGGCAAGTTATACCGGAAACCGGTTCAATCGCACAAATCGCTATTAATGACGTTTCTAATCCCATTGGTTCAGCACCAATGGGATTTTATTTTTTGTGGAAACATCGAAGTAAAGAGGTGAAAACGATGGGTAGATTTATAAATACCACTTATAATAATACAGTAAATTCACTAGTGACTGCAGCTAATGAAAAACTGCAGAATCCATTTACTACCTTCCCTGATGGGAAAGGACCTACAGAGGTAACGTTCTTTAATATCAATAAAGATAAGAGTACCTTTGATAAAGCTACAGGAGATACGTACGAAGAGTACGGACCAGATTCTTCCTTATTCTATGATAAGATTGAGAAAGTTTTCTTATTCGGTCTTGCACATATCGAAATTGATATAGAGCAGGGTGAATTTGGTTCTGAATCTAATAAGGTTCAGGGAGAGTGCTATCTCCCGCCTAATACATTCAAACCGTACCAGTCTAGTTATTTTTTGATCAATTATCTCAAAGGTAAGAGAATTCTCTTCCGTGTAGTCAATGTGAATAGAGATACACTGGACAACGGTGGCAACTTCTATAAGATTGATTACGAGGCTGATCTGGTTGGTGAAGCAGCCATAGCCCAAATTGAAAGATCTGTAGTTCGTAAATTTACGATGCTTGCCAACTTCATTGGTACCGAAACCAGATGTGTTATTCAGAATGATGAATACCAAACAATAGTTAAGATTCAGAATGCATGTGACGAACTTCGTAACTACTATCATGATATGTTCTTCAAGCCAAAGGTTCAAACCTTTGTCTATAAGTATTCTGATAGAGATAAAGGGATTTATTTCTATGATCCGTTCATGATAGAATTCCTTACGAAGAATGGGATACTGTATGGATCTAATAAGTTTGAGTATATATCTCAGGCATGTGTATTGCCACAATCATTTACAATAGATTATAATAGATCTGTATTTAGAATGATTGAGACTCAGAATGCTAATCAAGAGATCTATCGGGTTTATGCTACAAGAATATATGATCCGATGAGTTTAATGACTGTGCGACTTGAAGACTACTATTCGATCTCTATACGTGATGAATCTGGAGAGCGTATTAGCGGTGTATTAGCAGATCCAATTGATTGCTTTGATACCGTATTTATAGATGCTTTACAGGGTAATAAGATATTCGATGAAAATGATTTCAGATACTATATGAATATCACTCTTGATTCTTTCTATAATAGAGATATCACAGAACATCAAGTTGATTCTATCTATAAGATAAACTTTGTTCCTTGCAAAGAGCTGTTCTACATGATACCTCTAACGATATTTTCCCTTGAAAGGTACGTTTACAGACGGCTTAAAACTACGTCGTAAACATAAGAGTAAATTGCAAGGAAGGAGATATATCATGACTAGACAGGTTGATGAATTTCTTTTGCGTGAAATGGAAAGTGAAGATGTAGCAGACACGATCCATTCATGTGTTGATGGTACTGATGAAATCATAGAAGCTATGATGGAAACAGAGAGCAAAAAAGAAGTTTCTGATAGGGTTTTCCCGGTAGCGGAAAAATACCAAGAGACTATAGATCCAGAAACTCTTCGTATAGCCGAATCCTTATGCAAAGATGAGTATAGCTGCGAATGCGGTGAACTCGTTGGAGAGAAGAACGAAGGTCGTACATGTAAGAGTTGTGGCAAAAAAGTAACAAAGGGAGGAAAGAAACATGCATCCAATTGATGAAGAGCTTATTGGAATCGGCGGAAGCGATATTATCGCTGAAGAAGCTTCTGGAGAGGCTGAAGACGTTGATCACATCATCGATGACGAGGAAGAAGAAGAGCAGGAAGCTGAGGATGAACTCCTCGGCGATAGCGCACGCGATGATGAAGTTGATATTGTTGTAAACTCTGACCTCGAAGAGCATCCTGAAGAGGATGACGATGATGACGAGGCCAAAGAGATTACTATAAAAATTAAATTTGGAGGTAAAGACTAATGGAAATCACGACAAAGAAAGTTAATATGTATGCAGCCAGCCCGACGACTGTCGGATTTGGTATTCCTAGAGTTGGAAATCTGAGAGGCATTACTATGACGGTAGCTGACATTCGTCAGGCTCTGCGTAGCCATGCACATATCGAGGAGATCATGGACGATGGCCGTTTGGTTCCGCTCGATTTCTCGAACTTTGACAAAGACAATTCTGTTGCCAGCGAACTGACGCAGGCAGCTCCGGTTGTAAGCATTGTTACTCCGCTTGGTGAGCAGACTCCGATCGATGTCGCTAAGAAAGCAGAAGCTGCTAAAGCTGCTGCAGAGGCTGCAAAACCTGAGACGACTGTAGAGGTTCATGAGCCGCCGGCTTGTGATCCGTTTGCCGATGTAGCTGCTGATGCTAAGAAAGCAGAAGCAACTGTTACAAAGGTAGAGGAAGAGAAGAAAGCTGACGACAAGACGGCTGATTCGAAGAAAAAATAAAAAATAAGAGACTGGGTAAGGCCATTTGCCTTACCCGGTTTCTTGTGTCTCTTAACAAAGTATGATATCACCCATGTGATCACCATCTTTGCATAGATAAAAACTGAGCATCTAACTCCTCCCAGGATACCTTTTCTATCAGGCAGTATAAAACTACCTATCACATCATCTTGATGCTCACCTCTTACCATTATTATAATATATAATTCTAAATACGCCAATTTACAATGCTTTACTGAAACATACGAGTAAATGGTAAAGGAGGTAATATGAGTGAATCCGTTAGCTTATATAATTTGTGAATCTACAGCTCAGGATGTAGAATTCAATATTGTAAATCAAAATAGAAACTTTGTAATTGCTGAGGGTATTCTCCAGGAAGCCGAAGGCGAAAATCGTAATCATCGCTGCTATGCTAGGGAAGATCTCTTTAAAGAGATTACCTCTCCGAGACAGCAGGAATTGGTTCAGAGCGGAAACTTCAAAGGAGAAGCAGGCCATCCAATGGATGTGAATCTTGCTCGTCAGCAGACTATTGATCCTACCCTTGTTCAGGTTTGGTATACTAAACTTTGGATGGACGGAAACTTGGTTAAAGCCCATTTCAGAGGTACAAACAATGAACTTGGTCGTGGATTCAATGCAGACCTTCTGGATGGTCAGAAACCATCATTCTCTCTTCGCGCTCTTGGCAGAATTGAGAATCAGAAAGGTAAAGCGTATGTAAAAGGGCTTAAGATCGTTACATATGATCGTGTATACTATCCGTCTCATTCAAAAGCCTACACTAGTAAGATCATCAGTGATGATGCTGAAAAGGTAATGGCGAATAGTGCTAAGTTTAGCACTCCTATTAGTGTCAAAGAAGCCGGCAATAATATGGTGATGACAGAGAGTGGTATTCTTTCGCCAATTTGCTCTGAATCTGTTCGTAACTATCTTATCTCTGAATCTGCAAACATCGATTTCATTCGTAAGAATTTTGATACTTTCTATGAGAGCATCAAACTTACGGAAGATGGAAACAGTGTTGCTTTGACGACTAAAGACTATGATACGATTCTTGTTCCGGTAGAGCGTCATATCTCTAACGAAATTATGGAATTTTGCTCGAAATTATAAAAAATAAACCCCAGCCACATAAAGGCTGGGGATATTTTTTTAGCTCATAGCTATTAAGTCATATGGTGTTCGTGTGTACCGTCTATTTATTTCATGGACAGTGCATCTGACATCTACTGCATTAGTTCTAGGAAAGAAATACCCTTTACAACTAACCTGATAATAATCTTCTATCGTATCGATGATAGGAGTTAACTGATTAGGATCTATAACAGCATTTCCTCTCTTAACAACCCAGTGTTCTGGCGGTGTTGTATAACCATCCTTCTGGGTGCTAAGAAGTACAGTTGTATAGTCCCTGAATAAGCGATCATCATTTATCTGAGCTATATACTTATTCATGATCTTTGATACTAAAACTGCAGGGGTCATCGAAATATATCCAGTGTTCCCATCTTTTTGAAGCAGCTCGTATTTACCCTTCAAAATATCAATGTTGAGAGGTCCAAGACATCTCTGAAGATAATTAGCATGATCGATTATCCACTTGATAGCATTCTTATTATTAGAATCCTCTATCCAGTTATGATATGCTATATCATTGTGATATCTTATCATATTGATATCCTGATCAAGATGAGATTTCTCATGCGCTACTATATACAGTATGCTAGTAATCATATCTTTATCTTCTTGATATTGACACTCTTCAACACAGTAATTGTATAGACGCGGTATATGGAATATAATGCTTCCTGTACTAGACGATGACCAGGCCATCGTACCTTTAGTTGGTGTACATTGAAATTTGACCTTATTACATTTCACCATTGGGTTCAATGCACCTTCTATCAAATTAGAAATATACATGATTGTTCTAACGATCTTTTCTTCTGTTATCATATTATTGATTCCTCCTTCATCTATATAATATATGGCCAGACTGATTTTTACATTTAGGTAATAAAGGAGTTGATTAGAAATGTCAATGAATAGAATGACTTCTCTTCTTAACAAGATAGAGCGTCGACTTGGTACAAAGCCTCTGGGCTTGCCAGATCATTTGACTAAACCTGTATGGGCAACAGATATCATAGCCAACGATACATTAGATACATTCAGTAGATACTTTCCTCATGCAATACCATACGTCTTAACACCAGAAAGACGTAAAGGAGAATGCTGGCTTATAGATGAGAACTTATGTGATTCTATAGTTATCCTTGGATGTGGAGATATTGACTGGCATGCATTCAGCACGAACAATCCTTCATCTGTAACGTGTGGCGGTATGTATACGCCATTGGATATGCTTACATCTGACTATGATGTAGAAGATGTAATGATGCAGCAGATGCTTGCAGATCATACATCCATATTCAAAACCAGTATATATCCTGAGTTCTTTGAACCGAATATGATTAAGATGCATAGTATCGTTTCTAATAACAATCTTAACGTTCTTCAGAACATTCCAATCAGATTGTTTGTAAAGCATAGTGAAAATCTTATGACTATTCCTGCAATGAAGATGGAACTGTTTGAAGGATTGGCTACTGCAGATGTAGCAGGATTCTTGTATGAGAATCTTAAGAATTATACTATTGATACCGTGTATGCTAATATCGATATCAAAGTAGATGAGCTTAAGGATAAAGCTTCTGAACGTGAGAAATACGTAGATGAACTTAAAGAAAGCTTCGTATCCTTCAGCAATCACTATCAGCCAATGGTAATAGCAATGTAAAAGAAAAAAATAAAAGGGAAGGCACTACGCCTTCCCTGATATTTATAATTTCATTGCTTTGACCACATCAGAGATCCTCCGCTTGCCAATAGTAGTTATATCGATGACATTTGTTCCAATATAACCAGCCTCTGTATACGAGTTGAGTCTCTCTTGGTAGATCTCATTTTCCTTGAACTTATACGGATCTACTTCTTCCCCACGTTCAGCTTTCTCTTTCCTTCTCTTAGCGATAAAGGAATTCACCGTATCCATATCAGGATGTAGCCAGATGACTCGGCTCGGATCTACTTGAGCATTCAGCTTAGTGCTCATTTTGATGCATAGATCCCTGAAGAACTTCAATTGCTCTTCCGTAATATATCCACAACTCTCCAGTGCAGCGGCTTGAGCCAGCGTATCCATTTGAGACCTGATAAAGATAATCTTCTTATCAGGATTGCATTTGGCTATCTGATTAGCCCTGACCATATGAGCTATGTTCTTATCAAGAGATACAAGCAGCGAAACGAACTTATCTTTGACCTTACCACATTTGAGTCCATCAGCTGGAATACATTCACGCTCTTCCACTAAATACTTCTTGAGCGTGCTCTTCCCAGCTCCGTGAATACCACTAATGATCCATACATTTTTCTCCATTTATAAATCCCCTTTGTTTAGTCTTCAAAGAATGAACGCTTGCCTGACTTCATAAACGTTCTTCCCTTCTTAGCAGTCATGTTATCCTCTACATTCTGCTTGGACGTCATGTCATACATATTCGTCCCAAATGCTGGTCTACCGATATATGTACTAGCATTTTGTGAGTACAAGAACATATTCGCATTATTTAAACACTCTATCAAGCCAGACCACTTCTTCATATTCATCAGTACATAGAGATTAGGATTTCCTAATGTAACTCGTACTGCAGCTGATGTACTTCCATTGAAATTCTCAACTACATCAGGAGTGAATACTAAATACTTATTCAATGCCAATCCAGTTATCTCTAATGGCTCTTGAACTTTACGCACATGAACATTTCCTTTGCTGACCACGTATATCTCTTTGAAGTGATCAACTATATGAAGTTCCATATCTTCAACGGCTTTTCTCAGCATTCGTATATCCTCATTACGTATCATAACGAATCCCTTTTCTCCGTTGACGGGATGAGATTGCTCGAAACTGATGTATGAATCGAACTTTCTCTTTATATTGACCAACTTAGAATTGGTAGATTCATTATAATACTGAACTTCTGAATGATAATAGGATCTACCGAATTTTTCAGACTCACTATAGAGTCTCATATTGAATAGAAGGTTGGCATTCTTCCCCAGGTTCATCATCACATCTGAGATCTTATTATAGTTCTCGAATGTTAATTCTTGCAATTTCACACCTCCTTTACAAAATAAAAAGAGGGGATGATTTTTCACCCCCTCCTTCTACCTTTGATCGATGATTATGCTACCTTTTTGCTAGCCGCCTTCTCAGCTTTCTTCTTGGATTCAGCAAGGAACTTTTCCAGCTCCTCATTGTTTACATCCTTGCGGAAGAACTGAGACCAGCTCTTGTCTCCAGTGATTGCAATGCCCCAACGAACATCGCCATAGCCGAAGAGTAATAAATTAGGATTACTGTTCGGTCCAAGATCGAGCTTATGCTCGAACTTTTCCTTATGGCCTTTCAACACAAACTCCAACTCACGCTGAATAGCCTTGAAGATCTTCGTCTTCACTGCCATGTCTACTCCGTTTAGTACCGTATCAAGAGACTCCTTGGTAATGTACTGATAAATGAACTTCGGATCGACGATTATCATCGCCGTCTTTTCGTTCTTTACGAACTTAGGCATGACGATCTTGACAAGTTCAAAGACCATCGCCTCAAGCTTCTTCTCGTCTTCAAGCTCATTGGCTTTTTTGATGCCGGCTTTCTTGAAAGCCTTGCTGAGATTCTTGATATCGGCAAAGGCATTTTTGACCTCCGGCTTCTTGCCAATTTCTTCCATCTCCTTCACCGTTACCCCAAGCATTTTGGCAATCTTATCGGAAATTGCAGGATCGCTGTCCAGCTTGGTCATTGCTGCTTCTACGGCTTTGAGATCGATACTATCAGCATCTTTCATACCGGCTTTGTCATCGGCCTTTGATTTTTCATCGAAGATAAGATGCATGACGTCCAACTTTGTTGGAGCGCCACCGTGAACCTGCTGGAATCCAGCCTTATCATCTTTATGAGAGACGATAACCTCCCTGGACGTTTCAATACCCTCTTTCCAGAGATTGAATTCGTCCATGGTTTTAAATTCCTTGACTCCGGATGGGAGGTTCACAGTAACCTTTCCAGTCTTTTTGTCAAGATGGCATTTAACCTTCTCCGTCTTTTTAGACGGTTCAGGCTCTTCCTTCTTTTCGATGTCTACCATCGTCGGAAGGAACTGCTTAAGTGATTTCTCAAACAGTTTCAATGCCGGGTTATTCTTTGAGGAAATAATGTCATCTCCATCAAAGATTTTAGATTCCGATCCAAGCTGAACCTGCTCGAACCCCTCGATTCCTTTCCATACATGGATAGGAACCACCCAGCCATTACACATGGCTTTAATAGCATCCTTGCTAAAATACCATCCTGCTTTTGCATACTCTGTGAAGGAACCGCCATCGATTCCTTTTACTGCTTCCAGATATGCTGCGATCTCTTTTTCGTTTTTCTTTACCATTGTTGACATAATTAACCTCCTATAAATATACAGTTTACTTATACTATTGATCATCGATCACTGTTATAATATATCATTGAAATTAATTACTCTTACAAATTATCTTATGCATCTACAAGAGCGAATTCTACACTTACTTTACTAAGTTTAACAGAAACGTAAATCTTAGTTTGACGCAGTTCAGTAATCAAAGTAAGGGGTGTATTTTCCCTCATATAGATGGCAGCCTCATTATCGATATTCTCATCTTTGATCAGAAGTTCATTAGCAAGTTTAATTACTTTATTAGCTCTGATTAATCTCCATGCATTTCTGGTATTAAGCTGTCTCATAAGCTCAGCTAGTAGATCGAACTTTTCTTTCATTTCTATTCCCCCTGGATATAGACAATAAGTACCCCATATCCAATTAAGGATATGGGGTATTATCTTGCTTTGTGTGGATTAAAGGTACTTCTTAATGATCAGTACATAAGCCGGGTCCATGTACTCAGATTTGATCATTTTCTTCAGGAACTTCTTACCATTCGTAAGCTCAGCGATATGCTTTGCTTTCATGGAAACAAGTCCATTTACATTCGGACGAACAACAAGCTTCAGAAGAGTATCCTGAGCTTTTGCAAGAGCAAGGTGCTCTTCAACCCGTACACGGTTAGCAGCGCTCTCAGCCAAATATTCGTCGAGTGCTTTCAGAAAATCTGCTTTCTTAGCCATTTTCTTTCCTCCATTTAAAATCAGGATATGATTTCATATCCCTTAATTTAGTAAGGGGTTATCCCCTAATTACTCTTAAGTTATAAGTTTTGTAAATTATAACGTCAAAAGATTAGTGTATGGGATATTACCATTACCAAGGGTATTGATGCCTACTTCATCAGTTGGGAATCCTTTAAGATTATCATTAATGATATTATCGTAATCAATAAATCTAATGATCCATTCAGGAATAGGATCGCCAAACTGAATAGCTATTGAAGTGATTCCAGCTTTATACTCTTTAGCAGAAAGAAGTTCTACTGCTTTTTTATACATAGCAGGATCATCGTTCTTGATATCTTCTACTGTTTTCTTATCAAGTTTAGTCTTAATAATCAGAAGACTATTTCTCTTCTCAAGATCGATAGGATCGGAATCTACAGGGCGTAAGGTGTTATATGCATATGCTGCTTTTATACCCTGAATTCTCATTGGCATTGCATATGAAGTCATTGGTTTGATCCGTGCTGGTTTATGATAAGTGGTTTCACCGCTCACCAGAGATTTGAAAATCTTCTTTTCCAGTACAGCCAAGCTGTTAAGAATCTTCATCTGATCCACACCAGTCTCAGAATCAAGAATCTCTTCAAAGAGAATTCTCTTAAGCTCATCAGCAGTTGACTTAGGTGTACCGGCTTTATCCAATTCCAATCCTGTTACCGATAATGCTGCACTCTTAGGAACCATGTTTCCTTCCTGAACCAATGTATTAGCAGCATAATGTTTCTTTACATACGTAAGAAGGATGGACTTAAACAGGAATTCATTCTTCATAATTAATAAGCATTTTCTTCCAGGACTGGAGGAATAATGTTTATCGCAGAAGTTACGCATGTAATCGAGAATAAGCTGACTGATGGTATATGACATAATATCTATAATCGAGCATCTGAGTCCATCTTGTGGAATAAGCTTTAGCGGTTCTACCGCACGATGAGTAGCTACAAGCTTATCGTTATAGAAATCATAGTCATAATCAAAGTCGATTAATTCCACTACCTTCTTTTTAGGCATATCTCCAAACTCATCAGCTTCTATGAGTTTAATGATATCATACTTCTGGTGCTTGATAGCCATATCAATTCCCTTAGTTTTTTCTGCTAAGAACTGATACCATGCTTCAAGAGAGATTATGCAAGAATCTGTATCTACGATCAACACTGTATCTCTCGGCATAGTCTCTATGCGATCAAGCTTATCCAAAGTGATATACTCGTAATACACATATTCTTTTACCCATGCTAAGAAGATATTCATATGATCTTTAATCTCTTCTGGAACCTTATTAGGATTCAAGAATGGAGTTTTTAAGGTCATAAGCATAGAGACAAGAAATGAATTTACCTTTTTATTTTCACAGAACTCAAACAGATTATTCTTGTAATAGATTCTGTTCAAATCTTCCTGTGATACTCGGCTAAGCATATCCCAGATTATCATGGCTTCCTTCTCACTCGGAACCCACATATAACCGGTTGTTGCCATTATCTTATAGAAACACTTCGTAAGACTTATATTCTCATCGATGATATCATTGTCATTAAGCTTTCTTATTGCTTTTTCCATTCTGATATTATCGATGAATGTTACTACCTCATCCAGAGAACCAAACTGAACATTATTCGCTAAGAATGATTCAAAGAATGTAATTGATGCCGAGATAATACTCTTACCCATAGTTGTAATACTCGGCGCTACATGTAAATTGAAGAACACCGAAGACGGTGCCCCGAACGTTCCATATACGAAATCTTAAGATAGGTCTACTGTGGATATCCACTCATTACCTATCCCTCTATTGCTAGAGCTTGATCTTTTCGATCAATGTCGAGACTATATCTTCAACTCTAGATTCCTCTAGAGCTGGGTGGCACTTTCAACCCGTTTGGGCCGTACTTCCTTTCGGAATAGTCGTTGAACCTTCAAAAAATGTAATCTTTGAATTTGATACTGATTACAATTTAAGCTTGGCTGCTGATTGCCCATTGTACAAAGCACTTAGAGTTACTATCCCCATATGCTATCTTATAGTTTGTTTCTGCATTTCGCGACCTTTATAAGGTACTATAAGCTTTAGGACTTCCCAGCAATTCACTCACCTTTTCGACGACCCTCGCGAGCCGAAGGACCTATTGCTCTTTCGAACGTCAAGCCATTCATATCAATCTTTGCTAACAACTGCAGCAGATTGTATTTGTTAAACATCTCCGTACCTTTAGGATACTTGAACATCTCATTCTTGTATTTGGTACGTAAGTCTGCAAGACTTTCAATGAAGTTATAGTATGGGTTTACTACATCTCCATGTCTTGCAAAGAGAACACCATATGCAGTGATGATCGGCTTTTTACTAGATATATAATCCACCATCTGCTTAAGTGTCGATGTAACCTCTTTGTTTTTGTAGTTATTCAAGAGAGTGCAATCTGCATCCTTGAATCTCTTTTCCATAGAGAAGTCTATCACCTTTGCGATTTCATCTTCCAATAAAGATGGAAATGCAAGTTTAAGACTTCGCATCATGACGTTTTTGTACTCTTTAAGCGGGTCGTCATCCCGCAGCCCAAGATTAAATAGTTCAGCCATTTGTCTATGTTCCTCCTTATAATTGATTACTACCTTGTGAAGACCGGTCTAAAAAACTATAGTTACCTCCTTCAAGTATATAATATATAATAGAGATTATCATTGTTCTAAATTTCAGTTATGTATAATATAAGTGAATAAAGAATATGCGACACAGAAAATCCCTCTACCACTCACAATGGTAGAGGAATATCTGCTGTCACGATTCTAGGAAGAGAGGTGACAATTGTGAACCATTCAGAGTTCTTGCCTAATTACATAGACAAGCATGGACCTGGCAAAGATGCAAAGTTTGATTCGAAAGAATCAGCTTTCGCCAGCATGTGGGATTTAATTTCCGCTGCCCAGGCGGCTTGGAAAAAAGAAATCTCGTTATCCCTGTAAGACGCTTACTTAGATAATTGAGATTTGAAAAGAAGGGAGCCGAAGCAACTCCTTTCTTTTTTATTCAATATGTATATCTTATTATTTTTTCTTAATCGTAGCCAACCCTGTGCTAATTTTACTGTTTAAACATAAAAATAATCTACGGTAGTAGAAAACTAAATAGGCCTATTTAAAATATAAAGGAGGAAAATTCAATGTTTATTGAAGGAAAGAATTCTGCTGTTCAGGTGGAAGGCACCGGTGTTGCCGATGAATCTGAGCTTAGAGGTTATATCTTCGAGAGCGCTGTATCTGCTATGCCGGATGAGGCTCGTAAAGCTTATCTGGAAAGCGAAGAGTGTAAAGCCGCTGTTGACGAGGGTGTTGTTGGGCGTCGTTCCATTATGCGTCTGAACAAAGCTGATGATCTGACCCGTCGTACGAAACTTGCTTGCCTGCAGAAAGCAAAGGAAGACAATACGGCAGAGTGGCAGCAGCTGCGTAAAGTTCAGGCTAAACGCAAAGCTCTTCTGGCGAAGATCGCGATGAAGTATCAGAGTCGTGTACAGCGTGATGCTATTAAGGCTCAGCGTGCTATGCTGAAGGTAACTCCTAATGCATTCACTGCTCCACTGAAGTTTAACTGATGTGAAGGTGGGGAGGACTTCGGTCCTCCTCTTTCCTTTCGTTAGAATTTTAAGTATTCTTAACATTATGGTAGTGAATACTTTTTTGCCATGAAAGGTATACGCTCCTTAATTTATTATAACCTGATATCCGGGATGGGTCTAGGCTCATCCTGGATACCTGTGCAATTTCGATTTGAAGGATATATTATAGTATTGGTAAGCAAATATTCTATGGAGGTACAAGGTGAAAATAGGTATGACTATTGCTAGCAAGATTGATTCATTTGGATCAAAAGCAAATTTTAAAGAATTCGAGGTGCATCTTAGAGAAAAAGAAGATGGATATAAGTCTATCTTAGTTGCTGCTAAGACTACGTCAGCAAGAGCATTGATTACCAATGCCAACTCATTGAATGATACAGCCTATAAAATGATGGCTGGGGTTATACGTAACATAAAACCCGATGAGAAAAGATTAATCACAATGGCTAGAAATAGCAAGGTGGTATTAGTCCGTGGAGGATATGAGAAATGTGCGGATTTAATTGACAAATTCGTTACAGCACTATTGTAAGTTTTGAATAGTATTCCAACTTCTAATTAACCTAATATAGGGATAATAACTTAAGGAGGATAATAATGGTTGCATCAAATGAAGTAGTATATTTTATGTATGCAGAATTATTAGAAACTGGTCACATGGCAATTAAGACCAGTGAGATCAACAGATCCACATGGCAGGATCATTATGATGGTATCATGAATCTCATGAAAGATCATATTGAAACGGAGCAGTTGCAGAGCAGCTTTGTTACTGTTGACTTTGGTAATGGGGATATTGTAGAGTTGTCTGTAATCGATCTCTATATAAATCTCATTATGTGGTATCCACTTGTATCATTGAATATTCCGATCACCGGTGAGCATTTGTATTTCAATGAATGCGAAACCCAGGATACGATTAAGAATTTCTTTGATACGTATATCATCGAAAGGTATCGTCAGTATATTGATAACACAGTGCTGAACAATATCCTCGACGATGCAGTACATAAGTTGATTGAGACAGATGCATTTGGTATGTATCTGGCTAACACAATCAATTTAAAAGATACGATTGAACTTATGCAGGCCAATCCTGAGTTCAATAACATTCTTCATACAAGTTTGGCTAATATGCCAATGGAAGATGTTAAAGAGATCGGTATGCAGTTGACTAATCGTAGTATTGATATTATCAAAGATGCTAAGAAGTATATTGGTCATGATCACTGTCTGGCTAATAGCTTTAGAGCTCAACAGGGTATCAATATTCGTCAGTTCAAAGAGTTCCTTTTGAATATTGGTTCCAAACCTAATGGTATGGGTGGTGTTCATCCATCTATTATTGATGGATCTTATGTCGGTGGAGCACTGAACAGCATCCTGGCTCAGTTCATTGATTCTAGTGCTTCTCGTGTAGCACAGATTCAGACTAAGGGTAACACTGGTGAATCTGGTAAGTTTGCACGAGTATTAGGCTTAAATAATATCGATAGTGATATTATGCAAGACCCTGACTATGATTGTCACACAAAGAATTTTATCGTACTTCAGATTGTTGATAAGAAGCACTTTGAAGAGCTGATCGACCGTTACTATAGATTCGATCCTGATGGTATCGATCATCTGATCACTCCTAAGGATACATTCTTGATTGGTAGAATCATTTATCTGAGATCTCCGATGACTTGTGCATCTAGTGCACGAGGCCATGGCGTTTGCCATAAATGTTATGGTGAACTTGCTTATACAAATCGGCACATCAAAGTCGGTAAGTATGCAGCTGAGAAGTTATCTGCAGAGATTACTCAGCGACAGTTGTCGGCAAAGCATCTGCTTGAAACCATCATTAAGAAATTAACTTGGTTTGGTGGGTGGGATAGATTCCTTGCTGTAAATATGAATATCATTCAGCTTAGCAAAGAAGCTATCATCAAGAAGAATACATTCCTTATCATAGATCCAGAGTCGATCGATTATGTGAATGAGGATGATTATGATACTGATGGCGACATCAGCACTACAGATGAATATAATGAGTATATCACTGAGTGCCGTGTTGAAACCCCTGAAGGAGAATCAGTAATCATTGGTACTGAGAATAAGGATAAACTTTATCTCAGTAATGAACTTAAGAGTTATATGACTCATTTCGGTAAAAGAACAGAGGATGGACTTATCTCTATCGATCTGTTCCATATCTATAATGAGAATGATGAGTTCAGCTTCTTCCTGCTCGATCTGGACAATAACGAGCTTAGTAAGACCCTTGATGATATCAGAAATCTCATCGATCTTAAACCTGTAGTGCAGTCTCATAATAAAGACAGTATTCTGCAGGAGATGCTTAGACTCGTAATCGAAGGTAAACTTCATATCATGTCTGTGCATCTTGAGATGCTTCTTATGGATCAGATCAGAGACGCTGATAATGTATTGGAAAAACCTGATTGGAGTAAGAAGAATGCTCCGTATCAGCTTCTGACGCTGAATCAGTCTCTTCTCAAGAATCCGAGCGTTACAGTAACGTTACTTTATCAGTATTTGAGCAAGGTACTTTACAATCCGTTGACGTTTAAGAAACATGCTCCATCCAGACTTGATCTGTTCTTCATGAAACAACCTCAGCAGTATCTCTCTAATCAGAGCAATATTGCTGAAACAAAACCAGTCAACACCGGAAAGACTAGGGTAATCACGAAGTATAGAGTTCCTGGAGAGCCAGATTGCTAATCTATATGTAAGAGATATTAAGGCTGCTCATCCGGGCAGCCTTTTTATTTTTTCTGACATTTCAATAAAAATGATGGGTATCTTATCCATCCTCTACCTTTATACAAGCAAAGGGGAAATGAACATGGAAGAACAGCAGAAAACGCTAGGATATTACATGTCGCTTGTCTACCCAACTAGGTTCATAGAACTTAATGATGGTGGATTTAAAGCTATGCATCCGATGTTACATGGTTGCTCTGTAACTGGAACTACCATCACTAACTGTCTCGAAGAGTTGAAGAAGACTCGACGACTATGGATGATAAAAGCCATGGAGGAACATATGGATATTCCTAAACCAGACGATTATCCATATCTGTATTTTAGATATGTGCATGTGTATTCTGAAGACGGAATTATGCTGTATTCGGTTCATATCTTCTTAGATGGATTCAAATCTAAGAAGAAAAATAAGAAGAAGAAAAAGGTATCTTAAAAGGAGTTGTTTACATTGTTCGATAAGGTTTCTCCAAAAAGAAATGCTGTCACCACTATGGATGTATACGAGATTGCTAAAGACACGGATGATCAGGCTGTAGTCGATTATCTTAAGCAGGGAAATACGAGTTTCTCTATCGTTCGTTTTCATTTTGGTGAGGCCTATTTGTTTGCCCATATCAAAGAAGCTGCAGACCTTGAGTACATCAAGAAGATTGCGGACTTTATCCATGGTACGAATGGCAATATCTTCCTGTATGAAGCTACTGTTCTTGGCTACATTTCCAAGCAGTCTGGCATTACCTTCAAATTGTCTATCGACGATGATTTGGAATACGAGCGTAAAGAGTTCGGAATTGATTCTTTTGTCGCTGAACAGGAGCCTGAAGACGTTATCAAAGTTTGCAATGAGATCAATGAAATCAAACCTAAGTTTGATATGCGTACGTCTCTTGCAGTGCGTCTGTATCGTCCGGAATCTATTGAGTATGATTTTGCTGCTAAAGCTGAAATCATGTTCAAGCGTGTTGACGGCGAAGTAGTTAAACAGTAAAGTATCAATATGGAGCAGCCTTATACGGGCTGCTCTTATACTTTTTGATTGGCCCTAAAACACCATAATGTGAGGTGTTGATAAATGCAGAAGCATAAATTAGAAGTTAAGCACACTTGTATTAAGATAAATAACTATGAACTAGGAGATCTTCCCAGTACAGAGAAGTTTTTCTCCATATGGGACCCTGTAAGATTTCAAGCATTTCCGAAAGGAATAAAATACGATCAAGAAACAAAGACTCTATATCTGCCTAGAGGAGCTAGCATCCCTAGGTTAGAGAAAGATTTAGGGGTAAATGCATTTATAGATCAGAGCCATGATCCAGTACAAAGGGTAAATCCTATTATGCTCAGATATATGCCTAGAGATGATATCCAAAAACAGGGTATTCAATTTCTTCTTGGAAAAGGAGAGTATGAGTATACCGCTAGAAAGTCTCAGCTATCTGTAAATCTAGGGCCTGGGGATGGAAAGACATATCTCTCTGTTGCAGCAGCTGCATATTATGGAGTTCGTATGGCTATGATCACTTCTGCTGGTGGTTGGATAGAGCAGTGGGCAGAGCGTATCCAAGAGTATACTGATACAACGAGAGAAGAGATCTATATAATCAAAGGTAAACCATCTATAGTTATGCTACTGAATGGAGTTCATGATATATCGAAGTACAAATTCGTACTTTGCTCTCATAATACATTAAAGTCGTATGGCGATAAGAATGGATGGGATAAGATCGGAGAACTATTCAAGATGATGGGTATCGGGTTAAAGATATATGATGAGGCTCATCTATACTTCGATAACATTTGTTCTATAGATTTCGCTACAGATACTCTGAAGACTATATATCTTACTGCCACCCCAGCCAGAAGTGATAGAAACGAAGATAAAATATATCAAGCTGCATTCAGTAGTGTTCCGGGATTAGATTTGTTTGACGATGAGCGAGATCCTAGAACACACTATGTAGCTTTCCATTACAGTAGTAATCCATCTCCTATTGACGTTCAACGGTGCAGAGGAGCATATGGATTCTTGGCAATCAAGTATATAGATTACGTAGTCAAACGCCCTAACTTCTATGAACTATTGTTCATACTATTGGAGATTGCTAAGACTAAAGGAAAGACTCTTATCTATATAGGCAAGGTGGATGCTATCTATCGAGTATATAATTGGATTATGTACAACTTCCCTGAACTGAATGGAATGGTTGGAATGTATCATTCTAAGATGGACCCAGAGATAAAGGAAGCTGAAAAGGAAAAGCTTATCATCTTATCTACGATAAAGTCATGTGGAGCGGCTACTGATATCAAAGGTCTTCAGCTTACCATCAATCTGGCTAATCCTTTTAGCTCTAATGTAATTGCAAGGCAGACTCTTGGAAGGACTAGAGATAAAGGAACTATGTACATAGACGTAGTAGATACAGGATTTGCAACTCTTAGAGGATACTATAAGCATAAGCAAGGAATATTCTCTAAGTATGCTTTAGACTTTAGAGATGTCATCTTACGGAAAGACATGCTGCATGAAAAGTACATGCAGATGTTTGCCAATAAGATGGAATGGTATAACAAACTTTACTCTAAGGATTCAGATAAAAAGAAGAAAGTAATGCATTTAGTGTGATATTGCCCGTATCCTATCCAAGGATACGGGATTCCCTTTGTTTAGCGTCAATTCGTTTTTACACAACTTTAAAGTAATGCAATTACGTTAAATCAAGAAGGTGAAAAAGCATGGCAAACGGTTTTATAACCCCGCCTAGAACACAGCAGCAGATACCTGCACAAGAAATCAGAATCTGCTATCAGATGACAACAAGAAACAAATCGTTTCTTGAGATGCATTATTATCTGAAAAAGAAAGGCATTAAAAATAACGCTTTCATGCTTCAGCTATTAGATCCAGACTTAGCCGGTATCGACCCACATGATCCGATGCTAAGTAGAACCTATGAAGATGAAGGTACAACGAGAATGCATGTTTAACTTCTGGTATTATGTACGAGAGGTTGTTCGTGTTACTCACTCTGGTAGCCCAAAAGGTATACCATTCATGCTTCACAGAGGAAACATGGCAATGTTCTTCTGTATGCTGCAAAATATCAATACATTTATAGAACTACCGCGTCAGCAGGGTAAAACACTTGGTGCGTGTGTATTCTATTCATGGGCATATAATTTTGGTACTGCTAACTCTGAGTTACGTTTCATGAATAAGGACTTAGCAGGTTCTAAAGATAACTTGGCCAAAGTCAAAGAGATTATCGGTATGCTACCATCCTATCTTCAGATGACTCGTGAATACACGATGGTCGGAGATAGAAAGAAGAAAGCTACTGCTAACGTAGAGACTATAGCTCATGTAATCAACCATAATAAGATTAGAACCGTAGCCTCTGCTAGAAGTAGAAATGCTGCTGGCAATCTGTTACGTGGTAAAACTATTACGTTCTGGTGGATGGACGAGTGGGCATTCATTGGATACAATGATGCCATCTATTTATCAACATATCCTGCATTGAAAACAGCATTCGATAATGCTAGAGCAGCTAATAAACCATATGGTATTCTTATTACAACCACTCCTGGTATACTGAGTACAACTGAGGGTAAGTATGCATTTGAAATGAAAGAAGATGCATCTGAGTTCTCTGAGACTTGGTATGATAAAGCCCCTATGCAGATTAGATCTATACTTGATGCTAATCAGAAGAGTGATTTCGTATATATAAGATTCAGCTACAAGCAGTTGGGTCGAGACGAGCAATGGTTCTTCGAGATCTGTAAAGGTTTGCAGTGGAAGATGCGAGACATCAGACGAGAGGTCTTACTTGAGTGGACTGATATGCCTGAGAATTGCCCATTCTCCCCTGAGGATCTTGAGGATATTGAGAAGAAGGTCAATGAGCCTATCAATCGTATTGAGTTCTTTGATCGTTATATCTTAAATGTGTATAAGCCAATTCCTCTTAGATCTGACTATGTTCCTAAGTATCCGCCAATCATTGGTGTCGACGTTTCTGGTGGTTATAGACGCGATGCATCTGCAATCACCGTTATAGATTCTAGAACAACTGAAGTTATCGCCGATTTCAATTCTAACCATATCTCTCCGATAGATCTTGCTAGATTGGTACTGGATATAACTTGTAGATTCTATCCTAATGCAGTAATCAACGTAGAGCGAAACGGCGGATTCGGTGCTTCAGTAATAGCTAAGCTCAAAGAGTCCAAAGTCAAAAAGAATCTGTATTTCGAGATGAAAGACCGTGTTGTAGAAGAGCAGACCGATGGCATTAGAATTCGTAAGAAGAAGATGCTTACAAAGGTATTTGGCTTGGATTCTACTAAAGACGTTCGTGAACTCTTAATAGAGATTCTTAGAGAGCGCGTTCAGTATCATAAAGACAAGTTCAACTCTCCTACGATACTGAATGAAATGAAGAGAATGGAGATCAAAAGAACCGGTAAGGTTGAGCACTCCGATAACTCTCACGATGACCAGGTGTTCTCTTACCTGATGGCTCTCTACGTATGGTATGAAGGTAAAAACCTTAGAGAGAATTTCCATATTGAGAAGCAGAGTATTAAGGTAGAAGAGGGCGTTGATGATACAATCACGGCTCTTGACCAGAAATATACGTCTGTTATCGATGAGGTCGTAGGACCTGCTGCAACTCCTGAGGAAGATGCAAGGAATGAAGAAGTCAATCAGATGCTGTCAGAGCTGAAGAAAGGACAAGGCATTCTGTACAATGAGTTTGCAAAGCGTAGAGACGAGGAAGAGGATCGTATGTTTAAGATGCTCTTACGCTCTAAGCCAGTTTTGCAGTCTTATTGCAAAGAGCATAACATCTCAGAAGAAGAAGTTAGAGAAGAAGTCTTTGGTGGAGAAACCGACATCCCAGATTCTGTCTTCACTGGATTCAATTCCGATGTAGAGATGGATCAAGCGAACAAACTGAAGCGTAATTTTAACATGCTTAACTTCCCAACTGGAAGATAAGACAGTAATACTCCCACTACCCGTTATTGGGTAGTGGGATATTGCATGCATTTGCCCCTCTGGTAATACCAGAGGAGCGAATACAGATTCGAAATGAAACCAACGTAGGGAAACACCCAATCAACCGAAATCAAACAGATGAAGCATATATCTCTATTTGATTTACTTCAATGTTTCAATTATATATCATAATACTGTAAGAGGATATATTGATATATCATTCTTAACAAAAGCCAGTACATGGCGAGGAGGAGATCACATGAGAAAGTGGTGTAAAGAACTGTTCGGGATGGACTATTCCGAGATAGTTCGAAACCACAAAGCACTCATAGCGAAAGAGCTGAACGAGCCTTTCGTTATGAAATCGTTCACTACCTTACTACCGCTAGACGGATTCACAGTCGAAGCAACAGTAAGGTTGTGCACAGAAAGGGGGCGTAGGGTGTATTTTGATGGAATAGTAGATGGTAATCCAGTGAGAAGTCACGGAAGAAACCATAGCTATTTCTATGAAATGGAAGACTCGGATGCTGATGAAGCAGTGTATCATTTCATCAAGTTATGGATGCGTAATACAGATATTCATAACTTTGCCCAATCGTTCAGATCATTCATTTGTACCGATTGGTTGATGGAGCAGGAAATAAAGTTTGTTCTATCCTACGCCAAAACGGTAGGACCTGATTCTGCAATGTCTGAAGCTCAGAAGGTGTTTGAATTCAGACAGCCGATCAGAGACGCTATCGTGAATAATGTAAAGGAGATGATCAAGAATGTTTAAAGACGAAAAGGACGGAGTGTATACCGCCCTCTTCAAATCATCGGATAAAGCAATTGATATCCCTATGTCTGATGATAAGATCCTTATGGTATCTGTAGATATCGATAAGGATTCGCTGATTGTTTTAGCGACGACAATCAGCAAACACCAACCAGATATGACTGCTGCAACTACGTCATTGGTAGTTAAGCCAGGAACCTGGCTGGAGAAGGCTTACATCAAGATCATATCCGAATCGCTGCAAGGCACTGAGTATGAAAGGGTATATCAGCGTCTTGCAGGAGTGGCAAATGGAAGATACGTCAAGCGTATTTTCTATAAGAACGTAATTCTAACCGGAATGCGTTCTGAAGGATTTACAACTCCTTTTGATAAGTTCCTTGAAAAAGTTGTATATGCAACGGTGGAAGAACTTGAAGCCACCCTAGAGATAATAAGGAATGATTATAGCCGCTCTATATTCACGGTCGTAAAGGAGTTGTTGAAAAAATGAATCTGGTAAATCTTTATCCCTATGGGGATTATCTAAAAAGTCAAACTATTCATCTTAAGGTAGGTGGCTACATTTCATATGAAGCCCATCCAGATGAATATGAGGATGGCTATGTAGTAATGAGAGTTGTCGAGCAAAACAATGGAACTTCTGTGTTCCGACTCAATAATGGTAAACTCATTACTGATCTTACTGTCGTAGATCAGGATCTACTCGATTATCTCGAGAAAGAGGGAGATGATCGATTTAATGCTGCAGTTAAAATGTTTAAGGAGGCGACATTCGAAAACGACATGCAGCAGTATTTATATAATGAGCTTAAGGAGATTGTCATTATGGCACTGCGAGAGCTTATTACGAAGCGAGATATGTTGGACTCGCTTCTCTATAGCATCCCAAAAGTGAATCTCACTATTGGGAAGCATATGGTAGAAAAGTTGGCAGCTAATGAAAACGATATCAATCGTTGTAAGCTGTTGACCATGTCTGCCAATATCTTAGCCGAAGTAAAGTAAATTATAGGAGGAATTTAAAATGAAAAACGTAATGAAAAATGCAAAAGCAATGGTAATGGTACTTGTAGCAGTAGTGATGATTGGGGTTGCTGGCACTGCACAGGCATCTATGTATCTTGATGGAAACGAAAACTATCCGTCAGTAGTATCTACTCAGGAAAGTACGTATTATATCGATAAGAGTAGTGCTACTCGAAATGGGAATGAGTATGCGGCTATTTTCGTAATTGAAAATGACAATGGTCGTGAATATGTAACTTATCAGTTCTGTGATGAGAGCGTAAGTTACTGGTCCACGCCGAACAGCAGCTCTTGGCATCGTATTACTAACAGAACTATGTGGATGCTTCACAACGCAGCTAAAAACTGGGCTCGGTAATTTAGCGTAGTTCTAAATAAAGGGGAATCATATGATTCCCTTTTATTTTTTTATTTGATTCTGTACAAATGAGTAAACTGAACCATATAGGGGGAGAAAAAATGGAAGAATATATTTGCAACTCTAGAGCCTTCGGTATTAAGGAGGAAAATGAGGTTGCGGTAATCTTGTCGAACTTTAGCTCTGACTATGTCATGGGCGCTATAGATGACATTCTCGAAAAGAGAATGTCTAATTTTGAAGCCACAACCAAACCTAACTTTGTTGGTGGGTTTGAACAGAGCTTTAAGAATATGGAAGCTACCTTTCCAAGTGATATAAAGAATATCAGAGAGGTACGCGATAATACCTACCTTCAGATCGTAAATGTTATTTCTAAAGCATTTGATCTTGATACGGATTTTCAGGTTGAGGAAGATAAGTATCCAGTAGCATACTTCTTGTTTGACTTCTTCATCTCTAACTATGATATCTATCTTTCTCGCTTCTTTACTAATTATATCATCAGGGAGAAAGACTCATTGTTTAAAGCTCTTGAGCTTGATGACATGGCAAAGAGCAAAGATGTTACCACATTCTTCAACAAGAACTTGTTCTCTGATCAGACTCTTGCTGTGCTGTCGGCTAACCTTGATAAATGCATCAAGTATATCTCAGCTATGGACTTTACTGAAGAGAATATCTTTAGCTCCGTATATCAGTATGAGATCGTTACGATGCTTTGCAATCATGTACGTCCTCTACAGGATATGTTCAGATCGTCATTTTTGAGGACCCTGTCCAATCCTATTGTTTGGCCTATCGCAGCAACGCAGATCAAATTCAACCTCCAGAATGAAGCCATCAAAAATAAAATTTAAGGGAGTAATAAAAACATGAACAATGCCAAGGTAGTTAAGGAAATCAATACAAAAGAACAACTCAAAAACATGGAAGATGTTTCAAAGAAACTCGAAGTCATGCCTACAACAATCGATCCAATGCGTGCTAGCCTCGACAAACTTTCTTCTGCGCAGATTATGGCTCTCTATGAGTTGTCTGTGCGTACGAAGAATGATAAGAATTTCAATCCTATCCCGGAGATTCCGGAAGAGATCTTCAAAATCATTCAGGAAGATGGTAAAGCTCTTGGGCTGAACTCTTCTGGTATTGCTATTCTCGCTAGAGAAATGGTAATGAGCTTTGGTGAAGAGATTATGCTCGATAAAGAACTTAAGGAACTCAATAAAGAGATTGATCATGCCAAGGCCCTTCCTGAGTTCATGGATCTTTATGGCGAAGCACTCCGTGATACGTATGAAGTAAAGATCGGAGAAGAAGCCGAGAAAGAAACTGATCCTGAGCGGAAAGCCGCATTGCTTGCAGTTCGTGATGCATTCATTGATTCTTATACTCTTGCCCCGCTTCTTCCTATCATTAGCTGTAAGGAAGAGGGATCTCGCAATCGCCTTATCAAAACTATGTATAAGAAGGTTAATCGCCTTTGTGATGATTTCGATTTTACCTTGAATAAGGTCATTGCAAAGAAGACTTCTATTCGCTCTATCATCAATGCTCTCCACACCATCTATCCTGAGAATGAAGTTTGGAGAGATGAACTCTTTATCGCTTGTCTGGCACTTGCCTGCCATAATGCTACTACAGATGATAAAGGCATGATGATGTATATGTATGCATCTATCTTCAATATCAATACCTTGGCAATCAACAAGAGTAAAGAAATTGAAGAAGACATTGAGTTTACAAAGATTCGTAAGGAGAAGCTTGATCATTTCTTTGAAGTCACTCGTACAGTATTTCCGGATAGAGAATTTCCAGAGTATGTCCCAATGGCCACAAAGAAGAAGAATAAGAAGGCGCGCGAACATCAATGTAAATCGTAAAGGAGGTTTACAGAAATGGATGATATCACAAACTTTCCACTGACCCTTATAGATGTGGAAACGCGGCCTAATCTGAGACTATTGCTTAGATTCAGGTATTCAGATCCAAGCCACGATTATAATGTCATGCTTGAGAATGGCGTGCTGTACGATGTAATTTTCTTGCATCGTGGAGTTCTCAAAAAAGTAGTAGGAAGAATCATCGGTGTATCAAAAGTCCATAATGTCGAGACAGTTGAGTATCCTCAGCGTCCTACGGAATGGCTCATTAGAGTTGATGCATCATCTGCTAATAGTTCATTAGTAGTAGATATCCTCAGTGGTCAGATTAGATTGCTTCGTAAGTATACTCCTCATATGGATGAGGACAATACCATTGCATCTGGAACGACTACTGGCGGGATTACCCACGGTGATGTTTATGATGTAACAATCAAGAATCCTACCACTGATGATAAAGGCAACACTAATGGCGGAGATATTGACGATGGTAAAGTAGGTCCAAAGCCTACACCAGATCCTACAGATCCGACTAAAACCATCGTCACGCCTATCTCTCCGATCACAATCACCGAAGGTGGTTGTACAGCTGGTAAGAATAATTCCGGTAATGATGTCGTTGTTGTAAATGGCAATACTACCGGAGGTACTATCACTGGTGGTAAGTTTGTATCTGGCAATATCTTGTCTCATGATACAGATGAGAATGGTAACTATACCCATTGCGTTATCAGCTATGCTGTAATTAGTAATAGCACTATCACTGGTGGTAAGACTACTGGTGGCTCAGTTATTGAACCTAAGTTCACTAACGTAACTGTTACAGGTGGTACTAGAACTGGTACCGACATGGTTACACATGGCGCAACTGTTGTTGGAGATATCGGAACTGGTGGGTATACTGAAGGAGGCGTCAATCACGGTGGGTCGGCTACTGGCGAAATCAATGGTAATCCTTATACTATTAGTGGAGGTACCTCTACTGGTGGTAAGTGTACCGGCTGTACTGTTATTGGTGGCGTTGTATCCGGTGGAACTGTCGTGGGTGGCGCTATTATTAATGCCACTATTACTGGCGGTACTGCTACTGGTGGTACTACAATTAACGCTGACATTACTGTCGACGGAGGTACGATATCGCCTGGCACTCACATCGATACCGTTAATCCTATCAGCGCTGTCGTTGTACCTACTGCCGTAGATCCGCTGACTCCAAACACTCCGGGTGGTAGTTCTACTGCTCCAACAGATCCTGTTATCGGGCCTACACATGTAACGCCTGGAACATCTACCAGACCTATTGGGCCTAATACCCCATATAACCCAATTGATCCATCCAATCCTAATAATCCTAACCCTCCTACTTACCCTAACGGTAATAGCACCGAAGCGTATTGGGATGGTCTTACCATTTATGGTAGTGATGAAGGTATTGGATCAAATATTAAAACCTGGGACGGCAGACCTGGAGCCTGGGTAGAGAAATAAAGTAAGAAGGTGCTGTATGATCAAGTTCACTGATGACCTACAAAATTCTAAACTCAGGGTCAATGCGGAACGACTTGTATCGGCTCTAAGCAATATGATGAAAGAACATCCTGAGCTTAGAATGAAAATAGAATCCATGGATAGAGAATCGTGCAGAAACATTTCAGTTTGCTTTCAAATCACAGATACGGAAGAAGAGAATTAAAAGTATTGGCTACAGCATAATCGCTGTAGCCTATATTTTTGCTTGTAAAAAAGGAGGAAGAATCAATGGAAATAAAAGATGCAGAAGGTCTTACTCAATCAATACGAAAGAAATTTGGAATGCATGCAGATGAATCAACAGTTCTTAGTGCATTTGCTAATAATCCAACCAAGTATAAGGATGAGGTTACATACATCGCTAAGTATGGATTAGTTGATGAAGAGGGAAATAAAGGAGAGTTTATTGAAGAGTGCATGCCTCATTGGATCAATAAGAATGGTGCATTTGCATTTATGCTCTCGGTAACATATGCTAAGCATCATTGCTTAGGTTCTGACTATAAGGAAAGTGGCTATTTTACTACGTTCCTTCAGGACTCTATGAAGTTTGGAGTCAATAAGAAAAAGAGCAAAGATGTACAGGAGCAGATCATGAAATATATGAATTTCTGTGTACGCAATGGCATAGACTTCAATCAGAAGAATGGTGTACTTATGCGAGCTACCACTGGCCATCTCTATAAAGATGTGGTAAAGGCGATGGTCAAACTGCATAAGATTCCACACAATGAGCGTATAGACATTGTTCTGGAGAGATTGATTGCTAATAAGGCATGGGATCTTGCAGAAGACTTTATCCGCATGGGGGCTAAACTCTATACGAATAATGCTCATCTTGATTCGTATCTTGTTGAGGACGAAGAACTTCTTAAAGATGATCATATATCATTTTGTGCAAGATATGTCAAATCGGTTATCGATGAAAAAGCAAAAGAGCTTGCTAGCGTAGCTCCAGCTCAGACATTCATCGTAGATCCGAAGACATTCGCAATGAAAAGAAAGAATTCAACTTTACCACCTTTGACAAATAGGTAAGAGGTGATAGATCATGGCTAAATGGCCTACGTTTTTAAAGAAAGATGGAGACAAAGTTCTCTTCAATGCACCAGGAGAGCTTTTATTTTTTCTTCCTGAGAAGTTATTCGATCTTAGATTAGCTTTCCCAGCCGGAGACTATCAGAATGTATTTGGTCTGCTGAACTATTGTTTGGTAGATGCTAATGGTAAGAAAGGGAAACTTAAACTGCTTAAGCTCCCTACAAGATTTCTTACTCAGCCGTATAAGATTGATAAGATTAAAGAAGCAAAGCTTATTTCCACTTCTAAAGTTCAGGATTACAGGGTATTCCGCTTTAAGAAGGGAGATGCTGTTATCGTAGAAACACGAGTTCCTATGGATATCAAGAATGTAGAGGACTTCATTAACCTTATCCTTATCACTGGTAATATGACAAACAGTGTTCCATACGATAAGATTCAGGATATGTTCATGAAGAATATGGACATCAATGGCAATAACTATAACGTTAGTGCACAGATGTTTGGAATCATATTCTCAGAGTGCTGCAGAGCATTGAATGATCCATCTAAGCCGTATCGACTCAGTAATACGAATGACTTAACAGCATACGTATTGATGAGTGTAAAGAAGGTATCTCGACTCATCAGTTCTTATTCTGCATTTACATCAGAGAACTTTATGGAATCTATTACTCATGCTATGATGAATGATAAGAAGATAGATCAGCCATTAGAGCGTGTAATGACAGGAGATTGATTCAAAATGCCAAATCCAACTTCGGGAATCAAAGTCAAATTTGATGAAGAACCTACCAATAAGCCTAAAGATAAAACTCCATACAAAGGACTTTCTGGTTGGCTCGATTCAATGCCAAAGGAAGAAAGAACTGGATTCGCAAGATCTACATTCGCGCCGTTGAACAACCTTCTTAAGAATGCAGCTAAGAAAGATGACTTACCTAAACCAGATGCTATACTAAAGAAAAAGTTTATGCTCAATGCTTCTGATAAGATCGTGTTAGATCCAGATCAGAAATATGCATTGGTATATGATGAGCATGGCAACAGAAAAGGAATCATCGAAGGAAAGTTAGCTGGATTGATCGAATGTAAGCTCAAGAAGGTTAACGATAAAAACTCAGCGGTATATGCTAAGGATGGTTATCTTAAAGGAATAATCACTGGGCCTGGTAGTGACCTTAGCAAATATAGCTTAGATCCTTTAGCAGCTAAGCCAAAGATCGAGGCTAAGCTCGAAAAAATCAAATAAGAAAAGTACATTTATATCCCTCTACCTAATGCTGGTAGAGGGATTTTCTGTGCTCGAAAACGTATTAGCTGTAGGGCGTTAAAGCTAACATATCATTAAAGTTACCTTTTCTAGGGGAACAAATAAAAAATGAAACCAATAAAGGAGGAAACATAAATGGCTTACGCTCAGACTAAAATCATTTGGGATGACCAATCTGATATCACTCCTATTAGTGAGACAGTTGAAGATTCCATTGATAGACCGGTCTTGTTCTTCGCCTTTGCTTCAGAAAAAGGTCCAGAAGAATATAAACCGCAGGTAAAAGGTGAAAACTTCTTCAAGCTTTATGGCTCGAAGCCAAGCTTCACTACTTACGGCCAGCCGTTGCTCGGTGCTGCTGCCTGCATCAATGCTGGCGGTCTTGCTGATTGCAAACGTGTTGTCGCTGACGATGCTACGCTGGCAAATATTGCCGTTGTTGCAAAAGTCAAGAAAATTGCCCCGCAGGCTACCAACTCGAATGGTCAGGCTCTGTGGGAGGATGGACAGGGTGGGGTTACAACCGATCGTAACATTACTGGAAAACCGGCTCCGGTTCAGAAATGCCAGATCGAATACGAGCTTCGTGCTGTAAACCTTGCAGGTAACTCTGTTAAGGCTATGGCAAAGGCTTTCCTTGGTGATGCTACTACCACTCATACTCTTGGTGCTGATGAAGAGTATCCGCTGTTCTTCTTGGCCGATAATGGCCGTGGACTCTCTGCAAAGAGATTCAAGATTGTATCCGATAGCTCCCAGACTCGTCCGATGGACTACGTGAAGTACATCATGACTATTTCTGAGAATGGTACTGATCTTGAGCATTATGCATTCACGATCAATCCGGATATCATCGAGAGCGGCAAGAACCTGTCATTGCAGAGCACGATTCGTCAGTATGCAATGCAGATTCGTGGCGAAATCTTTGAAGATCAGATTGATGCATTCATTGAGAACGTTGCTTACATCGCCGGTATCCCGTATGAAACGTTCAAGTATTCAGATGCTCTGTTTGGCTCTGACCTGTATGGTAAAGCTTATGACACCATCGTCATGGCTGGTTCTGTTCAGCTCGATACGTCGGCTGGTATTGCTCTTGTAAATGGTAGCAATGGCGATTTCGCTAATGCTCCGTTGAGTGCTCTTACTTATAGCTCTCAGCTTCTGAAGGCTTTCAACGGCACTGATGGTGATGAGATCTATGATACGGATAACTTCCGTATTGATGCTGTCTTCGACTGCAACTATCCGGCTCCTGTAAAGAGAGCTATTGAGGATCTGGCTGCATTCCGCCAGGACTTCATGTACTTCCGTGATATGGGTACGGGTCTGGAATCAATCGATGAGATCAAATTCGCTAATATGGATAATCTCAAATCGAAGTTCTGCTCGACTTATCATAACTCTTGGGATATCATTGATCCGTATACTCGCAAAGAGATTACGGTTACTGCTACGTACTCCCTTATCGAGAAATTCGTAAAGCATTTCTTGAATGGTGTATCTCGTCCGTTCTGCGGCCAGCAGTATGGTGTAACCTGGACGAAAGATGATGTCATTGAAGGCACCGTAAACTTCAACCCGAAGAATACGCCAGCAATGGATCAGAAGCAGTGGTTCGATGATAATCGTATCAACTATGTAAGCTATTACAATGGCTTGCTCTCCATGGAATCTCAGTACACTTCTCAGGAGCGTTATACGCAGCTGAGCTGGTTGAGCAATGTACTTAACGTACAGAGCATCATCCGCGAAATTCGTGTACAGTGCCCGAAGAATCGGTATAAATATATCGATACAAAGGGTCTGGCTAACTACCAGAAGGATGTTCAGACGCTGCTCAATAAGCATTCGGCTGATTTCCAGGAGATCTCTCTGGTGTATGCTAAAGATTCGAATTATGAGAATAACAAGATCTACTACGCATACATCTACGTTCGCTTCAAGAACTTCGTTCAGAGCGAAATCTTCAGAATTACGGCGCTCAAGACGAATGACAATACGTCGGCGTCGGTATAAAGAAAGGGGGAGATTTAAATGGCTGATATTACAGTAGACAACATTTTTGCGAATCAGGTATCACTGCCTGACTTTACGAAATATACGCTCGGTCGTGGCGTAACGGATTATACGCAGCTCGCACAGTTCGATATGTACGAGAAAGGTTATCCGTTCATGATAGTTCTCAAGATTCCGAAGTTTATTGAAAAGCTGGCTACGGCTAACACCGAGTATGCTAAGCTGATCAATGACTACGTTCATGTTCTTGAATATGACTTCCGTGGTCTTGAGGGCCTGGAGAACATGACTGCTGATACCACCGAGATTACCAATGGTAATACGAAGTTGGATATCATCACGAAGGTTAACTGGGAATCGGCATCTAAGTTCAGCATGAAGTATCAGGAGCGCAAAGGCTCTCTGTTCGCTCGTATGCATGAGCTGTACCTCCGTGGTATTAAAGATCCGAAAACGCAGGTTAAACGCTACAACGGTCTTCTGAAGACTGATGGTTCGTCTATCCTGGATGCTGGTTATGAGAACGAGGTATTCGAATTCCTGTACTTCGTAACTGATAACACGGCTCGTTCTATCGAGAAAGCATTCCTGCTTACGTCTTGCCAGCTTACTGAGTGTAGCTTTGATCAGTACAATCAGGAGAAGGGTCAGATTGAGTGGCAGGATGTCAACCTCCAGTTCAATGGCTACTCTATCACGAATCCGTTGGTTACGCAGAAGGCTCAGACCTTCCTTAACTGGATGAATGAAGAGAATCGTGTCATCTTCGAAGAGACTAAGTTCGCTTATGATTCTCTTACGGATATGCCGAGTGTCGATGAGCTGCCTGGTCCTCAGGTTGCTATGAAGGCAATCACGTACTAACGTGCAAAGAATACCCCTGTACTCGTAATGAGTACAGGGATATTTTGTGTCTTATTGTTCTTGCTTTTCGTCTTCCTTCTCTTTGACAACCTCCATTTGCACCTCATCAATGAGTGCCTGCATGTCATCTGCCGGGAAGAACAAACTAGTGTATTTCTTTTTAAGCTCTGCAACAAGTTTAGGTTTGATAAGATCAGCATCCTTAGCATTATCACTAACGTACATATTCGTTATTGCTTCTGATATATCATTAGCGCTTGTAAGAATCTGAGTAGTATTCATTGTCATAAGGTAAGTCGGTACATTAGGAACGTACTCGATTTCCTCATTACTGTCAAACTCTGCATTGTAAATACGAGTAAGAATAGTGCTGAACATCTTCTTTACTAATGCCTGCAGATTATAGATAGTCTGCAAGAATCTCGTATTCGTCATTGTAAGTCTAGTTGCATAATCGGTAGCCTGATGAGCCTGAATATAATCATATGGAACACCAGTAGATTGAACTGCCATTTCCTCAAGAGCATTCATGAGATCTGTCTTGACCTCTACATTCTGCCCAGGAATGGTTTCTACATCTATTGGGGCGTCTCCAGATGGGGATTTAGGAATGAGTAGATCATTGAACCTACCAAGCATACCAAGAACGTTATTCATCGATTCAATCTGTCTAACGCCAAAGTTAGAACGCTGAATCTGATTGATAGCATTCATCAATGTATCTGAGATATTTGTATCTACCATCTGCTTTACATAGTAAACACGCTTATCGTTTCCTCTTGTAAGGATAGAGATTACATTGGAGATGTACAAGCAGCTATAGAGCTTAGCTGGGAACAAAGCCTTACGAAGAGATGAAATACCACGATGCGTTTCATCATCCTGCTCAAAGAAGCAATGAACCATATCATCTGGAGGGATGAATGTAATACGCATCTTAGAGATACGTCCTTCTGCATTCATAGTAGAGTTATACTTCAAGATAGCATAGATCTCTTTAGTCAAATCCTGATTGGCATTGACGAAAGTCTTATCGATCTTACGTGAAATAGCCATAGCAAGATTCTTAAGCAATCTGGTTTCCTGAGTATCCTGATAGAATGGATCTCTGTTCTTATCCTTGTATGCGCCACCTGGACGGATACCTCCGATGGTATTAGAGAAAGTAGTCTTCTCAAGATCGAACTTTCTATCGCATTCGATATAGAAATACCCAATGCAGATATCATCGATATACAACGGTTTAACCATTGTATGATCAAGAATCTTTACAACACACCCAGGAACCTTGAGTTGCAGTTCTTTGTCATCTCCATAGCCAGGAGTTTTAAGACCATCCTGCGTTAAGCCATCAAGTTTATAGAAGTTTTCAGAACCCTTCTTGATACTATCATCGATAGAGATATTCTTGGTAACGTCAGCCTTCTTGCCTTCATTATCTTTCTCAGTCTTGAGAGCTGTTTCGTTGATAGCAAGATTTGCAGCTTCATTAAGAATGCTATTAGCTTTCTTATATCCTACCAAAGCAGACTTGATGACACAGCTTTTATCCATCTCTACGATGAAGTTACTCTTACTTGGTTCTACGTTATCAGTGAAGAATCCTTCGTCAACCGCATGTACCTCTGTATCTCCACTGGTAGGGTCCATTCCGATCGTAAACGCTTCATTGACTGGTCCTGGATCGCTTACTGAAGCCTCACCTAGGAATCCAGAAGTAGGACCTAACCCAAATCTTTCATTATCCGACAGTAATCTTTTGATTGCTTTACGGTATGGAACTACATATACAAAGCACTCTCCGAGTTTATCAGTTTGACGATATACTTTATCGAGAATCAGATCGAGTTTATACTTCTCTTTCATATCTTTGATATTGTTTGCCACACCGATATCTTTTCCAGCAGCAGACTTAGATCTGATATGAAGTGTCGTGCTTGTAAAGTTATCAGAGCATAATACATGCTCACGACGAGTTGTCAAAGCATCTTCCAGCTTTGGCATATATTTCAGAATCATTTCGATTTCACGGTCAATGTCTCTTAACCATGAATTCTGGGTATACGTTTGCATTATAGAACTCATGATAGATTCATTCTCTAATGACGCATTGATACCTTGTACAACATCCTCATCATTCTGCATGCTGCCAAGTTTAGTTTTCGTCAAAAGAGCAGAAATGTTGGTAGTACCAACATTGCTAATATTATTACCTATCAGATTATCTATGCTACGGTGTGCTCTTGTTCTCATGTAGGACAGAGTCTTGCTAACACCAGGATCTGTGTAGTATGTACTACTATACATATCACCCATGCCAGTGTCAATAGACTGCTTCAGTTTGTCCATATCTTTTTCACTTGCCATTGCTAATCCTCCCTTGAATAAGTTTATTAAGATGTTCAAGTAGCATAAATTGACAAAAAAGAAAGAGGGTTTAGCGGATATAATATCTCGTACCTCTATCTTACCTTGTAAGCAGATGATAAAAATTTACTTGGCTAAGCCAGCGTAAACATTATCGTAATATGCATTAGCATATTTCTGCATCTCTAGCAAGCGGGTTAGCGGATCGCTAAAGATGGTACTAAAATATGCATCGTTCTTTTGAACAAACATATTAAAGTAGTCAGTTCTACTCACAATTGTCACCTCTCTTCTTCAGAGTTGTGGCAGCAGATATCCCTCTACCATGCTACGGTAGAGGGGTTTTCTGTGTCGCACATCCGTTATTCACAGTTATTATATATAACTGAAATAGCAGACTATATCATCTCTGAAGAATCTTTACGATTGTGGTGACCTTGACATTTTTCTTTGGTTTGGCTACAGTATAGGAAGCATATGTATCTCTACCATACTCGGTATCCGCATACTTAATTCCTATAGAGCATGAATCACCCTTATTCATATTTACCAATCCAGACCATACTGGAACGATATTATGACCAATAGGGATAAATCTAAGCCCTTGCTCTGCCTTTGCATTAACCGCATTCATAAAGTCTTCTCTTGTAGATACATCTTCTGAATAAGCAACTGCTACCTTATTGGTATTGGTCAATATCATAGCAGCTACCCGGCCAAAGTTAGTATCATTAAGTGCAATAGGTATATTAGCCTTAAGAGCATTAGAAGCACTTACTACACTTAATCCTGTAGAGAATGCACCATAATCGTTTTCAAAGTTAATGAGAGTGAATCTATCAGATTCCTCTGTAGCTTCTTTGACTACTGCATGTAGATCATTGATACTGATAGCGAACATCACTCCTTGCTCTGGAGTGTTTCTCAGTATCGAAGTTCCATCTGAAATATTTGATGCATACTTGATAACTGAAAGGTTAAGATTGGACATACCCATTCCGAGCATGTCAATCTCTCCTGTTACAGCATCAGGCCAAACAAATACCAGATCCTCCTTACCAGTTTTCACCAATTTAGATCTTTCATCTAAGTTTCGTATGAAAGCAGTGTCTACGTATCTGTATGAGTTAGGTCTTGCAATCATTTGTTCATTACCTCTTTGATAATTCTTTTATATTCACTTTCTACGTCTTTAGGCATCTGCTGATAGATGCTGATTACTTCCTTCTTGAAGTTAGGATCTACAAGGCGCAGCGGAGTGAACTTCTCGTTATTGTGCCAGAAGCGTAATACTTCTTTCTTACCACGAGCCATTCCTTCTCGCAAACCATGAGCAGAGTTATGAGTTTCAAAGTATTCATGCACATCATTCATCATTTCTTCGAATGAAGCTAGATGGAACCAGCGATGTCCAAAGCTAATATAATCACATGCACAATAGTCTTCGAAGAATGCAGTGGTTCTAAAGAACTTCGGATTGTTGCTGAGATTTTCCTTATCATGAATCTTCTTATCGATAAACATACGTCCGATCTGCCCATTGGTGCATATATTGAACTCCTGCATAATAGATGGATACAGACGTTTGTAATCGAAGTCATTTGCATTCTTTACAAGCATAATCGGCTTGCCATTAACTTTAACCTTAGGTTTATCCGTTACCTGAGTCAAAGCTGCTACGAATGCACCCGGGAACTTCTCATTCGGCTTTTCTTTGAACTTGTTGCAGTTATTGCCCATAACAAGATCATTCTCTGCAAGCATGAACTTAGAAGCTCTATTCGCAAGATACATTGTCTGACGATGAACTTTCGGATACATCGTATCATTTACAATGGCCTTATTGAAGACATAGTTGATATCTCCGGTTTTCTCTTCGATACACTTCTGAACCATGACATCCATCATATTGTATTTGATGAACGTTACGAAATCCAAATACGGAAAATCAACGATATCATTGGTAATATCATGATAGTCTAACTTTCTAGCTCCAGCTACTACTCCACCGATATAGTCCAATCCAAATGTAGCGAATGCTGACTGTCCTTTACGTCTAGATGCGAACTCGATCATCTGATCAAGATACACGCTATAAGAACTGATGTCTGCATAATCACCACGCTGAGCAAACTCTGCTTCATGATCCTTATCAATCTTATAGTAACAATGCTTCTCTTCAAAATCTGGATGGCAAATAATATCAGCTGGATCGTATCCTAAGTTAATGAGTCTTTGAATCAGATATGGAATATCGAATGCCATGTTCCATGCTAAAACAAAGTCTGGCTGCAAATGATTGATGATATTGAACATACTTACCAGCATCGTAAGTTCATCATCAAATACAACGACCTTCACTTTGATATCCTTAAGATGCATGCGGTATGCTTTCTTCCAACCACCTACATTATTAAACAGAAACTCTTTGAATTCCTGCTCCATATTATGGCTAGCGATATACTCTTCAAACTTTGCCACCTGAGGATTATTTGAATCCCTGAATGTAAATGTATACAGAGTATTATCTACTTCATTAAACATCGAGATTGCATTTACAGGGCACTCTCCGGGCTGTGGAAAATCCCCTACCATATATCTACCATCAACCTCGATATCGAGATATGCTTTTGTAACGGGAACCGTTGGATTCTGATACTGCTCATCAAACAACTTACGATAGTAGTTGTTGATATTCATATCTGAACTCATAAGAGATGGATGCGTATGAAGAATCTGATTAGCCCTTCTATTACCACTTCTGATATTATCATAGAAGAACTCTTTCATATTCAACTCTTCTGCAATGCTCTTTTCCAAATCATGGAACGGAACTGTTATAGGATCGCACTTCGAGCGTTCTATGAACACCTGTGGATAATCCTTCACGAATTCAGGCTTAATTTTGTAATAGGTATACTTTGGCTCTTTGATGACCTCTATACCTTTCTTTCCAGTTTCATTGTCCTTATACACTATCGTCATCGTATCTGGGTGAAGATTACCTTCCTCATCCTTACGTGGATAGTGATACATATTGTTCATAATAGTGATATTACTGTCCTTATTATAACCTTTGATTAACATAAGTATTCCCTCCTAATCGGCTTGTTTCGGCTTTATCTAGATGTATCAGCATCGATATTTTTCTAGTTGTCGCGAAAAAAGAAAGGGGATGAACCCTTTCTTTGTGAAGCCGTAGCGGTTTCTTAGTTTGTGTTTGAAAGATCTGAGCCGTCAATTCCAAACCTTCTTAGAATGACTTTATCATTACCCAGCCTTATTCCTCCATTAGTCAATATTAGAAACCATGTGTAATGCTTTTTTGAGATCTTCCCAGAAGATCTTTTCAGTCTGAGAATTGCTTCCAATCACTAAACCTGGAAGTAAAATCGGATCGTGATAGAATGAGCTATAATTCGAATCATTTCTTCTAGATATCTTATATAGAATCTCAAATAAGTTAGGTGAAATATGGTAATTGAACATTTCTACATGCACTGTATTGATCTTCTTAGAATCAATGCATCTTTCTACCCATATATCACCGGAATACGTAGACTTTGAAATACGGATAAGATCCGATCTGACCTTAATTTCTCCAATACGACCATCGCAATCAACAAAATCTTTCTCGTTCATAATATCTTCTCCTTTATAATAATACTATACTACCACATCTATAATATATAATCGACTATGATATTTAAGCAACAAAATAGATCCCAGAAGGACTTAGCCTTCTGGGATATGAATTTATATTTTGTTACGACCTTCTACATTACGTTTGGTTCTATCTGCTGTTCTAGCATCAAGAAATTTAATAGCGTTGTTAATAGAATTGAGAGCATCGCTATTATATGTACAAGCAAAGGGACTTTTCTGGAAATTCTCTAAGCGATATTTAACAATCTCTAAGAGATCCCTTTCAGATAACCCATTCTCTCCAACTTCTTTGATCGGACCCTGCTGAAAGTCTACATTGCCGATAGTCTGGTTCTCAGAACCCTTTACAACAAAGTGATGGTAGTTATTATATGCTTTACTATCTTCATGCACAATGGTATGATTTCCGACGTTGTAATTCATTTTAATCTGTTCCATTTTGTTATTTCTCCTTTAATAGATTTAGGGTTTCATAGTCCCTTTAACCTGTCTTACTTCTCTATCTTTATTGCGCTTCTCTATTGATTTCAAAGCACCCTTGATATAGATCATCGCTTCATCCGTTTCTTTACAACGAAGATTAGTCTTCTGGAATGCTTGCATCCTCAAAAGCACAGCAGACAACAGTTCTTCATTGGTTACCCCATTAACCTTATCAGATCCATGCTGAAAATTTATAGTCTGGATAACCTCTCCAGACTTTGCATCACAGATAACGAACTGACCGTCTTTGTCAGTCTTTATAACAGCCGTTACATCATCAGAATGAATAGATCTAAGCTCATCTATCATATCATTCTTCAGCTCTTTGATTTCAGCTTCGATGTCTGTATAGGATATAAGCTTCTTGCAATCATCGCAGATCGTAAGAAGAAAATCATGATTCATATTGTCTTTATCGGTTACTGTGAACAAGATATCAAACGTATGCTTGTGTTTACATTTGTTGCTGTGTCTAAGCATAGCTATAATCTTATCTATCATTTAGAGTCATCTCCTTTAAATTCTCTCATTCCTTATTTAAAGTGTTTTTTCTTCTGCCAAACACCTAAATAAATTACTATAGGGAGGTTAAGCAATAATGAAAAAGAAAGAAGTTATGCATCTCGTTCCTGAAAAAAATGAGAAGCGCGAAGATAGTGGATTTGGATTTAATGCATCTTCATTGGTTGGAGATGGAGACGCTCTTCCTGCATTAGAAACCAATGAGCCGGCTAAAAAGAAGAGAGGCCGTCCACGTAAAGAAGATAATGGTGATGGATTCACTGTAGCTAAAAAAGCTGATCCGAATCCTATCAATTCTGATATGCCTTACGATCAAACGTATAAACAGAATATGATGATGATGTCTGGTACAGTTGCTCAGATCGATGGTCTGAGTTCACAACTTATGCAGGATCTTGGAGCTGTACGTAACTTACGTAATAGCTTTAAGAAGTATGAGTATATGGGAACAATCGCAGGAGCAGTTACTAGTCTTATCGGTAATAAGATCAGCGCTGTGCGAGAGATGAACAGCGTTATCACAAAGTGCCATGACCTTGAGCTTAAGCGTGCTAAGGAGCTTAAAGCCGGAGTGGATGACGGTGATGATGATAAGAGACTCATGGATCTCTACTCTGCATTTATCAACAATCCGATGGGTAACCCTGGAGCGAGCATGCCATATGCTAATGTATCTCAGGCTGATCTTATGTCTGTTGGTGCTAGAGCAAATACCACGAATCTGTTCTCACAGAATGAAGACCCGGGATTTACTCGCTATGAACAGAATCTTACCCCTCAGCAGAATGCAATGCTGAATGAGGGCAATCCGAACATTGAGACTGTTCTTGTATATGATCAGAGCACACAGGATAAGTATTTTGAGGTAATCGATAAGAGTACCGGAATGCCTATTCCTAATATGCCTACACCTGGAGAGTTTATCCTTGAAGGATGCGTGCCAGATGTAGTACGTGGCATTGCACGTAACTCAGACTTCAATCAGAACTTCCCATTGAAGCTCGTTGGACAACGGGCAGCAAACGAGTATTAATTAAAACACACAGTAAAGGAGAGAGCCAATGCGGCTCTCTCCAATATTGTGTTACGACAGAAATAAAAACCGTTTACAACGGCATTCATAAATATTTATGCTGGTATGACTGCTTAGGGAAGAAACCCATGCTTGACTCACTGGCAAAAACCTTAATCTAAGATTTTATAATTGGATTGTGATGATTAACTTTTAAGATCTTAAGTCTACTGGATTAACAAAAAGTTTAACGGCTTAATAGCTTAATGATAATTGATTAAATCTTAATGATTATCTCTTCATCTTAATTTTAATCAGAACTGGGACTCGAACCCAGAGAGTGACATAGAGTATCTATGCCATGCGTTTACCAATTCCGCCATCCTGCTTAAAGTATGTAGATTTTTGGATCATCTACAATGCTATCTTTGTTTGATAGTTTTGCTTTTTGTTTTTGATTCAACTGATCAAAAGTTAAGCGATAGCTTTTGTTTTGTACGGTAAAAGCTATCGAAAGACCGCTGAGCCTTTTCTTGGATTTTTACATCATATCAGCAATGATACTTATCAATATTCGATTTCAATCTCCGTGATCTCAGTCATATGACCAAGAGCAGCGTCAATGTTCACCAGATAGGTATCGATTGCCTCTGCGGCATTTTTCATCTTCTTAGTGATCTCAGCCGGATCAAGAAGATCTACCTTGTACTGTGCATTCAGCTCAGCCTCACGATTAGCGCGCTGAGTCGACGATGCATTCGTAGTATTGCCGAATTCGTTGTTAACACGCTCGACAATGTAACGATCAGTTTCTTTGACACGCTTGGTATACATCTTGGATACTGAACTAACGCCATTGGTGATAGTACGCATGATGCTCGTAAGTTCATTCTTGTAGTAGTTCTTACGAGCGATAGCAGCAGCGAATGAAAGCGATTCTTTCTCATCGCCATTGATATCGTCGAACGACTTGAACTTCGGTACTTCGATGTACGTCTTTGCATTTGCATTGAGGATAGCATTTGCAATGGCTTCACGGCGAATGATCTTATCGTTCAGGGACTGCCAACGAGCTTTAGCGTCAGCTTCCCAGTCTTCAACAGAGAGACCATTGATGATCTTCTCGGTATTGTCTTTTGTTGTGGTAAATGCTTTCATAGAAGCAGAATCAATCTGCTTATCGAGCATCTTCTTCTGCGCGAGCGCAGCTCTGAGTGTCATGGTTTCTTTTACCATTTTACATTCCTCCAATTTAATGATTAATAGCTTAACCTTTGCTACTATAGTGTATATGCTGTGATAAATTATTACATTTTTTCGTTATCATAATCAGACGATTAGACATTTTGTTAAAACCAAAATATTATATGTTGAAAGGCTGTGTTTTTAAATGAGTGCACCAAATTCGAATGGCGTATTACGCACTAAACTATCAGATATGAAAATCGGGGATTATATCAAGTGGCAGTATAATGGTGGGTCTGATACTGCTATTGGAACTTTAAAGGCTGACGATGGCACAGAAAACGAATTACCATCTACTCCTTTAGCTACTGGAATTACAGGGTATTTCTACTTCATAAAGTGGAAGCAGGGATTACTAGTAGCAGATAGAGCCATTCATCTCAATATATCGGCCCAGATGATTAATAAAGCTGGCTATTTTAAAGGCAGTCAGTATTTTTGTCCATCTTTAGACCAGTTCCAAGCATTCTGCGCCGATGATTTTAACGGCAATTTCAAATTTAGCGATGCTAATTTTCCAATAGCGACCGAATCCATTGGTGGTGGTGTGGGTCCGAACACACTTAAAGGAAGGCCCATTACTCAAGATCTAAAAATCGTTAGAGAGTCGGGATCTGGGTATATAACCAATATTATGGATAAGATAAGATATGATACTACTAATTACATAGGATTTACACAACGACAGAACAATCTTAGCAGTGTTGGATCAACATACCCTATATTTCTTCCGACGTATTTCTTACCTTGCATGGCATATGTGGACAATTCAAAATCAACAAATATCTATTATTAAGGAAATTAGGTGATTAACTTGGCTGATATAACTTCACTAACTAAAGTGACAGACCCATACAATATCCAACCTGGCCAATACATTACCTGCGATTATACAACTACGGCTGCAAATACTCTAGGAACTTTTAGTAACCTTGGCAAAGCTACTAAAGATCTTTTAGCAACTCCTCTTACAGGAGCAGGTGAAGGTTCTTTTAACTTTATCTGTATCGGATGGGACTATGCGGGTAGACCTTATCTTATCGCTGATAGAGTTATTCAGACTAGCTTTAGCTTATCAAGCAATTCAGCTTTGAACACTACCTCTGGTACTACGGCTACGATCGACAGTTCGGTATCAGTTAACTTGCGTGTACTCAACAGAGACACATGGGATAAGGCAGTTGTAAAAGGCGGAGTGACTGGTATAGCTGCTGGTGATGCATTATGGAATTTCTCTATCCCATCATGGACATTTGAACTTCCATCGGATAGCACCGATGGAACGGCGAATTATATCCTTGGTGGTGCAGCTGTCGATACGATTGCTACAAAAGCAATTAGCACCGCAGATGCAACAGTAGGATACCGTCCTGTAATGACCATCAATTCAAAGCCAGCATATCGCGGTAATCCTGGTCTTGCTGCAGGCATTACGCTTGTGACAGATCCAGTCAAATTAGTTCCTGGTACGGCTATCTCATGTGAGTATACCGTAACTACTAAGGGAGCTATCGGAACATATGCAAATCTTGGTAAGGCTACCAAAGATCCTTTACCAGATTACCCAGTAGATCTTCCAGATGGAACATTCTACTGGATCTGCGTTGGTTATACTCCAGCCGGATATCCGAAGTGCTTTGCCGATAGAAACATTCAGGCAAACATTTCATGGTCGACTTTGGCCACTGCAGCGCTTACCACTACCTCTGGTACTGAAACTACAGTTAGCGGCCACAAATGCAATTTACGCATTCCTAATTCCATCCCAAATAGGCACATCAGCATCCCAGATTCTAAGTATGGAGAGTGGGATGCAATCTTTACTACTTATAATGCTAATGGTATTAAAGCAAGTAATGAAGTATGGAATACTAAATTCTCACAATCTTTTACAACGGCTATTCTGTCTGATGTAGATGATGCTGGTAATCTTGCAGATGGTACTTATATCATTGCTAGAGGTTATCAGGATGGAACTGATGGAGTATATCAGGATAAAGAGGATGTACAGACTAAGTACACTCAGTCTCAGACACTCTCTAACGTAGGTTTCCGTCCTGTATTTATCTATACAGAGATCGATGCTAACTCAAGAGGTAAAGTAGGAACTACGCTTCCATCTTTCGACTTTAAACCAGGAACGTATGTACAACCTGGTGAGGTTATTCCTTGTACCTATACGGTTACAACTAAAGGAGCTCTTGGCAAGTTTACTGAATTTGGCGGAAAGTCCGACAAAGATTGGATCTTGGCTGAAGGTGAAGATCTTCCAGATGGGCGCTTTAACTTTATCTGTGTAGGATATACACCGGATGGTTGTGCTAAGTTAGTAGCCGATAGAAACATTCAGACGAATATTTCTTGGACTACGCTTAACAATGCTGGGCTTTGTCTCACTACCGGTAGTGATGTTCCTGTAGATGGAACTAACTGGAAGATGAGATTGTTCAACACTACCACTACCAGATTCGTATCTGAAACTGATTATGGTGAATGGGATGCTATCATTAGTCTTATGACTAGAGCTGGTATTACTAAGCCATCAGATCCAGAGATATGGAACTGTGGTAATAACCGTAGTTGGACGCTTGCTACCATTGCTACTATCGATGATGCTGGTACTCTTGGAACACAGGATAACTGTATTGCTAGAGGCGTGCAGGATACTGCATTCAATATCAAGGATGCAAGCTTTACGAAGCAGCCTTTCCAAAGCGCTGCATATGCTTCTAAGACTATCGGCTTTAGACCAGTAATGTGGTTCAAACAGAAACCTGTATCAAGCACTAACCCTTATCGTGCATTCGTACGTATTGAGGATGATGCTTTGTTCGCAAATCAGAATTTCTTCTAAAGCAAAATAAATCCCTCTACTCACTGCGAGTAGAGGGATATTTTGTGCCTTATTTATAGCCATACGCGAATTCATTCTTATCCTTCATGGCATCGTAATAAAGAATATTAAGATGATTACTAAGAGTGAACACCCCAGGAACTGGATAAGTGATTGGATTGCTTGGAGAACCATCTTGGAACCAAGCTTGGCCATGTGGATCTGAATAGAAATTTTGCATAATGCATCTAATATCTTTTCCATTCAAATATGATATGTCGCAATCCTTACCAATAAGAGTGCCATTCCGATATGTAGATGCACGATTCGTTGTAAAATCAAATACAATAGTGCACCAACTAGTATCTTGCGTTCTTCCAAGGCTTATACCATCTATATCACTTTCTGGTCCATACGCACCAGATATATACGAATGGCAATAAGCCGCATTACGTGCGTATGCCGTATATCCCTCAGCATTATACGTTCCAGGAAGGTTATTAGCATCCTCGAATAGTATATCCATACAATTATGGCCAGAGGCACATCTAACCCCTACCTGCCAAATTCCTGTTCCAGGAATGGTATTATCAGAAAGGATTATTCCTCCTCCCATACTTACATAACTAGCTCCATTGAATAATATTTGCTTCATGTATATCTCTCCTTATTTGTATGACCATAAAATGTCCTTTCTGTCTTCTATAGACATAGTAGGCATTAGGTCACCGAGTACAGTATATCCATCTGGTATACTAGGAAAATCAGATCTAAATATAGTTTGGGTTTCTCCAACTAATGGATTGAAAATATACGTTTTCAAATCTGCCCAAGTACCCAAATTTATAGAATAAAATAATGTACCATTAAAAAAGAAATTCATTCTATTGGAATCATAATCAAATCCATACCCATATCTTCCGGCCTTTTGGTACGTAGGGCTTGTAGAAACATAGTTGAATGTGGTACCATTTGTCCAACAAAAGCCTATATCTCCTTTAGAGTCCCAACCAATCACATTGGTAACATGCTGAAATATCAGATACCCAGGTAATTTTCCATATGGAAGACCTTGGAAGTATTCATTCTTTTGATATGGATATATCTCGGGTATATTGTATTCAATATACAATTTGCCCGACTTATCCACTACCTGAGGGATTCCCCCCCCCCCCAATACTAAATCTTTGTAGCTTACCGATGGATCTATTCTCATGATAACCACCTTAACCTTTCTCGAAATTCATTTACTAATTTGTCAAAAAAAAAAGAACTCGTAATGAGTTCTCCTTTTCTCTGTTTATTTACTATTGATCAAATAGTTTACCGTAGTCTCCATCAATGCTAGTAACAGCATCTTGGCCATATTATCTCCACCACCGATAGCTCCTTGTACGATTCTACCAGTTGTTCTGTTCGGCTGGTAGAGAACGAGGCATTTGGTATAGTCTGATTTACAATCATTTATACCATTAGGTACAAAGGCAACCTTGTACTTAAGAGATTCGCGGCACGTTCCTTTATGGAGCCAATATCCAAGATACTTACTATCTCCGATAAGATCACGAGCCTGATCATACATGCAGTCAAGCTGCTTGTCGCTGATGTACTTATTACCATCCCAAGTATCATCATAGAGTGATAATGCCCAAAGTGAAGCGACTACGATCGGAAATGATTCGCATCTTTCACCAAGAAACTTAAGCACCTTACCGAGTTTAGCCCTATCTACCTTTGGCATCCTTACAGGAATCTCTAAGTAATCTTTATACTCCTTAGATGGACTAAACTGCTTGAAGAAGAATAAAGACTGCTTATCTGATATCAGATTGAACAAGGCGCTAACAACCTTTGGATTTGCAGTATGTGGATTGATTCTGAAGATATCATTATCTCTTTTTGGATCTCCGTTTACGATAGCCTTACGAATGTCAAGTTCTAATCCATCTTTTGACGCTCGTTTCAATTCGTTAGGAGCAGAATCGGTTCTTCCTTTTGAATCGGATCAGGCACATAACTCAATGGAATATCAAAAGCACTATACCTACCGATGGCCCATGCTTCTGCTTTTCAGACACATGCATATTGAATGAAAAGTCATCAAACCATCCGATGTTTTCGCTACGGCCTCTTCCATCTTCGCTTAAGCGACCTTTGATACCTGGAGTTACCATTACTCCTTTTGCATCTGCATTTAAAGTAAACAGTTTCATTACAATTACTTCCTTTCAAAAATCTATTTACACATCTCACATTTATAATATATATATATATAATTATTATAAAAAACAAAATAGATCCCTGGGTATTTAAACCCAGGGAAATATTTATTGTTTCTTTTTAGATGGTCTTAAGCATCTTGCTAAATTCGTCTAAGAACTCTTCTCTTTCCATGATCTCTGCATCTTTGTCAGCATTTCCGATAGCTATAATGCGATACTCACCATTTGCATTCTTAAATGCCTTGGTAAAGAACTTATCTTTATCTAGTGGGACATCGCATTTGAGCTGAACCTCATCATCTGTACTTTCATAGCCACAAGAATTAAGGCAGAACTTAATCCCCATAGCAGCCTGCTTCGCACTATCCAAGGATACATTGTAGAAGCGCGTCTTATCTTTATTGGTGATAAAAGCAAACTTAACGGTATCCCCAAATTTATCGAAGCCAAATTCCTGATTCAGCCGTTCTCTTTGCAATCTAACTGAATTCATCTTGAACTTTCTAGAAGCAACAGAATCAGAAATACATTTCGTCATATAGCTTACAGCACAGATAAGATCATTCTTTTCCATAAGCTCGTCTTCATCTGAGCATGCAGCCAAAAGTAAGATCTTATTATCATGGAATTCGTCCTCATAGGTTCTGACTAAGAATCCATTTGGATTGTTGAATTTATTAGTAGAGGCATTCGTCTCTACAATATTCTTGTATCCATATGATTCCAGTGTAAGATCAAGTATGAAGATAATGGACTTTGCATCTTCAATACTAACAGGATAGAATTCAAGTTTGTCATTTGGATAATCCATTAGAGCAAACTTAACCTTGTCCGTTCCCATCTTTTCAGGATCGAATTTTTCTTGGACTTTAGAAGGAGACTCTTTTGGATCTGCCTCCATATTGCTATCAGATTTGTTGATAGTTCTATCCCGTCTATAGGGAGGGCGAGTCTGAATCTTCCCTTTTTCATCATAGCTAATAGTGGAATTTACGTAGTTAGCATCGATAGCGTCAATAACTTCTGTTATTGTTAATACAGGATAAAACCTAATATCTTGTGATGCTGTCTTCGTAAAAATGATCTTTAAGCTATGGTGCTCAGGATCGTCGAATCCAATAGTTGTACCATTTGCCTCGCCATACATCTTTTGTAGAGTTTCTTTGAATTTATCCATCTCATCATAAAGAATAATAAAACTGCTTGTATTGATACTAGTGCCATCTTTGTCGCACAAGCTATACAATCCAGAGATTACGGATTTCGTGTAACTCTCCTCTTTCTCCAGAGTTTCAAACATGCTAGCCTTGATGTCATTAACTATCTTGGTTATGGGTTCTTTCTTATCCCCCTTATCATTTACAGAGTTTGCTTCTACTACATCTAATTTCCTTTTTATGGATTCAACAGACAATGCACCACCCCCAGCGATGATATCAATTTCTGTAACCAGACTATCACACGTTCTAGCAACCAAGCAGATATCTTCTACCATCTCAGCTGGAGTCTTTCCAAACTCATTGATAGGATGCTCTTCTTTGATCACCTCAATATCCAATGAGATTTTATTGTGCTTATACTCTATAACCGCTGAGCCTTTCCCGCTGAGAAACCAAGTCCCGAATTTTGTATTCAGTTCTTTTTTAGCATCGATGGTCTCGCATCTAAGATAATACTCAGAACGAGTCAGTAATCTAGGTGCATGGTTAGTAATATTCAGTGAGAAACCAACGATAACCTTTGTATGGGTGTACGAATCATCTTTAGGAATGATGGTTTTGCTTGGATCTTCTTCCTTATAGTTATTCAGTTGACTTGCCTGAATATGCATGATTACTCCATACTTTGATTTGAATACGACAGTCTTGATTCCTGCATTCTTGATCATACGCTTACAGAGCAGGCATGGCGCTCCAGATGCCAACGTGCCATCTGCATTCTCTCCATAGATATAAATGGTAGAACCAATCATACGCTGTTTAGTACAATTGATGATAGCATTCTGCTCTGCATGTACGGCTTTACAGAGTTCGTATCTTTCTCCTTTTGGTACATGGAGTTCTTCACGTTTGCACTCTCCATGATCAGAGCAATTCTCTTCTCCCACCGGAGAGCCATTGTATCCACTAGATACAATGGCATTTGACGTATCAACAATAACTGCACCGTATTTACGGCGCAGACAAGTGGATCTCATAGAAATTGCTTTTGCTACATTCAAGAAATATTCGTCCCATGATGGGCGTGCTGCTGTTGTTTTCATAATTAATATATCCTCCCCTGAGATACTATAATCAAATTAGTAAGAAGCACGGTTAGCAATACCAATATCGCTATGATTAGCGTATCGATATTGCAAAACTCGTGTTTAATCCGAAGCATCATGTATCGAAGATCTTCCTTAGCTCTTACCCTCGGATTCAACCTGCTCTGTATCCTCTTCAAATGTTCCGGAAGTATCGTAATCTTTTTCATCTAATGCTGGCCTCCCGTCATTAAGCCAAACTAAGATAGGATGTTTTTGAATTGTATCTGTTGCATCGGTCGAATACAGATATGCTGCTGTGCATGTCAGTACAGAACGTCGAGTATCAATATTCAATACATCAATCTGCGCCAGATATCTAATGAAGTCTTCTGCTTTAGGACCTCCTACAAATTCTGCCGGTTTCGAATCGGTTGGGTATCTGAACAGATAATCAAATACCAACTTTTCGAGATAGTCCATATAGATAAATTGCCTACGCATGAAGATCATCTTCTTCATGGCTTCGACAAATTCTTTTGAGATCTCATTACTGCCATTGCAATAGTCTCTTACTGCTGTAATAAGAAGCTCCAAAAAATCATTGATGTTCGCTTCGTTAAACCATATTTCCATCAGCATTTTTTCTCTTTCAGAATACTTATGCTTCTTATATGGCTTAGCAGTATTTGCTTCAGGCTGCTTGTTATCGTCAATGAAACCATCTTTATAATCCATCAGCCCTAATGTACGCAAGAACTTAACAAAATTAACTGTTCTAGATCCACCATTATAGTCTATGGTCAAAGCGTCTTCATGTAAGATAAAAGCATCGCGCGCCAGACTGATAAAGAGAGGCTTATCGATTTCATTTATCTTAAACGTAAGTATCCTCTTTATCGAATCGATGTATTCATCAGGAACGGAGCCTTCTTCATAAGCACAATAGTCTTTCACAATATCAATGATATCGCGTAAAATGCAGTTGATATTCATTGTCATGCCTGAAAGCTCAATAGATTCTCCGTCATGCTCAATGAAAAAAGATATAATGCGTAGCACTTTTTCTCTTCGTTTAATATCTACCGTCACATCTCCTTGTAATTTATTCTTAGTGAGGTCTTTCTTATGTGGCATTTCTTTCGGGACACTCCCAAATTTGAAGCTCATCAATCCTAGTTCAACTAAGAATGAAATGAACTGTCTTGCTTTGTCCCCTTGAACGCTTATTCCCGAAGAGTCTTCTTCCAGGATAATATCCTTACGTACCAATCCTGTAAGAAGGGGTATGTCTATATCTTTAGCTTTGTACTTGATCAGTTTCTTTATTGAACAGACATCTGCATCAGAGATGGCTCCATCTGCACCGGCACAATATTCTTTCATAGCACCGATGATATCGTATAATAAAATACCATTGATGTCTATATAGTCACCTTGATCAGCTCCACCTTTACTCTCGAAAGATGCTATGACATCTAGCAATCTTTCTTTCCTAAGATTTTCCATCCCTACATCTCCTTATAATTTGCTCTTGATGATATCTTTCTTATGCAGCATTTCTTTCCACACACCGAGAGTATATCCCATTTTGATAAACAGCATCTTAGCCTCTACTGTCATTCCGACAAGACCGGCTGTATGCATTTCATCGATTACAGCCTGCTCGAAGTCATGCGTTGCTTTCTTAGCCAACTGCCAATTGATAACATCTTTTCCATAAAGATGAGTTACCGCAAGACCCTGATAAGTCTTTTGCGGAAACTTCGTCTTAATGAAACCATCACTGGTATCTTCAATATTCTGGATAACAGCTTTACGCTCATTATCACTTGTAGTTTTCTTAAGATCCTCTACTAAGAGAATGATATCACCAAGTGCAACCACCATTTCAAAGTATTCAGATTCCAGTTCTTTAACGTCTACTAGCATTTTACATTCCTCCATATTGATAGATGACATTGCCATCTAGTTTTAATGTCGGATCACTGTTTTTAAGAACAATTAGATCCGCATCATACATACTGAGTTCGCTATTATGACTAATCATTATGCACTGCTCATATGAAAGCATCTTCATCAAAGTATTCAATACGGTGATGAACTGCAATCTGTTTTGTGGATCTAATCCGCCATCAATCTCATCTAACTTGATTATAGAATAATCATTAGATGTAGAACGAAGCAGCGCGAAGCTAACGATCATACTGATCATACATACTTGAGCTGTACTCATAGAAGAGATATCATCATTCATAATACCTCTGCCTAAGCATGGCATCTTAAACTCTTTCTCATTGATGATGAATGGATGTAATACAAACTCCCCATTGAAGAATGACTTTAAAAGCTCATTAGACGTAGAGAGAATCCCATTCATAAACATCTCCATATACACAGTCTGTATTCCAGTAGTTGGAGATGCATAATATTTGATCTTCTCAGTCATGTCATATTCAGATGAATACTTCTTGTACTGATCGAGATAATCATTATAGAGTACGATCTTATACTTAGCCTTCTGCAAGTTATCCTGATTCTTTGGAATAAGATCAGTATTGATCATTTCCAATTCAGACATATCTGCATCCATAGTTTCTTTGATTGTTGTAGCCGCTGTAAAACTTGCTTCGAGCCTAGGTAACTTATCAGTTATCTCATCTATTCTCTTAGATAAGTTCTGATATTGAATCTTGGTCTGATATAGATTCGTATCAGTAGATAAGGATTTGTTAAGTTCACTGATCTCACCAGCATAAGAATCTATCTTCTTCTTAGCATCTTCTTCATCATGACGATAAGCTGCATATGCCGCCCTATCTTTATTGATGGATTCCGTTAAGAATAAGATTTCTGCTTCATTCTTTGATAGCGATGACTTCTGATCTTTGAATCTCTGAATATCTGCCTTAGTAGTTTTAACAACAGTGATCAGATTAGAACGGTCAAGATAACCCTTCGTATCCATCATTACCTGCTGATTGCTAAGCATAAACTTAGCATAACTATCAATGTCTCTTACCCATTCCAGTCCATGGAACTTAGTAAGAATAGTCTGAGGAATAGATTCATAGAATCTGAATACCTCCATCTTACATTGCATGACTTTACCGCTAGCCTTCTGTAAAGCTATCATATCCTGCAATGCATGCTCTTGCTCCTCTAATGCCACATTCAATTTATTGAAGTCATCTTCAGAGAGTAAACAGCTCTTAGCACTTACGACTTCTTCAATGAATGGACAATCACTCAGATGATTACAATCATCTGGAATCAGAGAGAATGTTTTACATTGATCTTTGAGAGTTCTTTGGCGAACAATCAAAGCTTTAGACTCAGAGATAGACTCTCTGAGTTTCTCTATGGATTCATCGGTTGGTGCTACACTAGAACCAACCATCCCAAATGTTTCTTCTAGGATATTATCCTCATAAGTATCTCTGATATATTGAATATGAGATTTGAGTCTCTGCATGAATTGAACAGCTGTATCATACTCATCTCTAGTTACATCATCATACTTATCAAAACCTATCTCAGAGAACTGTTCTTTGCAGAATTCGAGTTTATCTTTGCACTCCTGTATCCTTTCATCGATATCGCTCAAAATCGCGTAATCGCCAAAAGCATCGAGTTTAATCGTATTAGTTTGGATACGATCAGAAAGCTCTTTTTCTAATGCTAAGATCTTTTTGTACTGTTCTTCGGCATTTTCTTTCATAGATTTAGCTCTAGCGATTTTACTAGCATAGATAGCTTCGTAGTTATCAGCTACTCTGCTGAATCTAATTTTGTACTTAGCGCAATCCTCGAAATTTGCATTGCATACAGTAAGTTCATTCTTCAGCTGATTATACTCGGTAAGTATATCTGTATTATCTTGGTCAGCTAACGCATTTAGCTTTTCCTTACTGGTTGCGATCTTTGCAATCAATAGATTACGTCTGTCTTCCATATCGCCCATTGAAGATTCCATCGACTTAATTGAACTATTAATCGATTCAGTATCTCCAATAGAATCCATCTTAGAATTGATAGAGTTAAGAATAGATTTCAATTCAGAGCTCTTCTTAACCAATTTCTTATAGATAAGATTATAGAACTCCAATTGGCTAAGCTTGCTATTGATGAATCTCTTTCTCTCTGCAGGATTCTTATCTGCTAATCCTCTATCATCAGAAGACAATTGTGCAAGTAGTAAGAAGTCTTCATCTATGCCAAGAATCTCATGGATGATCTTCTTTCCTTCAGTTACATTACCATTAGGATTGAGTTCTTTTGTAGTTCCATCTGAATATGTAACACGGACATGACAGGAAGAGCTTCTTGTTCCGCTCTTGCTGCATGTACTTGTATGAGTTATATCCAATACCTTTCCTGGAAGGATATAGCTAATACTCTTAACTGCATCTTTCCCAGGAACAAAGTCTTTTGCTTGTTCATTATCAGGATTGATGGCTTTGAGTATTGTACTCTTTCCTGAGCCATTGTCTCCTTTGATAACAGTAATACTGTGTGTCGCTTTAGAGAAGTCTATAAGAATCTCCTCTAATCCTAAACCATTATAAATCCCTACGTAGTTCCGCAGGTATAGTCGTGCCAATCTCATATTGTCTCCCCCTATTAGTCAAAAGTTAAGTTTCTATTAAAAAATAATCCCTGAGCTATAATAGCTCAGGGAATATTAGAATCTTAACGAAATAGAGATTCATTAAGAGAAATACAATATAAAGCGAATCTATCATCGACCTTGTACTTAGCGCAAAGTTGATGAATGTTCTTTTTGTATACGTAGAAAGCTCTGGCTATCTTATAAGCCAGACGTTCTTGCTCTTTCCTCAGCCCGAACATATTCACACCTCAATTCATCGATATGTTTCACGGTCTTCAGCATATCATCTGTATCGATCTTATCAGTATTACACTTAAAGACCTCTACGTCATTTGTGCGCTTATAAAGACTGTATAAAGCATATTCCTTTATCCAATCGTTAGTCCTGATATTCGTCATATCTACGATATCAACAGCTCCAACCGTCAGCCTATGTGTATGATAGCAGTAGTGATCAATGCTATCAATAATCTTATAGAAAAGCTTATACAGCTTATGATAAGATACTTCCATGCCGTCGATAAAGTCTGGATAGATCAGAAAGATATTACGATTGTTCAAAGACGACTCACTGATATCATGAGCCATAGCGCACTTGCTCTTGCCAAATACGAAGTAGATACTACACTCGTCACACTTAGCATAAGTATATACTCCATCAATGTCTTCCTTAGAATTTCCGACTGCTTCATGGATACGAGTAATCTCCGCACCACCTTTGTTCATTCTAGCACGAACAATAGTAGCTTGCGAACAACTCCCGTAAAATAAACCAGCCAATTTAATCCTATTGAACAATTTATTTCTCCTCCTCTACATACCCAACTCCCACATTCTTATCCTGCAAGATAGGAGCCTGAGTAGGTTCACCTTTAAAGCCAACTGGCTCTAACCCTCTTACAGTTAAATGCATAGGAGTGCTGTGCCCACATATAGGGCATACCAATTTGTAGTGAATCTCGTTTTTCAACTCAGCTTGAATCCAAGCTGTATCAGATACTTTATATGCTGCATATGCAGATTTCATCAAGATCTTTTCATGATGACATCTTGGGCATACAGCAAATCTGTTTAATGTAATAGCAGTATGCTTTTCCATTATTCTTTCTCCTTTCAGTGCTTCTTTTTATCAAGAAGTTCTGGTAATGGGTCTCCCTCTTTCCAATCATACAAAGGTAGAACGCGATCTTTTAATTCAGGAAGGTACCTGTTCATCATCTTCCACCCTTCATATTTTTTATAGTTATCTTTAATATACTGTGCAATGGCACTATCAAAGTAACCAGCCGTAAGAGGAACAGATACGATAGCTACACGCCGTCCATTATCTGTATCCTTAAACAGCATTACTTGTATAAGCTTATTAGAAAATACGATAAGGCGCGTAGCCTTATACAATGCTCGTTTTCTTATCACTTATTATCCCTCCTTAATAGCGACCCATCAAATACCTTGGATACTCTCTCCGGTATTCAATAAGCCGCTTTCCACATTGTTTACTTAAATATGATATCTATCATCTTTTCTGCTTTTACAAAAGCTTCAAATGTGACCACTTCAGACGTAGGTCTGAGTTGAAAGAGCCGCACATTCACTATTGCATCATGCAATTTCTTCATGGTGGTTGCGTATTTGTGTAATGCTCGGCCATTTAACATTTTAGCTTTTAGCATATTCCTTCGTCTTATCTTGTCCATAACTTACAATGCCGGAACAAGCGTATAAGTAAGGACCCGATTACGATAGGATGGCTTAGAGAGCTTTCTGAGGAACATTATTCCTTTATAGTTCTCACTAAGATATTCCTCTATATGGCCTTCAGCAGATGAAGGAATATACAGATCGTCAGGTACACTGTCATCCGCTAAATGCGAAACGAGGATGTGGATAAGATTCTCAGAATCTGTAAGAAGTCTGATTGCTTTAATTTTGTTTAATTCGTGTCTCATAGTTATTACTCCTTTTCATATCTACCATTAAAGAAAAGATCAAATGCTTTTCTCTTCATTCTTAATCTTGAATTGCTACGCAAATGATAAAAATGGCTAATCAGTGCGTAGTTAATCTTAATTGTAACCTTCTTAACCATTACAAATCATCCTTTCAAAATAAATCCTGTATGGCTGAATTGCCATACAGGATATAGAATCAGAAATTAGGGTCTGTATATTTGATAGCGCGCATATCACCAGTGATGAGAGTACGTGCGTCGGCGAACCGAGAAGTTCTTCCCGGAGGAAGGATCTCAGTAAAATCCTTAGCAACGCCATTCACTACTACACTACCAAATTTTAGATGCGTATTACCGAGAGCTGCTTCATTCTTTTTGATTTGCTGCATCTGCTCCCGAGAATACACAAATGTACGTTCATACATATTACTCATACGTTATCGTCCCGCTTCCTTCAACCGGTACTTGATCAGTAGTTACAGCTTCTGGATGGAGAATCTCCATCATAGACTTGATACACTCAAGTCCTTCTTCTGCCATATGCTCACTAACCTGTGGGATATCCATTTGTCCCAATACCGATTTCTTAAAATGAATTACATCTTTCAGCCCACGCTGCTTCTTATATCCATCATAGAGTTTCTCATACTCATCTCCCCAAGTAATTGGTTCTTGGAAATCTGAAATGAAACCATTCCCATACGTTTGAAGCAGTGGAACAACACTACCGCTGATACCAGGATCGGATGGTGAAGAAGCATCAGGGTCAAGTACACCCATATTGCTTACATCAAGATACCGATAAATCTTTGGAATGGATTTACCGCTAGTCTCTCCGATACCGCTTTCTCCCTTATAAGTACATTTAAGGGCAACGATAGAATCCATGTCAGTGACGGTGTTTCTAAATGTGATCAACTGAGATCTAGATACTGCACTAACAAGGAACATCGGATTCGTAATGAGAGATTTCCGGATAGACCGAATATCTGCTCTAGGATTATCCGACAGATTATAGATACCATATGCCAAACGATTACCATACATAGCGCCAATATAATCAGCGATATTGATACGTTTGGTTCTGATATTCAGATTATCTTTCAGCTTCAAGTTGCTGAATTCGTTCAGTACCCATTGCAGGATTCTGAACACATCGCGTTTATACTCTTCAGGTAATCTGATATTGTCTCTTGTATCGATGCTATATACCCCTCTCAATGAGGTGAGTACATTGCATCCTTTCATATACTTATCAGCTGTAAGCGAACTTGTATATGCATTACCCAGACGCATCTTCCAGAAGACATCTGAGAAGATATCCTGAATGGTAAGGTCTTTGATACAAGTTTGTGTGCAAAGCATATTGATTACATGCTGAACAACAGCATTGCCATCGAAGATCTGCTTCGGAACACAGAAAAACAGCTTGATGCTGTCTTTGATCTCTCCACGATACTGTGGCTGGAATGAATAGAATATATTCTCATCCAGTGGAGTTTCAGATGGGATTACTACCTGACTGAGTCCAAAGAACTCAAGAGCATTGTAGAATCCATACTGAGCAAATACATACAGCGATGCCGATGTGCATTTGCTAAATGCCATACAATCATATTGTGTAGCATCATGCTCTTCACCTTTATAGTCATAGAGCTTCACAATGTTTCTGAAGATACGAATAGGGTGGAACATGGTTTTCAAAGTCACACAATGCGAATCAGATTTACTGGTTGCATTGTTATAGGTACTTCCATCAACGATTTGATACATAGAGCTGCAGTAATTTCCATTAATATAGAAATAGAACTTGTCCACTACCCGTGGGACAGCTATAATGACATCAATCTCTTCATGCTGATCTTTGATCTCGATATAGTACGTGACTATAAGAAGTTTCAAAGCTGACTGTTTCAAATCGATAAAGTTATATCGATTATCTTCGTCAGACCGTGACTTAGAAGACTTCTTCCGATTAAGCATCTCTTGATACTTACGGAGAGTCTCATTTACTTCGAAGAAGCTATCTACAACTCTAAAATTCTTAACCAGAATCTTAAAGTTTGTTTCTCTCTGACAAGAGAGGATGATTTTCTTCAATACTTTGATGATCTCTTCATCGGAGCGGCTGAATAACTTTGCATTGAACCGATAGGTTGTCTTTTCTGCAAAGTCATGAATAAACTGTTTCTGATTCAATCAGATTCCTCCCCATCTTCACCTGATGCGGCATTAGGTGCGGTGATCCTTGTCTTCAGCACTTTGTTCATTGGATTCACGCATCCAGGTTTATCTGTAATGGTGATATCAACGTCCAAATCATATGCTGTAGCAAGACTTGTGAGTTTCTTGAGTGTGATACCCTTATTCTTCTTAGACGTAATAAGACGCATGCAGTTACTAAAGTCACTGCCGAGTCTCTGTCTGTAAGATTCAGGATCGATAGCCTTTGCTCCTAATGCTTCTTTGATAAGCTTAAGAGCAGGCGAATCATTAGGATCTATGTACGGCTCAAGCACATTATCCTTCGTAGTAAGACGAGCTGTCTCGTCATTTGCCAACTGATCCTTTTTCTTGATCAGTTCAGCATAAGATTTTGAATCGCTGAAATTGATAACTCTATCTTCAGAGTAATCTTTCATACGCTCCTCTGGCGGTTTCGTATATACAGACATGCAACCTGCATCTACAACACCGGGAAGACCTTCGGTAAATCTAGGTCTAATAGGATAAACAATCCCGTCTTTAGCAACACATGTGTTTTCAAACATTGGCTCATTGAATTGCTTACGGCGGATATATTCATCTTCAGATATGACATCCATAGTTGTATTATTGATAAATACCTGTCTAATATCGTCCAATTAGATTCCTCCTAAAAAAATCAATCTGCAAGGTTTTTTATTAAAAAAATACAGGAGAGGAAGATTGCTCTTCCTCTCTTATATTTTTACATAACCTTACTTAAGCTGCTGCTTCAGCTTTCTCATTGACTTTATCATCCTTGACATGCTGCTTCAGAACTTCCATCGGCGTGATCGTGATATAGACCTTCTCGCCATCATGCTCTGCCGTAGCTTTGAAGAAGTCATCATATACCAATACCGGATCGATATCGACATTGTTGATCATATAAGTCTTGATTGCTTCTGCACATGCACACAGGATATCGCAGAGGAAATCCTTGCCATTTACAGTCTCAAGGCAAATGCCATAATTGTTCAGGCCAAAATCAGCCAGCATATAATGGAAAACCTGGTCGCTCAAGCCAGCAATGTTTTCCTTCGGAATGTCTTTCATATCTTCTTCGTTGAACGTGAAAGTCAGGGAGAAGCTATCCCCATCTTCGCTTTCATTGCTCTCAACGTACGCACCAAAGTAGAATGCGTCATTCTGGAAATCACGGATCTGACAACCCATCGTCTGACCCTTTTTCTTTACAACTCCGAGGTATTTCGCAACGCCCTCAAAGAGCATGCGAACGCAACGCCAGGAGAAACGAACGTCCCAGGTGCAGCTCTTTTCCTCGTCCATAATTTTCATAATCTGTGCATCAATGTTCGTGTCTTTGTACTGTTTCATGTCGTAAACACTCCTTAAATGAATTAGAATTTGATTCAAGACATCATAAGATATCTTGCCTTCACCTATATGATATATAGTTATTCTTAAGTTTACCACCCGTTAATTTTTTACAAGCGGTTAGAACCCTGCCGGCCTCGGCATAGATTCCCACAGAACTTCTGGAGTAACTATTCTACAGGTCTTTGTATTGATCTTGGAAAGCTTGCTGGATTGAAATCCTACGTATGGAACTACAAGGATATCTGTCTTCTTAGTGACACCTTTCTCTCCAGATGCATCGAACGTTCCAAGAGCGTTCAATGCCTCGACCAATTTAGAGTCTCTGCAGCCAGTAAATCGTACAATGACTTTGGCTGTATAATCTCCATATGATCTTTGAATATTATCCATACATGCGATGGTTTTAAGATCATCCATGAACGCCTTGCGCTCATTTACAACGGTTAATGCTGCTGTTTCCCCAATACCTTTGATAGTCATCAAGGCGTTGTAAAGTTCATTCTCTTCTGCATCCATGATATACTCTAAGGATACATCCTTAAGAATAAGCTTCCATTTCTCTGCACTAAGATTAGAGAAACCAAGCGCGCCTATTACCCGATTATCAGGATAAGGCTTTGTTTTCAGCTCTTCTACCCGTGCAAAGAATTTCTTCGTCATAACCTCACCGATTACCGCACATGCCTTATCATAATCCAGATTGAAAAGATCACTAAACGATCTGAGATTCAATGATACTACATATGCCTCGCCAAAGTCCTTGAAGTTAAGTTTCTTAAGCATGTTAGTTACACGCTTAACCATACGTCCATCACAATCCATATTAGGACAATATGCTGTATCTCCAGTATCTGATACCATTAAGGATGTCCCACATACTGGACATACTTCAGGAAATGGAATCTTAGGTCCTTTTGGTATTGCATTCTCTGCTATATTAGGCTTGGTAAGATACACGATTACATCATGCCTATACTCAAGCTCTACAACGTCACCGATATGCAGATCCATCTGGTTAAATTTCTTAAACGAATGAATCGTAGTTTTCGGATGAATAGTACCAAAGAACTCTACTGGATTGAAATACGCCATTGGTGTGATGCTACCATCCTGTCCTACGGTGAATTCACAACCGGTAATAATGCTTCTCTTCTTCATAGCTGAGAACTTGATCGCAATAGCCCATTTGTTTACAGAGTTGATTCGTCCCAATGCCTGCTTAGCAATCGGATTAGTATACTCAATAACTACTCCATCATACATAAATGGAATATAGGGCCTCATTGCTTCTGCTTCTTTAGCAAACTTACTTACCATATACAATCTATTCATATAATCCCCATGAATCATTGCATACCGCAAGTCTACACCAGAGCTATAATACTTATTCAAGAAATTGATCTCTACCTCTCTATCAATTCCAAGACCTCCAGTACAGATTGGTACAAGCGTCATATAGTCTCTGAATCTTCTGGCATCATCTCTACCGGTTAACCCGATAATAGCTGTTCTACCATTTACATAAGTCATACCGGTATCCGCAGCAAGCTTATTGAGCATAGGGAATGTGATGATGCATTCGAATTTAATACCGAATACCATCTTATCATTTATCTCTGGATAACCACAAGCTCTTTGGAATACATAGCCTCCAAAGATATGCGTCAAATCCTGAGCCTCATCATTTCCCGTATCTCCTCTCGACCTTGCAGATACAATCTTGTTACCCTGGATCTGGGCTTCAACAGAAATACCATCATACTTCAAAGTCGCACACATATCAGGGAAGTCGAATCCCATCTGACGATGAGCCATCATAAAGTCTCTTTCAAAGATAGCTACTTTTTGTTGACTATCATTAGGATCTACTCCATGCATAACTGCATCATTGATAAGGGTAAACTTACATTTGTCAAGCGTACCAACTAACTCTGGATACTCGTGTGCAACCGCTCTGCCCTTTTTGTTAGGCTTATCATAGTGCTGTACATCTTGTACTTCGAAGTCGCTAGCACGAACGTTAAATGTATTCCCAGTGATATTCTTGAAGAAGAATCCATCCGTATCAGCTAAATGCATAGCTGTAACCTTTCCAGTTACATGCTGTTCATAGCTGTCAGGACCTGCAGCCTTTCTCTGCGGGAATACTACCGGTGTTGCTCCTACAGGAGACATACCACCCGTAACTTTGTTATACTTCGTTACGGCTAAATCATACACTCCATCTTCTAATGGAAGCATAGTTCGATCTGTATTATTGTACAGGATATTTGAGATAACCAGTACATCATACATATCTTTTGTCATTTGTTCCGTTGGCTCTGAATTTATAAAATTCATAGTCAATTCATTAAGGTAAGAACTTAGCTGAGGAGTAATCATCCGTAAAGATGCTTTCTCTAAATCAGCTATAACCTCCTTAAGATTTATATTCACTTTCATCACCTCATGAATATAATATATACTTGCAAAAAATAATAGAGGGCTGATTATACAGCCCTCCATATTTTTATTCCTTATCCAGGTTCCCCTTCAATGGGAGATTAGGATTAACGAGCCTCATTACACGTTCTTTGATTACTCTCTGCTTACGAACTGGCACCTCGGAGTTGATAAGCTTAGTTACATCCTTAGTTGTAAGCTCTCCAATCATCTCCTTGATAGCTTCCTTCTCACGAAGGTCATCCATGATATGAGTAATTTCAGAAGCATTCTTCATAATCTCTTCGGAATGAAGAACCTCATGCCGAATATCTTCTGGGAATGAATTGATTACCATTGCAGTGCGTGGATCTACAAGAGTCATAGCTCTCATCTTATTACGAGAACCAGATTTCTTATGATCAATCCTCTTCTTTGCAAGCTCTTTGATCTTATCTTTCAGTCGTGGATCTACAAGAGTCATTGCTACACACTTTCTCCGATTATCAATCAGAGTCATTACAACCTGCTTGACCTTGTTACGCACTTTAAGCTTTTTGATAAAGTCAAATCGTAATCCGATTTCCTTAAGATAAACATCAACCTTCTCTACTTGTCGAGAAGTAGCATCATGAGGAATACGTACATTGCGCTGGAATGGATCACCAACCAAAAGTGTTTCGAACATACGTCTACCCTGTGGAGATGCAGACAGAAGCATCAATGTTTCAATCAACGTTTCTGCGTTAGAATGCATCATATCAAGAAACTCCATTTCACCAAAGCGTACTGGAGTGGTCGCATGCGCTGCTTTATGAAACTTATTTGCTTTGCTCTTTGTATTCTCGCTTCTGATATTCGTAGATGCCAGAGATACAGAAGAGAACTTCTCTTCAGCAAACTGCTTCAAACGCTGCGTATATTTCTTACCTACGATGATTTTGCGTCTAGCTTTAATCTGCCGCAATCCTCCACGGGAATTCTGTACAGTAACATAGAGATCTGACTGCTCAATCCATGGGAATGCTTCATACATCTCTCTGATCATATCGATAGACATGCCAGAAGACATCGGAGGCATACACATATAGATTGCTCCATCATTGACGATAGAATCAAGATACTGTGTTCTTACATCAATTCCATTGTAATTACAGAAATCTTGATACTCTCTTGCCTGTTCCTTATTGAAGATATTCATATAAGTGAACAGCATGTTCTCGCACTGTCCGATTATACCCTGATCATCATAAGATCCATGAGAATAAGCTTCAGTAAGAATATTACCGATGCGTTCAATGATCTTAGAGCCACCATAGGTCATCTCTGTTTCCATAGACTGACCCGGATTTTCTCGGTTTACGATAGTGCTACTATTATAGATAGCATCTACTGGCTCAAGAATGATCTCACCACCACGATTGACCGGATACTGCGGCATTCTATCATCTGGATAGATAGCTGATACAACGCCTTTACCGCCGTATCTATCAGTAATCTTATCTCCTACATGAATAGGGATGGTGATCATCGTAGTGATATTCAGATAGATATTGCTAAATACCTTATCGGAGATTGTCTGCTTGCCCTGAATAGTCCAGAGACACTGATAATACAGCTTCTCAGCTTCATAAGTCATCGGAACTTTCTTATCAACAAACGGCTGCATAGATTTTACGATATTAGCACAATACTCGAGCTTCATATCATAATAGTGGCTGATCTGCTGATTGTAGAGACTCGACTTGAGCTTTTCAGGATTGTTGCAAAACACATCGATATCGATAACTTTTCCTTTGAGCATGTATTTGTCATCGGAAATCATCATCTCTTTCAAATGATCACAGCTCTGCGAATACAGTGCTTCATCTTCTTTTCTTTCTCTACGTACTGCACAAAGAAATCCATTCTGAATCTCTTCACCAATATCAGGGAATGTTTTATAATGCTCATTATCTCCATACAGATTCAATAGGATATCATTATCATTGATCTGGAAAGATGTCGAATCGAACAATGGAGCATTGAATCGTTTTGCTGCTGACTCAGATAATACGATCGGATCTTCTGTTGTGATAGCAAGAGCCATATAGATCGTAGTCAAGTTTACGCCACAGCATTTGTTATTGGCTTCATCAAATGAATTAGCCTTAACAATAGGAGTGTCTTTTGGAATTACATCTCCTACATTCACTACGTCGAGTGTATCCGTATTCATGCTGTATCCATAACTCTCTGAGATATGACGATAATCTACCCGATTAATGATATCAAGTTTGTTATTCTTTGAATCCAGGCAGATGAGTGTGAAGTTCGCCGACTTCACGTTATAGTTCGTATTGTACTTAGGAATCTTATCGATGACGATCAGGTCCGCCTCGGCTTGCGCGAACGTAGAACTCATTGTACCAAATTGTGTTTCATACCCAGTCATAATGATTGGGGTTTCTGCACTTTGCAACTGCATGGTCTGATCAGTCTGAATACCTTGCATAATCTTTCTTGAACCAGAGTTACAGTTGTTGAACGGCTGCAGTAAACCTTTGCCTAATGCATACTCTTGTGCCGGGAGTTCATTTTCAATCTCCTGACATGTGCTCATGATATTAAGTTTTCCTGCCATTAAAGAAATCCTCCTTAAACTGTTTCGACTTTCATATTTATAATATATGATCAAATAGCCATTTAGAGAAAATATGCCAGATAGAACTAAGTCTATCTGGCAATTGATTAAATCTCTTCTGCGTTATTCTCTACAGATGGTACCTGATTCATGCAGAGGTCGTACAGATTACTCATAATCTTTTTCTCCTTGGCAAAGTCTGCATTAGAAGCCTTAGGAATCTTGACGAGTTCTTCACTAACTGCTTTATCAAACCGCATTCTGAACTCCTCATTGCTAAGATACTTGTCTTTGAAATTACCCATGGAGAACTTCACATCAGTAAAGTCGTCCACATACATTCCGACACCGCTACCCTTGATACGGTTAGTCTTCTCCTTCATGAATACAAAGGTAGAGAGTAACGGATCAAATCCAGTCACATAGTCAAAGACCATAGTAACTGCCTGATGCGGTCTAGAACTACGAGTTTTCTCAAAGTATACATCTACCATAGCACCAGCGATCTTATACTTTTCATCCTCTTTGAGCTTCTTGTTATCAACAAAACGCATGATGGTATTGGATAACAAAACGAGCGTATCTCCACGAGGAAGTCTCTCATCTGGAGACAAGAACGGAAGCTGACTACGCTTATGCATCATCGGATTAGCATTGATCTGCTGCATGATATGGTTTACAGCAAATACAATGATATTAGCAGATTTGATCATTGGAATGATCGTACGAAGAATCTGCGTAACAACCTTTGCAGCAGCCGTCGTACTCATCTGCCCAGACAACTCTTCTTCCGATGCATACTTCTCAGGCATCAGCATAGCAATAGAGTCGATGATATAGATGGTAGGTTCAAACTCGATAATTGGATTTCCGAAGTTATCAAGCTTACCAGTATCATACTGATACTTTTCAGGATTCTCGAGCTTCATATCATGAATCTCTTTAATACGGCGATAGAAATTCTCTGCCGTAATACCACGATCTCGTGAGATTATACGTTCTTTAAGCGTCTCCTCTGGCACTCCTACTACATTCGAGATACGAGGCCAATCGATTCCTGCCTCTGTATTATCTGCGAAGATAGAAGCATTCTCGAATGGTGCGATCATATTCCATGCGAACTGCCACATACCGGTGGTTTTACCGCTCTGAGATCTACCAATAACGGAGTTGAAACTTCCGTTGGTGATACCTACAGAGAAGTAGTTGAAATCCATTCCTTTTTCTGTATTCTTTACATGAACGATCTGTCCATTAGTAAAGTCAAGAACCGGAAAACCGGTTGGATATCCGACATACGTCTGCGCTTCACGTTGCATATCGATATCTTTATCTTTGAGCATCTTTTCTCTAAACTGTGTTGCAAGTAATGACATATTCTTATCCCTCCATACTGTGGTTAATTAGAAGTTAAAGGTCGAGTAAAAAAAAAATAAAGAGGAGGGAAATTCCCTCCTCGATATTTATGGTAACACTACAGGTTCATCAAAGCCCTCAAGCTGCTCAACCAATACCGGAATCTTACGAAACAGATTGATCGGTAAGTTATGGAAACTGAACTTTGTATATCTACTGTCGAATCCGAATTCCATTCCAAATTGTTCCGAAATAGACATCAGATACTGAGTGATATTCTGAGCAGGGATGGATTCCAAGATGAACAATACAGCCCATCCAATATTCTCATCCACCTCAATCATATCCTTAGTTACCCAATACTCATCAGCATCGATCGCTTTCTTTATTTCAGTATCGAAAACTGTTGCCGATAAGAGATTAGATAAGACGTTATGATACAAAGCTCCATAGATATCCACGAATTTCTGTACAGTATAGAACTTAGGGGATGGAGCACTGAATGTAGTCAATGCGAAGTTCACTCTCCTAATGTTCAATGTCATATCCTGGCTAGACGTATTGCATAAGCCGGCATAAATAGCCGTACTAGGTTCTACACCTTTGCCAAGAAGCTGATTAACCGTATACCGATTCAACGTTTCTGCCAAGATATACATTAACTTTTTCTTATAATCTGTCAATGTAGCCGTACTCAGCATTTCGTACAGAATAGAATTGCATGTGATAAGCTCACTACAATCAAGCTGGACTTCATGACAGACCTGCTGCAATGCTGTCAGAAACTTAACGTGCTGGAATGCGAATTTGTATTCCTTAGTTTCAAACAGGTTGTGGACATTCTTCTCCACAAATTCATAAGCAGCTTTATCCTCCATGGATTCGATATTGCGAAGACCACGCATGATATCGTTTTTCATCTCGTATTCATTCGGAAACTTCGGAAGGATTTCTTCTTTCTTAGCTTCTTCTGGCCTTACGATTTGATCAAGCTTATCCAACATACAAATTCCTCCTTAGTAATTATCCTTTGCGGAAGGAGTCCTTACTGTAATATTCTGGGCCGTACCAGAAGCCGTCTTTACCGGCTCTACCTTCTGCACTTTCGCAAAGAACATGTTACGCTTCTTCGCAATGTCTTCCGGAGAGCTCTGCGGACGCTTCATATCGAAACTGCCAACATTCGTATCGAAGCTTTTACGGAAGAAGTCATCATTACCCTTATTGACTTTCTCAATACGAGCCATGAATTCATTGTAAACTTCTTCGATCTCCTCTACTGGCATATCAAGTCCGGATACAACGACAAACAGCTCTTCGTCATCGAATACATCCTCTACATGCGTAAAGAATTCGATCGTCTCGCCAAAGCGCTGCTTCAGCACATCAAAGCTCCAATCGATTGCATCTTTGGTCTTATTCTTGATATTGAGAATAACACCAATACGCTGGCAGGATGCCGTAACATCCAGAGACTTAGAGTTATCAAGTCCCTCAGAGAGAACCTTATTGAAATCCTTCGGATTCTTGATCTTTCCGAGTTTGATATTCTCAATCGTCATGAAGCCGGCAGTAGTCGTCAGCTTCAGAAGATCTGTATCATCGATGTTCTGCTCTACAGACTCAACGATGTTCTTACCGATCAACGTACGAACTCTCATGGAGAACTCGTCATTTGCCATTTCCTGAGCTTTGAGTTTATTTCCAAAGCTATCATCCAGGAACTTCTTATTGGAGATTGCCTCTACCATGAACTCCGGAGAGAGTTCCTTGAACCAATCTACCGTGTTTTTCAATCCACGGGCATCATCTTCGAAGCCAGTGAATCCAAAGAGATGTACGTCAACTCCAAGAATCTCTTTGAAGTATTTTGCCATCACTACGGACATTCCAGAACCAGTACCGCCTTCAGTGCTTGTAGCAATGATGACGAACTTATCCTGCTCAGTCATGATCGTATCCAGTGAGATTGCATTGTTGCGAAGGGAATCCATGATCATCTCATTTGCGATTCCACGCTCTTTACCACAACCCTGGAACTTACCCTGCACCTGGATTGCAATGTCCTTATATTCCGTCGGCACATCTTTCAATGTGCTATTGAGGAGAATGATATCATCACGCGATACCACCTGATCCTCTACCAGTTTAATAGCAGCCTTATTACCTGCTGCTCCAACACCAATAACCTTTACACTTAACATTGTTTGTTTCCTCCTTCATATTCATAAACCTACTAGTTTGGATATGATTACTAATAGGTTGTAGACTAAGTACAAAATTAGTGGAGAAGGGAATTAACCCTTCTCCGCTATTTTAACTACAGCCTTACAGCATCTGGGTAGATGCACAAGCAATCTTTTCGATGTTTCCCTCCCAACTCGGGTCCGTGGCATAATTAGCAGCTTGCATCTGCTCTAGCGTTCTATAACCATGGTCATAGAAATTACGCTTAATCCAATGAGCACCTGCAATTATACCTTCATCTACTGAATCTCCCATTGAATATGCCCGGTTCGGGTTATTATCAACGGCATTGATCCCGTAGTAGTTATGACGATCTTGCGCCATTTCTGAATTTCCCCATGAGCTTTCCAAGGCGGCATGAGCCATCAGATAAATAGGGTTAAGCCCTGTCTCCTTAGCAGCCTCGACGAACGTGGCACCTTTACCCTTAAAACGAGTCCCGTTTTTCATATGGGTAGACCACTTGTCGATGATATCGTCCATATCTTTTGCGCTAAGTTCAATATTCGCCCCCAGATCAGTCTGGCGGTCGAATCCCTTTTGCACCAAATTGTTCACCGCAACCTGATGTCTTTTTTCTTTCTCGAGTCTCTGTTGCTCGAGTTTTTGCAGTTCTTCCTGCTGGGATTTGATTTCCTCAAGGTTATTGAGGATCTGTTTTTCCGCTTTGTCCCGTTCTTCCAGTTGCTGTTCGATGTTGTACATTCTATCATTGGTCTGCTGAATTTTAACAGACGTAAAGAAGGATGCTACTACCACCAGAACCAGCATCACTGCGATAATTCCCCACTCTTTCTTGTTGAAAACTTTACTCATTGACTTTTCCTCCTCAATTTTGCAACGATGAATTTAGGAGGGATAACCAATACTTCTCAGAGGTCATCCCTCTTAGTTCATTTCGCTACTTTTGATTCGAGATAACGGCTTACTTTTTCTGGCCGTTTTCTTCTTTCTTGCGGCGCTCTTCGTCGCTTTTCAAAGTAGCCTGATCCTGCTTTCCAAGTACGTCAAATCCAAGGCCGAGATCACCGGTCTCATGGATAACTCCATACTGTCCATTCTGCTCAGGCATAATATTTGCCTCCTTTCGATAGTTGATTATTGGGTAGTTGTTAAGGAAATCAATTCCTAATGCTACCCAACTCAATACTATAATATATTATTATTTTAGATAATAGAGCAAAATGGAGTTGATTCACTTACGACTTGATGAATCGTAAGCTCAATAACGGAGTTATATCGGTTACAAGAGAATCGATATTCTTGTACAGAAACACATTGGAATCTTTGTCAAAGAGCTTTCTTTCCTCTTCAGACGTAGGGAATACAAATGCTTTACCACACATAGTACAAACATATCTTGTTGCACTATTAGGAACTACATGTCCTTTATGATCGCATGGTGCAACCCTCAGTATCTTAGAAAGACTCATATGAGCCATGTCCTTTTTTGAACAATTCAAACAATCATTCCTTTCTTAATTAAAAAGATATTCCCACTACCTGCAAGTGGTAGTGGGATATTGTATTACTGACGTTGCGTTTTACGCTCTTTGGATTTGAGTGTGCTTGGAAGATAATCTTCTTCATTAACCAGATTGCTATTAATCAATGCACCTAAGAGATACGAATTCAAAAGATTTCTTGAAAGCGAATCATCTACCGTTACATCTACATCACTCTGGCTAACCATTCCTACGGTATTGATCATACCATAGAATTCTGATTTAGCATTCATGGCATCTGCTCTATAAGTAGACAATTCTCTGATTGTCTCAGGGCAATCCATTACAGCTAAGCACTCCATCTCCCTGGAACTGGTATTACCATTCTTATCTACATCAAGCAGCAATCCAGACTTCATATCTCGCTTACTGATATTTGTAGACATAGAATTCTTCTTAGCAATGAACTGCTTCACCTTCTTCATAGGTGAATAAATGACCAATGCTTCGTAGTTGGTACTAACCGGATCACCAGCCTTATTCTTATACAAGAATGGCATAGTAACCTTTTCCATTAATGGAGCCTTAAGATTATCAAGAGCCTTGACGATCTGATCCATCTTTGGCTCTACCTCAAATAATCTTGTTTGGAACTTTATAGAGAAATCCTGTTTAAAGAATTCCATGAACTCTTTATCGTTCATCTTAGCAAATTTCTCTTTATAAAAATCACTGTTTTGCTCAGTTGGATCTAGAGTATCCAAGGTTTTGTAGATCAATTCCTCGACCTGTTTCCTTGCCTTATTCATAGCGATATCACTCCTCTTTACCCAAATGTCTCAAACAGTAATCTTTACTTAACCAATGCTCGAATCACCTTCTGGTATGGTAGATCTCATAGTTTCAACTACCGGGATCTTGCCACTACCAATGCGTAAACCCATCTCCATCAACTTATTTAATGGAATCTCAATGACGTAGCAACGCGTCTTGATCTTTACATGCCCTTTCTCGAATTCTTCCAAAACATAGAATCCCTGCTTATCATGCTTCAATGTAGCACTATAAGGACGATGGCCATTGGCAGCGGCCGTCATCAATTCCATCTTTTCTTTACTGCAGAAGTAACTAACTTGATCTCTATCAAGATCAACCACTCCAACTTCTCTAGAGGAATTACCTCCTTCAAACTTATAAGATGCCGTAATACCAATAAATAATGAGTCTAGCATATATCAACTCTCCCTTTTAGATTTTTGGAATAATTCCCTGCTTTATACTAAAATTGATCTTAGCAAGTTTAGCAGAACTAATCCGAATAACAGATCTACGATATTTTATTACTGAATCGAATTTCTCCACAACCACGTATATACCGAGTTCATCTTTTTCCACAGAAACTTTTGTATCGGTATCATTAAATCCATACATAGCCGCAATGTGTATTTGCTCTTCCCTAAAGATCTCAGCTAAACTGTTGAATGCCTCCTCTGAAATAAATAGTTTGGCGGCTTCTTCGCTGTCAATAGTAGAGCTTAATACTTCTCTATCAGTCTTTCCATCCATGGAAACTTTATAGATAGCCGTTATACCAATAAATACATCCGAATACATTTACTTATTTTCCTCCTTAGATTTGCCAATTACATCCATAAGTATATGATTACATTGGGAGATTGTCTTTCCTCCAAGTATCATCATCTCATATGCACGAAGACGTACTACCTCTGCAGTGTTATCGCTTTGCCCATGCAGTTCTTTATCGAGATATTCCATTGCTGGATACTTATACACAGAGAAGTCTCTGTAATCCTGTTTAGGAAATCCCTCAAACTTAGGATACGGAATCTCTTTGCAAAGCAGACCAAGCATCTTGATCTGTTTATTAAAGTATTCCATCTGCTCTTTATTCTGTATCACATGTACATGGGAAAGGTTCACTCTTTCTGCATGCAAAGCAAGTAATTCTTTGGAAATGCGTTTCCTATTCTCAAGAATCTTTGGGCTGCAGTCCAGAGCTTTCATAGCTATCTTATCCTCTGCTACCATTTCGATAGACTCTTTTCTAAAAGCTTCTACCTTTTCTTTTGCCAAGTATTTAATTGCGTTTTTCATTTTAATCTCCTCCAATTATCTGTTTACACTCTTCTTATTTTTTACCTTGATTCCCATAGCTCCATAGATATCTATGATTCTGGAATAGAAGTCCCTTCTTTCCCTATATAACTTATTAGCCAGCTCATGAACATTCATGTCCGAAGAGTCATAGTATTCTTTAAAAGTAATGATAGGAAACTTCTTAGGACCCTCTAGGTATATAATTCCATAGAAATTACTACTTATGCGGCTAGAAAGATATACCATTCTTTTTACCTGATTGAGGATGTTTGAATTACCTCCCTCTTCTTCAACAAACAAAAATTTGCATGCATTGTAAGTCGGTAAATCTATCAAGCAATCTTTTTCTCTATTATACTTATTTAAAGCCTGATAAAAGAGCTCATAAGACTTTCTACCATAGTCATGTAATAGGGTTGGATTTCCTTGTGGATCTTTTATAACGATAAAAGGCTCACATTGGTCAACTATATCCAAAAATTCATTTTTATACCAACAACTGTATGCATAATACATATAACTCTCGAGATATATGCGTTGAATCTCATCTAGCGATTCAGAAAATGCTACGAATAAATTCTTGAACAGTAGCTCTGTACGCTCCTGAAGTTCTTCTTCCGGTATGCTAAGCTGATATTTCTTTATTAGCAAACGGCAGAATTTATACTTAATCCAGAATTGAGTCTTTTCCTCGACCTCTGCTATCTTAGCTTTTCTGGCTTCCATAGCTTTTCTGATTTTCTCACGCTTTGAGCGAGCTTCCTGCTCCTTTTTATCCCTAATATACAAATCGTAGCCAACTTTGTTAATCGCTTCAACTTTGCTTAATGCCTTATAATATCTATCCTTTCTGGTTTCATATTTAGATGATACTATTGGGTCACCTTCTTCATAGATAATACCATTGTCTTTCAATACTTGAATCGTGTCAATATTCTTTGGATCAATAGCTTGGTCGATTATCAGTTCAGACGGGAACTCATACTGGCCTTTCATAAATTCATACGGGTCGATATTTCTGTCAAAAATCTTACTATCAAGCATTTACAATCTTCCTTTCATCTTTATATTCAAAACACCTATCAAAGTTATAATATATAACTCTTATTATCTAGATTTACACTTTTCTATGATACTGAGTCTAAAGTGAGAAAAAATAAACACGGTCATTATCTATGATACGAAGTTGATCGTTCATCTCGATCTCCGAACAATTCCTTCCTTTCGTTGTAATAATATATAATCAAGACTTACGAGTTTGACATTTTACTAAAGGAGTGATTCTAAATGTTCGTTCAACCGATTGATGAAGCATACTTTGGAAAGACTAAAGAGATCTTAGACATAGAGTATGCAATTAGAGATATACGAAATAAGTTCAAATTCAAGAAAGATGGATATACCGAAGAGAATCTTAAGAAGGTTCTTGATAGTAAGCTGTATGAAAAGTTTACTACCGCTATCAAGAAAGCATTCGGATTCAAAGAGGTGTATGGCGGCTTTGATACCGATCAGTATATGAACTGCTATACCTATCCTATCAGAGAAGAAAAGTACGGTCTGATGCAGGATAGATTTGAAGTAAAAGGAAAGAGTATTAAATTCAAACCAGAGCTTAAAGCGGTAACTATGATAGTTGCTACAGCTCCTTTGTTCTTTACTGATAAACTTACGAATGCAGAACTCACAGCTATCTTTCTGCATGAGATAGGTCATAGCTTTAAACAGGCCGTTATTCCGGTAGAGACTTGCCTTGACATACTCAGAGATTCTCTTGGCTCTGTAATCTTCAATTTCCTATCGGCTACCAAGCATACGATGAAGGAATTAGAGAAGAATCCATTCAATGCTATTACAAATCTTGGAGCTATTATAAAAGCTTCTCCAGAAGCGAAGGAACGTACGCGTAAAAGATGGCCTAGCTTATTTGAAAAGGTTCTTAGAGGATTTAAGAATACATCCAGTGGATCTATGTATATTGACGAGAAGTTTGCTGATCAGTTCGCAGCAATGTTCGGTTATGGAGTAGAGCTTAATTCTGCTCTGATCAAGATAGACTATGATCGTAAGGATATCAAAGGAGCTCCGGTTCTTAACTTCCTCAATACATTTGCAGGACTGATTGATCTTTCATTAGATCTGATGCTTGATTGCCATCCATTCATTGGAGCTAGGCTTAAGTCTACAGTAAACGTATTACAGCGTGAAATAGATAAGAATAGCACCCTTCCAGATTCTGAGAAGAAAAGACTCAAGAAGCAGATTGACTCCATCAATCTTCTTGCTTTGCAGTATCAGAATCTTGATAAGACCTCTAACTATTCTATGGCCAAAAAGATGTATTTTCAGTTCATCTACAATAACCTTAAGGACGGAGATGTATTTTCCAAGTTCCTGGTTGGTGCCTATAACCTTGAATTAGTAGACCAAAAAATAAGAGATGCAACAAAATAGAGTTATGCCCCTTACCCACCACGGGTAAGGGGTTTAAACTCGTCAAATTGAAATTACTTGATCGTAGGATGAATAGTCCAATTCACATTGGAGTATGTGAACGTTACATCAATCCCATATTTCTTTTTAATCTCATTTACTACTCTTTGCGGAGTAGCATCGCAAACTACAACAGAATAGTTCCCATAATGGATTTTAGGCATATGGTTAAATGATGTAGGTCCATAATACTTATAGCGACCAATGCGTGGGGTAAAATAAATTCTGTCACCTTTTTCATCTATAGTGAAGCATGTATCTCCATTAATCACAGGAGTGCCACTATCACGATATATAGCAAATGAAGATTCTGGCCATTTGGCATTTACATGGCACCCTATATTCATACCATGTTTAATGAAAAAGAGATCATCACTATTCTTAATAACTAAATCTCCATTGTCTTTAAATTCGATCTCTACTTCTTTCTTCATCTCTTTTGGCACAGGACTGCTAACTCGGTAAGATTTTCTATCCGCTTCCCTGATAGATTCTTTTACCGATTCTTTCTCATCTTCTTCTTTCATAATGCTATCAACGAACTTAGCAGACGTACTAACAACGGAATCGGCGAGTACGTCTGAAACCACACCAGCTGTAGTTGGTACCAATTGTGATACAGCATTATGTAATTTTGCTTTGAAGCTAAGTTTGATATCAGAATCATTAATTTTTGAAATCATCTTGCTTGCTAATGAAGCGGCTTCATACTCGTTATCCAATCCGGATAATAAATCACATAACTCTGGCAGGGCAACCAGACGCTCTATAAATTTCCCTATCACTTCTCCGTACACATTGGTTTCTTCTTTGAGTTTCTTTACATCACCGCTGATAAAATACATACCAATTTTCATTTCCAGTTCTTGTCTTTTGTTCAACTTCATTTTCAAATCCTCCCAAAAAGTTTGTTTATCAAGCTACATAATCAACATTATAGTGAGTAGATTCCCGTAGCTGCTCAATGGCATTCTGTTGTTTCAACTATTCCCTATCTACGCACTCCCGCTAGCTACCCTGGGCTAGTGGGAGTTCGGTGTGACAGATATTTATTTATACAACTTATGTCATTCATCATTATAATATATAACTGAAAAGACACAGTTTAACCCACTACTCATTACGAGTAGTGGGATATATTTTGTTTACTGCTCAGTTAAAGGACTACCAGTCTGATAGTCATACCTGATATGAATTTCATACTCATCAGGAATCCAATTATCTATAATAGCTTCTACGTTCCTAGCTATCTCTTTAGATTCTTCATGATTGGATACATAGAATCTAAGAGAAGCATGTTTATCATGCTTAAACTTAAGACCTAAATCCATACAGAAGAACTTTACTTTTACTCCGTCAACTAAAGCCTTCCTTGGAATATTATACATACGCACTGTCATCAATGCATTCTTAAATGGAGATTCACTAGCTCCTCTGCATTGCTTGCAAAATACTCTAGGTATACGTGAAAATACATACTTCGAAACAGTGTGTTGAAAATCTCTAGCAGCCAATACTAGCTTCCCCCTTGTTTGTAGTTGCTCCCCATATACGTTCTTTACGTAAAAGTTTACATAGTTTTAACTTTTTACTTATTAGCGTTATGAGTTATAAGAGTAAAGTATAATAGAATAGCTCTATTATAACTATTCTTAGTAGGCTCTCTATGCTTTCTCTTTCTATAGGAAACGGAGTTATCCTCCAACCATCCCTCTATGATTGCACGCATTCTAAGAATATGAGGATCTTTAGTATTAGGCTTTGGAGCGATAGTAAAGGTTATGAACCTAATATCGGTAACATCCTTTCTAGGATCTTTCTCGAAGTACGTATATACCAAGAGACGAATAAGCTCTTTGATTTCAAGATTATACTCTTTCTTACCAATGATAGCTTCGATTATATTCTTGATCTCTTCAGTCTTTACATTAGAATCAGCGCACATCTTGCATGTCTTATAATCTACAGATGCTGTATTAACACGCTGCATAGCTTTCTCTATGAATCTTTCAGCCTTTAAAGAATCAGAATCCGCCAGATGATAATCTCCCTGATCAAATGAATCAGAATCATATGTCATATAATCCTTATTCTCATAAGCCTTATAGTACAGAGTTGCGATATTCTTCATGAATGTCTTTATACGGTCATGTAACTGCTGTATCAGATATACTATATCTTCATCTTCAAATTCCTTGAAACGTCTCTCATATGAACTCATCCACGTTATACCAAACTTCTTGATAGTTCCAAATACAGATCCTTCTGTTTTCAGATAGAACTTCTCAGAAAGCATATTGTTTACAACGAATTCCATTACATGACGATACTCACTTGGTGGTACTTTAGGGAAAGACATGTAGTGAATAGAAGGATAGAACTTGCCAGAGAATGCGAGATATATCATAGCTAATTCTGCATTCTTCTTATCTCTCTTCTTAATGAAGTAACGTACTACGCACATCATAAGAATAGTAAGTTCATCCTTAGCAGCTCTAGGATTGAATGCTGGAATAGGATAGAAGTAAGTTTGCTGAATAGTCTTAGATACAGTTTCTCTATCTATTCCTACTGCAGAAAACATAGCTTCTGCATCATCTTCGCTATAGTAAATTCTATCACAAGGGCAAGTATCAAATATATATTGATTACGATCATTGATGAACTTTTCTACTAAGCGCTTAAATTTATTCGTGTTACGAGCAAGCAAAGCATCGACCTTAGGACAGAGCCCGATACGATGACTTTAGTGTTTGATTTACTCATTGTAAGTGCACCTCCAATTACCCTAATGTCGAACCATCCAATTATAAATTTTTAGCATAGTTACATAAAAAATAAAGGGAGGAGTTGCTTCGGCTGTCTCCCTTTAGAAAACCTTCTGTGCAAAGGTTTTACATAGCTGCCATACGGCAGCGGGTAGCCAATCCGGTTTCGGATTGCTGCCACTTGTTTATACCCTCATCCATGAGAGCGCAGAGTATTTCATCTGTGGTGCTTTCAGGATGATTGGCCTTGTATGAGTCGGTATGTGAACCTATATACTCGGCCAAAAAGCTTGGATAATCAGGCATGATTTGTCACCTCTCTTCCTAGAATCGTGACAGCAGATATCCCTCTACCACTGCTATGGTAGAGGGATTTTCTGTGCTACGTATTCTTTATTCACCTATATTATATATATAACTGAAATATGAGATAATGACAATATTTAGGTCTCTAGCCATCCTAGCTAGAGACCTGTATATATGTGCACACTTCCTAGGAAGATTACCTTGATGTAGAAAAAAAGAAAGCAGCGTACTATACGCTGCTCCCTGTTTCAGTTAAGCTATTACGCTCCACTGAAACAGGACCTGATCTTTTGCAGAGAGAAGAGGATACACCTCTTCGTAGGTATAACCACCACGGGTTACCATCTCCACCGCCTGATCTACTGTAATCATTGTATCACCTCCTTTAATTGCTACACTTATTACTATGCAGAACCAGAATTGATTCTCGCTTTTATCTCTATCACTGATATAATATATAGTCAAAATACTTTAGTCTAACAGATCTTCTATGTTCCTTAATGACAAAAAAAAGAAAGTCCATAATGGACTTTCTTCTTAGAGATCTATTAAGCAGCTTTAGGCATACTCTTATAGATCTCATCTATACAGCGGCGAGTCAGGTAGCCACCATAGCGACCATTATCCTCTACGGATATATGATCGCTATTAAAGTTACATCTGCTTGAATAGCTCTTATACTTAAGAGATCTAAGTATAAGAGAACTAATCAAACTAATTTCGAAGTTAACGAACGTAAGCAGAACATCCACATCCTGTTTCTTATCTATAACTCTTACCTGACCATTGACGACTGTGTAGCCATCTTTGTTTATCGATGTATAGGTGCTCTTACTAATTTCTAATTTAACCATGATTAAATCCTCCATTTAAAGTTATATATTATTAGACTCATTACTTGTTTAGGAATAAAGTGATCTCTACTTCATTCACTACAATTATATATAGTCAAAATTTCGGACTTTTACAAAAAATAAAAGAGAGCTCGCAATGAGCTCTCTTCTATATATTGCTTTATACCTTGATTACACTCTTCAGTTCACCAGCCAATGGCTTCTCACCAGCACTAATGCTAGAACCATCTCTAATCTCCCCAGCTTTCAACTCCAACGTAGCATAGTTAGAGTTCTCAAGCTGAATGATAGTCTCTGGTTTGCAGATAAGAATACGTTTGATTCTATCTGTCTTTCCGAGCTTGATTACAGCACTTCCAGACTTACCACGGCTAGACCGCATATTAGCATCCAATGGCAGTTTATTAATACGACCGTTCTTTGTAACAACGACCATATTCGTAGCTCCTGGATATATGCATTCCATACCATCAATATCATGACTTGTTCTCATACCAGAATAGCCCTTAGTGGTTCTTCTGATATAAGGAGCCTCTTCTCCAGAGAGTCTAATAGCCTTATTATGAGAATAGATCAGCAGATCAAATTCTGCAGGCATGAATACTATATCCTTTACATAGTCTCCTTCATCAAGCTTGCAATACACAAGGCCTTTGTTAGAAGGAACATCGATAAAGTCATCCATATCCATTCTCTTAAGATAGCTATCATTGCTGATCGTATACACATAGTATTTGATCTTCGGATTTGATGCCATAGCCTGAAGACTAGACTTAGGAATAGCGCATGCGATATCCGCAGTCAATCCATTGATCATAACTTTGATATCCATTCCGGCTGTTCCTTTCGGAGAGAATGGAATCTTATGCACTGGGTATTCGAATACTTTACCAGTAGCCCCAAAGATAGTGATACTATCCCTATTATCAATAGGAATAATGAACTTCTCTCTATCACCGCCAAGTGATCCGATACGCTCATTGATATCTACCTTCTTGATATGGTTATTCTCAGTAATTACTACCTTGAACATACCACCCGGAATCTGAGATGCTTCTTCTCTGGAGATAACACGACTACGTCTAGGACAGCCATAACGCTTATTAATCTCCTTGAGTTCTTCCTCGATCTCTTTATCGAGTTCTTCAGTATGGGTAACTTTGTAGAAATACAGATCAGCTTTCTGCTTCTCTTCTTTCACAAGTTCTTCATACTTCTTCATATACCCAAGACTCAATTTCTTGAATCCAAGATCCAGAAGGAACTTTGCCTGAAGTGGAGTTACTTTCAAGCTCTTCGTAAATGCTTCAATCATTTTTGCATCATCAGCTTTTTTCTGATCATACACCTTATCCTGAATAGCACGAATCTTTCCAGACTTCATTGCGTAGAGATACAACTCATACTTATGGATATTCGTCTTAGATTCCTGAAGCTTATTCGTATAAACACGGAATTTAGCTTCTCTACGTGCATTCAAGAAAAGATTAATGTAATGAGTATAACTCAAGAGAGCTGGACCCTTACCAAGAATAACTTCAAAATCGACCGGTACTGTAGATTCCATACTGGTCATATTGTATACCATTTCTCTTACATATGCAGGATCTGCCTCACGTTTCAGAACGATGTATACTTCGAAGTTCTCCTCTTTAGTCTTCTTGTCAAGTGTAGTATTATTGAGAATCTCATGAACCTGTGGCATCTTATTAGATTCAACAAGTTTCTCGATCTCCTCTTTAACCGTCTTAAAGAATACCCTATCCGGCATGGAGAGAACTTTCAGAGCTGGATATTTTCCGCCTCTACCATAATCCCACTCAGTGATCTCAAGCCGACCACGAACCTTGAATTTACCTTTACCTGTATTACAGATATCTTTGAAGTTCGTAGCGATGATATCTGATCCCATGCAGTTATCAGGAATCAAGAATACCTGATGGCGAGGATTATGAATAACTTTGATTGTCTCTGCAATTACCTCTGAGATATTATGCTTCGGAAGTTCCGTTACCATTCCCACTGCGATGCCACTCGTTCCATTAATCAAAAGATTAGGAACTGCTGCAGGGAAATATACCGGTTCTTTGCAACTATTGTCATAGTTGTTTCTCCAGTCTACGGATGACGAGGTTTCATTCAATTCTGATACAATGCAATCTAATGCATAATCAGATAATGCTACCTCAGTATAACGTGCAGCTGACTGCTTATCGCCATACATACTACCATAACCACCCTGTGCCCTAATCAAAGGACAATAAATCTCAAACCAGTTTACCATAGGTTTGATCGCATCCTCTACAGATGCTGGGCCATGCGGATGATACTTACCGATTACATGGCCTGATACTCGTGACGTTTTAATCGTCTTACAATTGTGCTTGTTCATATGAAAATCCTTGAATAATGAATACAGGATTCTACGATGAACATTCTTCAATCCATCAATAGGATTAGGCAATACACGATGCCTAACCAAATAGATGATGTACTCACTGTAATCCATATTATGCTGCTTAAGCATATTTACAGGAATGATTTGTTCTGACATTAAACTCTAACTCCTTTTTGTATTTGGATTTCTTTCATATCTATAATATATAGCCAAGCTTCAGATTATAAGCATAAAAGAAATGGAACCAGCGAAATGCCAATTAGAGCTATAGTCTTGCTGATTCTATCTCCTATAATCATAGCCCATAAAGCACCCTCTAACAATCCTATGACACTTGTGCTCAATCCATCTCCAAGTGATAAGGACTTATGTGCTACGCATATCATTATTGCAGATAACACACAACCACCCATAGACCAAAATAAACCACGATCTACATTCATAAGCGTTCCAATTGCTATATATGTCCACCCAAATACCACGATAGGAAATAATGGATGCAACTGATATATTTGATCAAATAACATGTAATCACCTTTCGTATAGAAAAGTAAAAAAGAGTAGGAGATCAAACCCCTACTCTCTTATAATTTCTTAGTGACGCATTTTCTTCTTGAGGTTCTTCTTACCCTCATGCTTCTTGCCTTGCTGAGCTTCCGGAATCTCTGGCTCAAGAGCCTCTCCATGTGCTTCAGCCTCTTTGACTGGCGGCTCTACCTTATCTCGAACAGCCTCTTCCAGTTCTTCTTCAGCGTTGTTGCAAGAGGCATCAACTCCGGAGGTACACTGCTCGGTTGTGTCGATGATATCTTCTTCATGCTTGTCAAGCTCAGGCTCTTTCCCCTCTGCCGTGGAAGGATGACTTGCTTCTTTTTCAACTTCCTTCACCTCTACTTTATCTCCAGTAGATCCGAATCCACCATTGCGGGATTTACCCACTCCAGCTTCATCTCCTTCTACTACAAAATACTGCTGGATTACACCTTGACAGAAGCGACTTCCCTGCTCAATGATAACAGGTTTGCCGCTGTTATTCTTTATGAACTCTACGATATGACCTTCATTAGAAGGGTTACCATAGTAATCAGAATCAATTACAGAAACCTGATTCATCAGTTCAAGACCGCGCTTCGTAGCATATCCAGAACGGATATACATAGCGAGGAATTTATCTTTGTCGAGCTTTACTTTGATTCCCGTTGGGACCTTTGCCGAACCGTGCGCAGGTACGAGAACAGTAATAGGAGCGACAAAATCGTAACCAGCAGAAGCTCCAGTGGAACGAACAGGTACTGGCATTTTCTCTTCAAAGTATTTGACAAGTAATGCAATCTGACTGTTACTGGTAACCGCATTGCGATTCTCCTCCAAATATGCTTTATATGCTTCTGTACTAATTTTTTCAAACTTCATTTTTGCATCTCCTTAAGTGACGTATTTGGCCTCATCTAGAGAGCCCTATTATATTGTTTACGCTCTAATTAAAAAATAAAGGGAGACTATAGGGCCTCCCTCCATTTTCATACAAACTCAGCGTTTATGCTCTACTAATGTTACCTTACCAGTAAGCACACCGAATGTGCTATCTTCCTGATAGGTATAGGTTTCTGCATCTTCGTCTGGCCTCATCTCTCTGGTAAGATACCAGAGAGAATCACTCTTATCCCAGTTGGTATTTACCAGTTTGGTATTGGCAGGAAGGTCAACTGTCATGTTACCACCGATATGCCTAGCTACCGGATTAAAACCTAAGAAAAATGAAACTGCTGAGCAGAATACAATTATAAGAATCACTACAAGAATAAGTTGATTCATATTTTTAATGCTCATTTTTCATTCTCCTTGCTACATCTTCATCTACCGGAATACACTCAAGATCTGCGAATGGGTTAAAGCAAGATCTCCAACCACATGCATGAGCGTGCCCGCCTCCACCATACTTAATGGCAATAGGTTCACCATCAAAATCTGGCTTATCGGAGAAGAGCGAGATCGTCCATTCTCCACTACGAAGTTTGCTATATATAGCAACTGCATCATACTCTTTGATATGAGCACCAAAGCTATACGATGATCCCCTTCCCTCACGAATACAAATGCGATGCCCTTCAAAGGTGCATACCTTTGCAAATGCATAGTACATCAGCTCATTGACTTCAGCATTCAGTTCGTAGAACCTCTTCCCGATCCTAAGTGCTCTCTTAAAGCAGCTTTCATCATAAAGCAAATCGGAAAGCATTTTGCTATCAACATCATTCATCATAGCTTTATAAGTGAATGCATTAAGATACCATGCATCCAAATTGGATGGATCGGCATTGATATCATAGCACCATACCAGATCAACCAGCTTTTTGACATGAGGGGAAGACATGTATTCAGGACAGGAGTTAACCCCTTCCTCTATTACCATTTCATAACAGAGTTTCGTACCAGAACTCTTCATGTCCACTATACCGTTAACCTTTGTAAAGTTATTGGCCAGTATCTTATCGAGCTCTGGAACTGCAGACTTGTGATGATCTCTCCAGAATACCATATCGCAATTAGGTTCATTCTCGAACTTCTTTGCTTCTTCATACGGGAAATTATAGTCTGTGATGAACACAACTGTTCTTCCGAAGTTATGGATATTATCAATGATACTATCCCAATCGGCCCTTGTATCTCTATAATCGCACTTGAGCATGATTATAGTTTCGAACTTTGGGTGCATCCAATCGTAGAGCATCCTAGCTCCTACCAGTCCGTCATTGTCATCATGATGGATGATAATGATTCTTTTGATACCTTCCGATACCATTGTTTCAAGTAAATCTTTCTTTTCTGACATTGTGTATATCCTCCTTATAGATACTAAATATTGTCATTCACCATTATAATATATGCTTATTACAACGTCTAATTACAGATAAAAAATAATACCCCTACCCGAAGGTAGGGTATTATTTTTACAAATCGTATCCGCTAAAGTCAACCATATCAAGAATAGCCTTCTTGTTTGAATCATAGTTTCGAATAGCCTGAATCTCTTTGTCGATATCCGCTGCAGTTACCTGCATAAGAGTTCTATTATAATCTGGATGCAAGGTAGATTCCATAAGCTGCCATGCATCCATTTCGCCCAGTCCTTTATAGCGCTGGATATTGGATGGCTGATACTTATCGTAGATATTCATCAAGCCGAGTAATGTCGTAGATTGGCCATTGACTCTGAATCCATTATATGGGCAATTGTCAATAAGATTGATCAGATTTACACAACGATTCTCCATGAATTCATTGTATACGATAGTCTGAATCTTCTCCCCAGTCAATCCATCGAAGCATAAAGATCCATTAGTTACCTTGACGCTCATATACGGATCGATCTTCTTCAGAAGCTTCTCAGTCTTCGTAGCATTATTCTTACGATTACGAAGAATGAATTCCAATAAGAATGGATCTACAGAGAACGTCTGGCAGCAACTCGTAGCCAGCTCTTGCATATCATGGTTAACCACGATAAGATGCTTCAACTCACGAGGCGGAATCTTGTGTCCTTTATCATCGGTAACAGATACCTCATGGCTGAATCCTTTCATAGTATACTCTACATAATCTTCCATGGTAGTAAAGTATACAACTTTACCATTATGCAGCGTAACAGAATACAGTGGCGGTTGTGCGAAATAGAACCTGCCGGCTTCAAGAGCTGCACGATAATATACGATCATAGTCTTAAGGATCAACTGTCTGATATGTTTACCATCGACATCTGCATCCGCCAGTACAATGATCTTATCAAATGGACATTTCTCAAGAATGAAGTTTTTTCCATCTCCGGAACCTAGTAAAGAGCGCAGTCCGACTGCCTCTTCATTCTCAAAGTATGCCGCTCTATTATACGACATCGCATTCTTAAATTTACCGCGAATTGGGAATATACCTTGACGTTTTGGATCTCGTGCTTTTCTAGCAGGACCCATAGCTGAGTCTCCTTCTACTATAAGAAGCTCAAGATTCTTCTTACCGATTGGCTTTTCATATTTAGCCGGAAGTCCATCGATCGAAGATTTATTCTTCAATACGATCTTAGCCTTATCTTTCTCTCCCTTTGTACGGAGATCGGCTACTTCCTTCAAGTATTTACATAACTTTTGCAAATCATCAGAGTGAGTCTTAATCCATTCATTCAGCTGAACACGAATAGTGTTCTTCACAAACTCCGGAACGTCTTCATTACTGAAGATCTCCTTAGCCTGACCCGAGAATATCGGATCGATATGTGATACTGTAATGACAGCATTAAGCCCAGCATTGATAACGTCATCTGCGATGACCTTTGTCTTAGATTTGGTATTCGCCAGAAACACTTTATTCATGTGATTTCTGAAGAAACTACCAACCTCATCAACAAACGCTTTCGTATGTACACTTGTATGTGCATCATCTGAAATACCGCCTGTTGGACAAGCATTTGCAAAGCTACGTACTACCGCTTTTCCTCCGACATTCGTTGGGTCGAAGGTAAAAGCTATATCGGTTTTCATTGTAAGATCGTCTTTGATAGCACTGATAGTAATCGGTGCGATCAACGGCTTTCCAATTGTAGAAATGATATACGTCAGGATACCATCCTGATTGGTAATGTCCTGCTTGAACTGAGTTCCATCGAGACGAGTTCCTACGAACTGAACAGTAGTTCCGATGTTCATCAACGGAACCAGAGTTGCCACAAGGTTAAGGACATCTTCACACGTACATGTGATATCTCCCATGATAAGTTTGGAAGGTACGAAGGTTACCCTAGTACCCTGGAAATCATCCTTGTTAGGTTTTTCCACTTCTCCCTTATGAGAACCCTTGAGGTTTACCACTTCTCCTTCTTTGAATTCGATGTGGTGACATGCAGGTTTACCATTGATCAAACTGCACATATAAGAGTCTACGATGAACGAATGACTCAAGGCGTTTACAACCTTGGAACCTACACCATGCATTCCGGATGCGAATACTCCGGCACGCGGTTTGAAGTTTGAACCAGTATTGGTATTGGTGAAGATATTGTGCATATCTCCAAAAGGAATACCTCTACCATTATCCAGTACAGAAACTGTTTTGGTAACCTCATCATAAGATACCATACCAGTTGTACATGGTGAATCTTCCTTCTGAATCTCATCAAGCATATTCTGCACGATCTCTCGTACCATATTGATGAAACCCTTGTTACCCTTATATCCAATGAACTCACCCTGGACGTTTTCTGATCGCTTCAAAGTCCGAAAGGCTGATAATAGTATCAGCATAGCCTTTGATTTTCTTGATCTTGTCTGCAGTGAGATTTCCTTTCTTCAACTTAGGCATTCGTTTGCCTCCTACTTTGTAAAAATAAATTAATCATTAAAAGCATAAATTGAGGAGTAGAGAATAATCTCTACTCCCCTATTATTTGCTCTTAACAATTTACGGCTTCAGGATCAACCTTTGAAACCGTTGTTGATGTCCGGGCTCTTAACAGTCGTTGCCTTCTGTTCAGTTTTACCCTGGGCAGCAGTTGTTGCCGGACCCTGTTCCGGAACTACATAACCTACGCCGTTACCAGCTACAGGTGCACCGTAGTTGATTGCCGGAGCCTGACCCATCATCATACCCATACCCATTGCAGGATTCATTGCACCCTGCTGAGCCATCTGCTGCTGCGGCTGTGCCTGCATCATCGGGTTCATCATGCCCATACCCATCGGTGCCTGCTGAGCCATCTGCTGCTGCTGTGCCTGCATAGCCTGCTGCTGCTGAAGCACCATGCTCGGATTCATCATACCGCCCATTCCCATGTTTCCACCGAACGGACCATAGAGATTCTGCCAAGCCATCATAGCCTGATTGCCAGCGCCATAGCTCTGTACACCAGTGTTTACGCCACCAATGCGCTCGAAATACTTCTTTGCATATGCATAGAAGCTCGGGATCTTCTTGATGAAGCCGCTGATGAGATACAGGTTGCGACCAACATCTTCCGGAATAGCACCATACATCAGTTTGATGCTCTGGAAGATATCATTGAAGTTCGAGCAGGTGTTCTCGATCTCTTCCATAGAGATACCGTCACCAGTCTCGATCAGATGGAAGTTCTCGCCGCAGATGCTGCAAGTAACCGAACCATCTTCCTGCTGCTCGAGGCAGATAGCGCCAGTGCGTGCATCCTTATGCGTGCACAGTGCTTTCAAGCCTTCTTCTTTGGTCAGACGACCAGAGAATTCCGGATTCTTCTTGCGGAGCTGATCCTGCTCGTCAGCAGACAGAAGCTGACGCATCTGAATCTTTTCCGGGGCCTGCTGCATCTGATTTGCATAACCCATGAAACCGTTGTACCCGTTGTTGAAATTGTTGAACATTTGTTGTTTCCTCCCCTTAGCTAAGGTTGTTAATTTATCCAGGATTACCAAATGGCAATCCTGAATATCACACTTATAATATATACTTACTTTTATGTTTAAGCAGTATATTTTTTGACATTTGAAAACCTATCAATCTTTAGGTTTCGCTCCATCTGGCCACTCATAGGCGCCAAACTTCTGATCCTGAATCTGAACCTTGTTATCTTTCTGATCGATAAGCCAGTTCTGATCAGTTCTATTAAACCAGTGTTTGATAAGCAGTGGTTTCTTATCAGCAGTGATAATATTTCTAGCTATCAAGCTATCCAAATACTGCTCAAACTGAGGACGCGTTGGATGGAAGCTCATCTGCTGAATCTGATCATAGTCTGCACAGCTAACCATAACAGGCGTAGCTACACTACTAATGCCAGACATAGGAATGGTGCTAACATTTCCTCGCGTCGGAGACTCAAACCAAATGACGCACTTATTGGCATCATCCCAGAAGAATTCACTGATGTTACCCTCGATGCCGTGTTCATTGTCAAGACGAATGTAAATCGACGGAGTTCTTAACTCGAACAGCGGATTCCCTTTTGCGTCTAATTTTTGCTTTGAAGTGTTTTCGTCTATAATCGGAATCTTCACTGTAAGCTTCGCTATATCCGCTAAGTTTTTGTGAATGAGATCTAATTCCATTATCTTTTCCACCTTTCTCTTGGTAATCTTTTGGTATATTCAATACCGTAATTCCTACTCCACCTTCTGACACAATGAGAATAAAGTTTCCATACACTCTCAAATCATATCCAGGCTTACTAATACTACACAAGTATCTAAACAAAGATTCCTTCTTTTGTTCACGAACCTGATTTAGCGTTAGACCCTTGTTATAGAATTTCTGGATGAAGCGCTTATGAGCTCTCTTAGGAATACCTACACGCATGTGTATTCTTTTTGATAGGTGGGTAGTCTCGACTGCATCTTTGTCGTCAAAACTCTGGCTCTTTTTCCATAGCCATCATCACTCTCCGATCAAAAAAAAAATAAAGCGGGATAGCATGCATCTACCCCACTTTACCTAATTGTTAAACCGCGTATCTGAACGGCTTAATATTATTCATCATGATCGTAAGAACATTGATGTCCCCACTCATCATAATTGCATTTAAGCCCTCATCGATAATCGAGTAAGCCTGAAGACTTTCTCTATCTGCACGCTCGATATCTTTAAATAAGGGATCTGCCGCGTTGGACGGAAGATTCAACTTTATCAACTCAAGCCCATTGCAATGAGTCATATAATAGAATCGCTTCTGCCATGAAGCATTCTTCAGGATCGTAATAAAGTTACCATCCAAGAAGTATCTGCCATGCTTTTCCACATTCAAATTGCCATGAGCAATATCTTTGAATAGGAAGTGGCTCTTTTTCATGATATCATTCGGACGAACTTTAGTCATAAAGTCCTCACCGAAATCTCTTATCATGTTGTCAAAAAACATGGAACCACGTTTCTTTTGCTGCATAGGTCTACCCACTGTTATCGCTCCTTATTTCAAATTAAGTTCTTTGTTGTACTTCTCATCGAGTTCTTCATCCGTGATATCGTAGTTGTCTTTGATAAACGATACGAAATCTTCGAATGTGAAGTCGAATTCGGATTCCATTTTTTCATCAAGCACATCCTGTTCCTGACAGAACCGAATAAATGTAAACGGACTCCATGCCTGACGAATCAATGCGGATTCAGAGATTACATAGCAATCATCCAATTCCAAGTCCTGTAAATTTGCAAAGAAGAAGTCGATGACATCCCGTTTACCGGTCATCAATCTCCATTCCGTAGCAGCCGTGTTATCAGCCCATGTAATCAATACCAAATAATGCTTTTCAGGATTAGCATTAATCACCTCTTTAGTTACTGGGTCTACGATGTGCATTACATTTTTCTTTTCTTCGATTAACATTTCAACACTCTCCTTATAATAGTTATTAGATTGAGTACGCATACTCTATCATAGCTATAATATATAACTCAATAATATTTAGGTTTATGGATTATATACCAACAGCTTCTAGAGAAGCGAGTAATACCAGTATAGTTTAGATTCTTATTTATATCAGGATGCAGGAATTCCTCAAAATACATTCCCTTTACATACTGAGAACCCTGTGAGATATGAGTAGTAATAGCATAAGCATATTCGAACTTTTCGCCATTGCTATATGGAAGTTTCTTAATCATATCTTTCTCATGACGATTAGCCATGAGATATCTATAGTCACAATCTAATCCCCTGAATACACCCTGAAACATATCCGGGGAGAAATCGATAGCATAAGTTTTACCAGTAAATTGGGTTATATCAGGGAAGTTGGCAACTGTACCTATTAATCCATTAGCTAGATTAATGCCATCGCAATCGATCTTCCAATTGTTCTTACGGCATATCATTCTCTCTCCATGCTGTGGTAATTGACTATGGAAGTTAAGCAGCTTTTCTCTAATATAGTGATTGAATTTCTCTCTAGTATCATTCTTACCACAGATGACAATGTTGGAATTCATTATCATGCTATCCCATATTTCAGAATCATACATAACGCATACATTACCATACCATCCCGGTTTGAGCTTATGCCCTTTAAGAAGTTCATGTGCAAAGTATACTATAGCATTATTCTCTGCTTGTCTCATGATCTGTCTAAGATAGTGAATCTCACCAGAATATAAGAAAGCAGGTTTATCAGCTACAGGAGGTAGCTGATTAAGATCGCCTGATACTATTATCTTAAGCCCAAATGATAATAGATCTGGCAGCATATGGGATGGTACAAAACTTGCCTCATCTATGATAATGAGTTTCTTATTGTATCCAAGCGATTGTCTTCTAACAAATATGATTTTCTTTTTAGGACGATTAAGCTTTGGGTCCATATTAGAATAATCATTTACAAGCTTAGGCTCATACATCCAAGAATGTATGGTTTTAGCATTAGTTAGTCCCTTAAGGCGCATAACAATAGCAGCCGCTCCAGTATATGCCATAGGGCAAGTTTGATCTACAGTGAGACCTATACTCTCTACTATTGCATTGAGTACAACAGACTTACCGGTTCCAGCTGCTCCTGAAATCTGAAAGATTTGTTCTGGGCTATTAAAAAAGAAAGACACTGCCGCATTAACAGTGTCTCTCTGGTCATCATTAAGCTGTATAGCCATTTTAACCATGTCCTTTGTGAGTTATTTCATATCTATAGCTTTAAGCTGCATGAACTCAGGAGGTGCTGACCCATCAAGAATATAGATGATATCCATATATTTCAACGCATCTCTATAATACTCATTTCCAACATAACTAGTTCCATCCATAAACTTGATTTCTGCAAATCCTAAAGTGTTAAGCTTCTTAGAACTAATAGACAGAGTCAAGATGTCCGTATCTTCATCCATATACATTTCAACGTACTGATTTACCAAAGATATCATCAGCTTAACGTTATTATATGGATCGAACGCCATCTCTATTGCAGGGTCGATCTCCTTTCCTACCAACGTAGATACCAGTCTCTTACCGGCATACTTCATTGGAGACGACCAACCATCTTCATCGTCGATGATAACCATATACCCATCTTTATCAATACTAAGATTGAGTTTCTGAGTAAGCATGGTAATGCATCTGTTTGTGTTCTTTGCGAGAAGCGCTTCTCTTGCTTCGGCTTCCGCAATCATCTTTTTTGTAATTCTCATTATATCTGCTCCTTTTTAGTGATTCGACAATACTGTAATCAATATTATGATATATAATTGAAAGGAGTAATTACCTTATGGGACAGTATAACACCTCTCAAATAGCGATTTTACAGTCTGTTGCGAATAAATACAACCCTGGAAAGCAGGTGTTTAAACTTCAGGCTATAACTGGTATGAAAGATAATACGAATAAAATCGAGACTAACTCTATCAGCACAGCCAAGATTATGAATAAAGATACCAAGGATCTTCCAATATCAAATGTCAATAAAGCCACTTGTATCAAATTGGAAATTCCTAAGCATCTTACCGAAAACTATCCGACTAAATATATCCCTCAAGGGACAAGATTCATAGTCGACTTTCAAAATGGAGATATCTCCAAACCTATTATAACAGGATGTGAATTCTAATGGCTACATTTACTCAGATTACCGATCCACGACTCGCTACAAAGTTTAGCGAATTTGTCACTGCCGGTAAACAGGAAATAACTATAACCTTTCCTCAACTCTGTTTCTTAGAAAACAGAGATAATATCTCGTACTGTGTTAAGTCAGTTATAGATGACTACATGCATGAGATGATAGCCGCATCTATTAACTGTAAACTTAGCACTGAACAAGTTCAAAAATACAGATACAATCCAAGACTTATTTGCTCAGATACCTATGGTACAGGAGATCTGTTCTACGTTATACTGCTCATAAACAATATGTGTAGTATTAAAGAATTCGATCTCTCAAGCGGATACGTAAGGATGCTTAAGAAAGATGACATGAAAGATTTTCTTAATGCCATCTATAAGCAAGAGTATCAGGATTTGAATGCTTACAATACTTTGCATAATTCATAAGATAAGGGCATAGCATTACGCTATGCTCTCTTTCTTTTGTCTTATACCAATTTCATTACAGGTTTTCTATAAGTTGCAGGATCAACAAGTGTCATTACAACCATCTTATTTTCTCTCTTAGGAGCTGTATTCTGCGCCTTGTGCTTTTCGAAGAAGCTCTCCTGCTTAATCTCTTTCTTCGGTTCACCACCACTATACACAGTACCTCCCTTGATGAGATTTTCGATATTATCCTCATCAGATTCTTCTGTAGGAATCGGAAGTTCTGTACTATACTTGATCGTTTTACCAAAGTTCTTCATGATAGTTTCATTAGAGTTATTAGCCAAACTAGAGAGTGTTACACGCTTTCCTCCTAAATCCATCTTCAACTTAACTTCACTATTATGATCATATGGGATATAGAATGAAGTCGCATTAGTTGCAATAGGGTAACGATGCTTTGTCAATTTAACACCCATGAACTTCTGATCTTCGCTAGGCCATTCAGGTGTTAAGAATATAGTGGCATCAAGATTCTCATCGATAAGTGATGACTCACCAATGTTTGCCCTTCCAAGTTTACGTACCAAATCATTCTTATTACTGCTACGGCTTTCATCGATGATGCGAGCGGCTTCACGATTCAGCTGAGATGCTGTAATTACCGGAATATCCTTATAGCAAGCAAAGTTTCTGAACTCATTGATTACATTACCAAGGCGGAAACGCTCATCCATGTTATTACCATTGATAGGACGAATACGTTTGATATAATCCTGAATAAGACCAATAACTTCATACCCTTCATCTTCATAATCTTCTGTAAGTTTATAAAGATAATTTGTATCTACTGAATTAATCGGCTTATATTTAATAATGATTTCGATTGGATTATCTGGAGTTACTCCAAGACCTCTGCTCATCATAATACGAAGAGCATCATCCTCACTATAATCTTGGATACAACCATCGGTGCAAACGGTTGAGAATAGAGTAGAGATAACTTCAAGAGTCTTATTCTCCATTGTCAGAAGAATAATGCAAGGTTTCTTAGTTGGGTCTTTGCAGACATAGTTTCTATTTGCAAGTTTGATTTGCTTAAGAAGATTGATAAGAGTAGTTGTCTTTCCCTCTCCCGGAAGTGCAAAGAAACAATATACACGAGATCCTTCAAACCCTCCTGCGAGAATATCATTCAATGCTTGAATTCCAGTTGCCAATTTGAATGAAGGACGTTTACAACGCTCTATTACATCATGAACTCCTTCTCTCAAATTACTAAGAACGAACGTGTCGTTCTCATCTTCCGTGTCTATCGCATTACGTCTAAATTCGGTATTCATGTCTCTAGACATCTGCTGAATTTTAGCCGAATATTCTTCTTTCTGTGCTGGATCGCAATTCATGTAATCCATACATGCTGACTGAAGTTTATAAACGTTATTGTTGATAAACATCATGTTTATGCAGTTGGAGATGGATTGCTCAGTCCATTCAACCTCTGCATTAGAAAGTTCGTTAAAGTTGTTAGGATCTACAGTGTATCTATCCCCGATTACACCATATACATCCTGAAGAATCATGTTTCTTTCGAATATTCTTTTTTCAAGTTTTGCCGTAAGAATTGCACTGCAGATATTGCGACGCTCTATAAGTGATTGGTCTCCATTGAATACGCTCTCATTCAATGAATCCATAATTGTTTTAAGTTGGGTTAATGCAGAACGGTGAACTGATTTATTTGATGACAAAGCATACGAACAAAAGTTATTCATCATGTCTAAGCTAAAATTAAACCGGAGTCCTTCTGGTTCAGTTTTAGCGGCATATTTTTTCTTTCTTTCGGCTAAGTTCATAACTATTCCTCCACGATATTTTTGGTAGTATTAGAGTGTCATCCCTCTAATATTTTTATAGAGACCTTAAAAACTGCCGAAGTCCGTCAACAGTTATAAAGGTATATCCTTCGCGCTGATTTATGTATTGCGCTAACTTAGATTCAGGATCTGACTTACCAAACAGATAGTCATACTCCTTATACTTAGTATCAAGATCATGGATTTCATCCATCACTTCTTGATTCTTGAAGTTTGCATCTATCTTTACCGATCCAGAAGTTCTATAGAACGTTCTCAGTACAGATAAAAGCTCTTCATTGTTCTGCGTAAACTGAACTCTCAGATGGTCAATACCATGCGACTGTATTTCATTGATATACTGAATAACAGTTTGTGGATCACTATCAAACATACTATCTAGATTGACCGTATCATATCGGAAACCATAGATAGGTTCAAAGTGAACCATATGCTCACGAGTCTTTATATTATGGAGAAGTATCATAAAGCCTTTTGCTTCTTCTTCTCCGAATTTCCAACGATAAGGGCAGCCACAATAGTAGAAATATACATCGTGACAGCCCGGAACATGGTTATGCCCTGCGATGATCGGCCCTAAGCAATTAGCAAAGTGCTCGATGCAGAATACAGGTTCTCTATCGGAATCTAAATCCGGTAGATCTTTTCCAAAGATTGTTCCAGCAAAAGTCCCATGTAAATAACAAGCATCATACTGACCACTTTCAAAAAGAAAGTGGTCGTAGTATGACTTGCCTTTACCGTATAATTCTGGAATTATAAGTACACGTTTTCCTTTGATATACTCAAACTGTACCTGCTGAATGATTCTTATATCTCCATATCCCTGCAAGTAAGGATAGAAGATTTTAAGTTGATCAGCATCATGCTCAAACGTACCTGATATAATAAGAAGCGTTGCTCCCTTATCATGGCAAATAGATGCTAATGCATGGATAAACATATTTGCATACATAATAGCATCTGAATTAGCCATGAACTTATGATGAAAGATATCACCATTTATAGAAACGATATCAAGAGTTTCCATACTCTTGATTCTATTGATAAACTGCTCCATCAGTATGCCATACTGCTTTGACGGATCAGTAGCTCCAAAATGCAAATCGGCGATGTGTGCCTCTACAAACAATCCTATAGTATTAGCCAAGCTAATTACTTTCGTTTTCATCTATATGCCCCCATATTAGTGCGATTAAGATGATGTAAGGTGTCACGTAACTTTATAATTTGTCGACGGTCTTATACAGTACATTCTTGGTGTTTCTATAGATGACTCTACGCAAAGTCTTACCAAGAACCTTTTGAATGTTTATATTGAATCTGTCTTTTGTTCCTTCCTTGTAATGAAACATAATCTCTTTTCCATGAGATTTAACAGTTATAGACAAATCTGTTTTGACGTTAGAGTGATTTCCTTTCTTCTCCACGATGATCGCAACTACAGTTTCCGTATCAATAACAACCGCATACTTGATATAATCCACCATTCTAGTATCTTCATTCTTAACGATATATACTGGATAGAAGTTATGGTAGTTATTCAGTTTAGAGACATCCGTATCAATAAACTGACTAACGTTATTCAGCATTACTCCATACTCATATAGCAGATCCGGAAAGTGAAGATAGTTCTTATACTCTGAATGAAATATGCATAGATTCAATTCCAGCCAAACTCTAAACTTCCATATGATAGAGATAAATGGTGCGGCAAAATGACGCTCATAAAATGAGCCTTGTAACTTACGTCTTATGAATATATTTGAGTAATATTCTGCAAGAAGAGAATAGAACATATCCATCATTACTCCCCCTCTATTTTTTTATACATCTTCTCCACCTGAGTGATATAGTAAAATGAGCGTACTAATGATAAGAATGTCTGCTCACAAAAATCCATGAATTTAGCATGTTCAGGATTTTCCATATTGAGCAGCATCTCATTAAATTCGTCTGACTCCTTAGATAATTGCAATACTAAGAAACCAGATGGTGCTTCTCTCTTATTGTACTTAAGCATAAAGTTATATGCCGCTAGCTGTAAACAATACTTGAAAGACAGATGGTTACTTGTCTTAAAGTCTACCAGCATTAGTTTGCCATTAACACGCATAAGCATGTCATATGTCCCACCAAACCATGGACAAGACATTTTTTCTTCTTGTCCAACAACTTCTACTTTATTCCCTGCATTTACTTGACCCCACCAATTCAAGAAAGCTTCAAATGACCAATTCAAGCATTCAGGAATATCCCCATTCTTCAAATAATGCTCTATATGTGAATGAGCAAATGTTCCATATGCTGCAGCTTCATTAAGAGTCTTACGATATCCTTTACGTTTGAAGCCTAAGCTATTTGCCCAATACACTATTCTATCATCATGAATGCATTTAGAAAGTATCTCTGTGGTTCTAGGCACAGGAACCCCCTCAAATTCATATCTATCTTCATTCTTGAAATTATCTCTAAGCCCGTTAAGATCTTCCATCCCCATAAAATATTCCTCCTTTATTATAAGAGTGTCCAAATTCAATTAAATAAGTAAAATAGGCTATCCTAAACATTCTATTAAATCATATGAAAGGCGGTAAATTAAATGAAGGTAGAAAAGGCAAGAACCTATGCAGATTGCATGCTGTATACGCAATATCCACAGTACAATGTACTCCTTATGGATGCTATCATGCATTCAGATAGAGTAGATAAAAATGAAAAAGAATTCGATCAGGTGGTGTATGAGATTAAACGTGCTCATACAGATGCCAGCATTATCAAAGTTCTTGAAAGCACTAACTCAGTTCTCTATTACCCAGGGAAGCTTATGCCGAAACCATTTAAGGTTTTCTGTGCAAAGGATTTGAAAGATGGTCGTAAGATCAAAGCTTTCATTGATGTATCAAATATTGTAACCAAGGAAGTAGATGGTTACAAAGTAAATGAGATGACTCTGTTATCTCATCTGATCAATGCAAAGTTTTCTATGTATTACACGGTTTCTCCTAAGACGATTAACCGTACTACGTTGAAAATTGAAGCGATGAATTGCTTTGCTCAACTGTTTACGCATATTATCGATTACGTTGGAAAGATCAGCACTATCGATTATGCTAAAGACAAATGTCTGTATCTCTCTGCTCGTTATTTTGGTCAAGCTGTAATGGGATTAGATGAGGATGAGGCTCGTACGACTTCTCGTAAGATCTCAGGCATTACCGAAACCAAAGAGGGTCGTTATGACTTCATGGTAGAGCGGTATAGCGAAGAGCAGAATCCGTTCTTAAATATCAAAGCATTCGTAAAACTGATTGCTGAAGAATTTAAGATCGAAAAGCTGACTCTTGATATCGTTGCAGAGAAATGGATGTATCTCTATGGCCAGGGAACAGTATTTGCACTTGAGTTCTATCCAGCTTTGGCAGCCATGATGACAGATGCTTATTGTGGAGCATACATCAATAACCAGAAGACGATTGAGAAGATCTGTGCTAAGCATATGATCGAATTCGCCAAAGAGGTAATTTATCATTTATAATAGGGGTTGATTAATTTGAAACAGCGGGAAACTGATTTAGAGTATGTACGGGTAAAACTCGTCAAAGGAAAAGATATTAAAGATCTCTTATTCGACACGTATACTGGAGTTAGTAGAGATCATTCTTATGCTAATCCTTTAGAAGTAAATGTGGCAGCAGGCCATAGTGCTAAGATTCTCTTTGGTGTGATCACTACCAAAGATTATTTTGCATCTGATGTTACTATGGAGCTCAAGAGGAGAGATGTTCTTAAAGGATACCTTCCTGATGAGTTCCCTAATATTAACATCAAACTTCTTCCTTATACACATGAAAGAGAAGATGGACTTGTTTATGGTCACCATCTCTCTCTTACCGATATGGAGCGTAGAGAAATCAATGAAAAGCGTATTGCAATATTCTGGCTCTATGTAAAGAACAAGACCAAAGAAACCATTACCTATACAGATATAGGTATTCATGTATACGGCAAAGCTGGACTCAAGGTAAAACAGAGAAAGCTTAGTGAGATTTTCGATGTTAGAGTCAACCTTACCGGAGTGCATGAAAAATAATATGCAGGAGGGATAATCATGTCCAATTGGTTACTCCTTCAGAATGATGAGAAATCAAAGTATGGACCTCACTATGGACCTACTGCAGATGATAAGGATGGAGCACTCGTTACAAGTAGTGCTCCTATCCGTATTTTTGTAAAAAAGGGCATGGCAATGGCTGTAAAAATCGCAGTCAGAACCGATTCCGGATGGGGTAAAGATGCTACTTTTACAATTCATTCTGGAGACGACAATATACGAGTTGGCTTTATTGAAGATAAAAACTACTCTGATGAAAAGATAGCGTTAGTAAATGGGCGTATCACCCCTGACGTTTTATATGTAGATAAGAATGATAAGTTCACCCCAGATCATAATATTATCTTTTGGTTGGTATGCAGCAATGTATCATTATTTATCAAGAAGAGATTAGACTTAACTGTTACTATTGCAGGAACTATCGGCACTGATTCGGTGACCAATACTTTCCCTGTTGTAATAACGGTATATAATCCTGTAGACTTATATAAGTCTACGGTAGAGGAGATATCCGATCAGCCGGCTATAGACTCTGTAACTGAACATAATAGAATACATGCCTCAAGAAACATTCTTTCAGAGCAGATAGGTTTTCTGCCTAGATGGATACCTATCGAATGGAAAAAAGAAACAGTATATTTCAAAGATGGGAAATGTGCTACTCTACATGACTATTTCAAATTAGGATTGCAGGTAAGCAAGATTCCTAATAATACCCTTTTCTCTAAAGAGGAAGAGTATGTAGATCTTCGCATGGATGATGATGACTTCCAAGATCATATGCGGCCGTTTCTTGTGTGGGTAGATTATAAATTAGTGGCATGGAGTAGAATCCATATCATTAAAAGCTCTGACTTTGTATTCTTTATTATAGATGGATTAGACTATGACTATGGTATTACGGATCTAAGAATACTCTTGCTTCCTGATAATACCATTTATACCGAGAATAAAGATGAACTTGGTGAATACAACCCAATGTTCTACTTTAGTAAGGATGGCTTATTTGGTGGGTTAGATATATTCGTATACAGCAAAGATGATACGCTTATACCATATATTATGGAAGAGCCTTCATATAGCAATATGAATCTTGATATTCCATACAAGCAGAAAGTCGGCAATGATAACTTTACCATCTTTAGTGGAGATGGCAAGTTAAATGTAGACTCTGTAATAGAGGTAAAGAACTCAAATATCTTTACTCTTGACCATGGAGGCAAAACTGCTAAGAAGGTAGTGTGCTTATACAGCACCCTCTCAGAAAACAACAAATCGCTCATATTGAACGCTCTCAATGAACCATTTACGCGCGATCTAATAAGCGGAAGAGAAGGATGGGATAAGTATGAAGCTTCTCGTGCAGAGTTAGAAGCAGATTTTGACTTTGAGCATGATAAGAATACAGCATATCCTACCAATCTTAGCAATAGCCAAAACTATCTATGGAAGAATAACGTCAAGCACTATGACAAAGTCTTCTATAAGAATAGATTGGTAGATATCATGCAGGTTGATGAAACCTCACTTCGCACAAGATATGATCAGAACCATACGATCACTATGTCTAGGTGGAATCCCAATCAGAGAGGTCTTACATTCCCTATGGTATTCCAGGGTGGGTTGCTTCCTAGTTGGTATAACAGTATCAATTATACGCAAAGTTCATTCTCTTTTGTTCCACACTCCGATCTCAGTAATCAAGATGGTATCGTAGCTGGAGAGGATTTTGAAGTTTGCTACTTTAAGGAAGTTCAAAATGAACTTCTTGAAATAGATAAGTCGAAAGTTACACAAGCAGATGGCTCTGTATATATTCATGTAACTCATAATACATTCCCTGCAGGTAAAGAGGTAATCTTTGCTGATATTGGCTTGCCAGATATTATGTATCCATTGCCTTACAGCAGAAGTTATGTAAGTGATAAAGAAGATATCTTAGCATGTAAGTCTACAGTTATACTTCAACAGGCTAAGTTGTATCTTGGTTGTGAAAATCAGTTCTTATATAAGAGATTCGATATAGGAGCTGACAATCCGGGTATGATAGAACTCGGTTCTACATTCAAAACTGGATTCGATCCAGAGAAGTACATGGTATTCTACAATGGTAGATATCTCAATAGAATATATTGGAGATTGCTCAGACCAGATCTTGACAAACCAAAGATCGATAAAGCCGCTATCTACACTCTGAAAGCATTGAATGCTGGAGATAGGGTAGAGGTATTCTATTGCGGTGGACCTAGACTTAACAGTATAAACTTCAATGGCGACTTGCTTATCAAATGTATCAAAACTAAAGCATACACCGATGGTCAGGTTAGATTTAAAGTGCCTTATCCGTTTAAGAGCTACCCTCATATATACGATGCTTTCTTCTGTATTAAGCATAGTGGTTATGTAGATAAGAGTAAGTACAAGATAGATGGAGATTATATCGAATTCTATCTGCAATCTGATGCTCTTAAGTTCGGTAGAGATCTTATCTTTGTATTTCCTTATTATCGTCCTGATTGGGATCATGATGGGGATGTTACAGATGAAGATACAGAGCAGTTCATAACTCTCTATAAGAGAACAAGTTCAGAGTTCTATGATAATCATGCTACTAGTTCGTCGATAGTAAAATATAAAGCCATAGTACCTAGGCCTGGGCACGGATCTTTTGATCATGTACCATCAACTGGCCCTCTCAGCGGACTCAACGACTGGGAACTTAATTTAAACTGGGATGCAATCAAAGGTAATGTAGCATTTAGTGATATTGCCAATGACTATGGCGTTTATTCTGGATTTAAACAGGATATGGTTGATAAAGTATCCAAATCTACTATGTCCGTAAGATTCCTTAAATCTGATATAGACAAAGCTGCATATGGGGCAGATATATCATTTGACAAGGATAAATTATTGGTATTCTTTGATACTACATTTGTCCATCCAGATAGATATACTACTTCAGTTTCTCAAGAAGGGAATCTTATTATACAGCTGAATAATAACGAGCTGTTTAATAATAACACTATGGTCAGTGTTGTTCTACAGACTGATGCTAACTACTCTAACGATAATATCTTGATAAAGGCAATGGATATAGTTGCTACTGAGGATCAGCAGTATTTATTTGATATGCCTGATTCAGAAGAATATAATGACGCTTTCTTCATTATCAATGGTACAGTGTTATTTACTCCAGATCGTTACTTTGTAACGGCCGATAATAAGATCTTCATCACCACTGAGGGAGACTATATTCCTAAGGGAGAAAAGATAACATTCGTCTTTGTTAAAGACAAAAACGAGTTAATCGATCCTACATATAAGAATCATTATGCTCTTGGAACTATTATGTATCGTTGCAAAACTAGAATGGACTCTGTTCATATTCCAGTAGAGTATTATCATAACTTTACATTTACCGATCAGAATATGCTTTTGTTCCAAGATAACTCATATATCACTAATGATCGTTATCAGGTTAATGGTAATTATATCGTTAGGGAAGATGATTCAGATATCTTGATGGATAAAGCAAGTAAGCTCTGTATCATATATGCATATAGAACCCTTAATCATCATAGAGAAGAGGAGCCTTTAGATCCTAAGGATATCATCTACTTCACTGATGTGGATGCTGATTTAGTATTCTATAATGGTCAGGATAGGGTAAAGATTCCATGGATAATGCAAGGTATCACCGATACTGCATATCTTGTATCTAAAGGAGATTCTATTATCAGTACGAACTTCTATCATGAAAGCGATGATCATCAATGGTTAATATTTGACCAGCCTGATTATCTTGTGAGAGGAGATAAGGTTAGATTCACATTCGTACATAACTGGGGATATACTGATATTAGACGTTATGTAGCTACTGTTACTCTTAAAGAAGGCGTGGATGAATATGATATTCCATCCCCATTCTATAAGAAGGTAAATCTTAATAACCGTATGATAGTTACTTATGGTAACTTGTATCTCGATAAAGAGAGATATATGGTAGATAATAAGAACTGTAAGATATGGCTTATAGATGAAAACATGACAAGTGCATCTACATTTAAGAATCGTACTCTTACATTCTATTTCTTCTATACAGGAAATGAGTATAACGGATCTGCCGCATGGTTACCGCAGAGTGGTTATGTGTCTTTCCAGCATAAGAGAATCGAGAATAATTTCAACAAAGAACTGTACATGATGTTCATCAATGGGCGTAAAGTTTCTAAGTCTGAAATACTCGATATAACCAATAGCTTGTTTAAAGTTAAGGTTGATATAAAGCGTAGATTCGATTTAGTTATCTTGAATACTGCGCCAGTAGTGAAAGAGTTCAAAGGTAAATATATGCCAGTCGATGATTGGACAAGACTTACTCAGGATTTCAATATTTGACAAAAAATAAACCCGTGCTCGATAATGAGCACGGGAATATTTTGTCTTATACAATATCAAATTTGCACATCCGTGCAATTTCCATGCAGGAATGCTTCATAGATATCCTTGCCAAGTCTATTGGCTTCAGGAGAATCATCGGTAAGCCAGCGGCGATCACGTACCTCGAAATACTTAACTCCCTGAGTTGTCTCATAGATATAAGCATTAAGAATAACCTGACCGAATTTACCAATCTTAGTATATGCCTTATAAGATTTCAAGCTGACATCCTTATGGCCGAGTTCTCTTTCTTTCCATACCATAGACTTACCATGTGAAATGCAATTGCCTGGCTTGATACCAAACTTATCGCAAATCTTATTTACCCAACCAGGGTGAACGTAACCGGTAGCTGAAATCTTACCAGTAGATTTCCAGTATCCAGCAACTGCTATTACTGAACTGAGATCTGCTTGATTGATCTCTGCTACTTCCAACTGATGGAATAAGATTTTGTTCTCTGGAATCTCTGGACGCAGCATAGAATCATAATAAGAAGTCTGGAACATCTTCCAATACAATCCTTCTGTAGTAATATAGAGATAGACCGTACCATCCCACTTATCCATGCCATGACGTACAGTAGAAAATCTGATACGTCGTACTTCAAGTAAATCGCACTTATGTGAATTCAAAATCTTCTGAATCGTTACTTTCCCACGTAAAGCATTAGTTGAGCGCAGTCCAACTGCTCCCTTGATATCATCCATCCATTTAGGCATCAATAATGATGATGTATTTGGTTTATCAGAAACCGATTTTACTGGTTTTGGTGTTACTAACTTTATCTTTTTTACTGTCATTTTTTATACTCCTCAGTTTTATAGATAACCTTGACATTGTTGATTTTCTCATTGCCATACTTATCGTAGGTGGTGGTTATACGAATGATCGGCGGTGGTGCTTGTTTCTTAATTTGCGGATCATTGATATGCTCTATTCCGAACACGATGAAACTTGTTAAAAATACTACGGCTATCACCGTCAATCCATTCAGTAACAACTAGATCAATCCTTTTTCTGGTCTTCCTTTTTAGTCTCTACTAATGTCATAGCTGTATGCTTTGGCTCATCATGGTGAGCCACAATAGTAGTCTTCTTGCCATTCCAATCAACCTTGAGATCAAGATCAATTGAGTTGATGGCTTTTTCAATGATGTTGCTCATTTGCAATGTCCTCCTCAAAATATAAAACAAAATAATTCCCTGTACTCGCAATGAGTACAGGGATATTATCTTACTTTTTAGCTTTATGCTGTTCGACCATACTTTTCAATTCTTCCTTGGTAATGAGATCCTTGATGCAAATAGAGCCACGCCCGAATAGATATTCGGTAGCTTCTTTTACATCCTTAAAAACCTTTGGTTCTCTATACCCTGGAGACTTAATGATCGTACCCATAATTATGCGATTTCTTCGTCATTCGTTGGCAGTACATCGCTAATACCGCCGGAATTTTCATCTTCGATTGTCACTGCTGCAGCGAATGCAGCGTTGAGAAAAGTAGCTTCCTCAACCGTAAAGTTCTTCCCGATATAATCGAGAGTGTCTTTCCTGAGAAGCGGCTGGTTGTCCTTTTCAATGTTGTCAAGAAGAGGACGGATAACTTCCTGAGCAATTTCCTTACGAGTAGTGATAGCAAGGTCACAGCCTTTCAATGCCTTGGCAGCGCTTTTATTCGGATCGCATTCTACCGCACCTTGCAGAATGTGCTCTGCAACCTCAATAGCATAAGCATCGCGGCCAGATGCATATTCATGGAACGGAATCCCTTTAGCGCTGAAAAAGATCCTAGTATCTATTGTATCCTCTTCGTTAACGCGGAATACGTGCGTTGCCTGAGTCGGTTTGACCCCATAATCATCTGTGATCGTAAAGCTTGTAGTTTTCTTTACCATTGTAAAACAACTCCTTTAAAAAAAAATATTCTGAGTATACTAAACTCATGATTATAATATATAATTGAGTTTAAATATATTAGCGTTTCATAAACTCCTTAATTAGCACCCCAGATTTTGCTAAGTTCATAGTGTGCTTAAATGGAAGAGCATCCATCTCTATAGAGATACTTTCAATGTATCTACCATTACGTAAATATGTGATATTTACACTGTCCATAGACTTAATCCTAAATAGCTTTATCGCTACTTTTCTATTATCAGATCCGCCATCTTTTGGCCTGAATAAAACCTCATCCAATGATGCATGATCAACTGTATATAGATTATTGTTCTCATCAGTATAATCAAAATTCCGATAATTGGCGAAATCAATTCTAGGGTAATCGATAGTACCTGATTTAGAAGATAAAATCTTATCGCATACGGATGAAACGCTGTAGAAGCTTTTAGGCTCACCAGCAATTGTAAACGTATAAATGAATTTTGGTATAGGAACTGTATTCTTATTAATACGTTTCAAATCCTGTGCCCTTAGCAAGCTCCGTTTCTGCTCCTCCACCATTGTATCATATAAGTCCTTTAGGCTTAAATCCTTGAGGCTCTGCTCATTTACATGTATCACCTGTTTATCTTCGCATACATGCTTAGAACTCAATGCCTCTATATCTTCATCTGAGCCAATCAGAAACGTAATAGCTCCAATCAGTCTATTAAGAAATTTCACATTTATTCATCCTTTCTGATCTTTTTAACTTTGATAACTTCTGTATCGATAGATTCGCAGATAGGGCAAGCGAGATGCGGATCTACATTATCCCCGATTTCCTGACCTCTCTTCGGAAAAAATCTCTGTTTAAAGTGTGCACCGCATTCGTGGCAAGAATATGTAGCGTAAGCGTGACTCTTCATAATATTTATTCCCCTTTTATAGATAGATTAATGATTATCAAAGTGTAGAAGGGTATGTAAAAATCAACAAAGGGATAAAGGAGGAATAGAAATGTTTATAAATGAAGCATACTTTGGGAAACCTAAAAAGTGCCTAGAGATGGAAAAATGCATTCATAGATTAAGAGAAAAGTATGGAAATGATAGCATTATAGGTGGTCAAGGAATAGGTGTTGTAGAACAATCCGAAGATTGGATTAATCTTAGAACATTAATAGAGGATCAATTCGGATTCTATTCTGTTACATTGATTCTTATGCGTGATACATCGCCAAATGCTTGTACTATACCTATAACTATCACATTCGATGGCGTATTAGAAGCCCAAAAGAATGCTAGAATACATAACGGTATTAAATATACTAAAGATGCAAAATACTGTACGTTGATAATGGTCACAGAAGGGTTATTCTTTAACAAGGAGTTTACAGATGGAGAAGTATTAGCTGTTATGCTTCATGAAGTTGGACATAACTTTGATGCCGCTATTAGTCGTCAGATGACTCCATTCACATTTATCGACTTAGGCTTATCGCTTATTTCTGGAATTATGAATATGGATCAAAGTGTAGTGATACAATTCTTTACATCATTCACCAAAACTAGACGAGGGATATTTGTCTTTATGAATAAAGTAATGCAGAATAAGGCTTGGGCATTGATAGATTATATGCAATGGCTAAGAAAGATTCCAATGAGTTTAATTTCTAAAGCACTTATGCCTATTTTGAAGGTCGCTGAAATAGGGTTGGGATTTTTAGAGATGACTGCAAATCCTTTTATCTCAAACTACATTTCTCTATCTGGATATAATAGAGAGAATATGGCGGATAAATTTGCAGCCATGCATGGTTATGGACCAGAATTCGCTACTGGTATTACCAAGATGACAATGGAGCCAATAGGAACTGAAGAGGTCATTAATCGCATTCCTATATTAGGACATATGTATGGATTAGTTCTTGTAATGTATGCATATGTATTTTCATTCAGTGATCCGCACCAAATTCTTTCTGCTAGATTAAGAAGTATAGCCGAGGTATTAGAAGGTGATTTAGATCGTTCTGATATAGATGGTAAAACTAAGAAGCAAATTCGCAATGATATTAAACGAATGGAATCTACTCTTGATAATATAGAATCTGAGAAAAAGATCGGTTACTCTAAGCAGGTTGAATTAGGCTACTATAAACTTATGGCAAGAATGTTTCCAGATTATGGAGATTTCTTTAGAGGTGTATTAAACGATCGGTATACTAATAATAAAACTGTCAACGATGGAGTAGAATCCATAAAGAAAAATTCATTTGATAAAATGAAAATAAGATAAAATATTCCCTATACTCGCAATGAGTATAGGGAACTTTTATTGATTATCAGAATGCGAAGTTCAACGTTGCTTTGAGATCCTGATACAACTCATCGCCAGCAATCTTATGGCCATGATCGTAAGTCAGTTTAGCCCAGACATTCTTCTGGAATACATACTCGCCGCCAATACGGAAGATCTTCTTGTCCATAAGACCCGAAGAACCACTGTATACATCATTTGCTTTCGGTACCTTAGAATACTGTACAAAGATATCGAACGTGTCAGGTTTCTTTTTATCAATCTGGCTGAACTGCAACTTAGTCAGATAACCGAATGCACCAGTTCCAGTGTAGTTATCCGCCGTGCTGTTGAAAGCATTGTACTGAAGTGCAAGGTTCTTGCATACCGGAATATCGAGTTCACCCTCATAGAGGTACTCATTGTTTCCATGCAGAGATACCTGGCGAGCAGCAGCGCCAACGCCGATTACGCCAACTTTACCCTCAGTTGTAATAGCTTTATAGAATGGATTGTCCCCATCCTTGCCAAATTTCTTCCAACCAGGGATATCAGCCGTGCGACCAAGAACAATGTTAGTCTCCCAAGTTTTTCCGAAGCTGTAGTCAACACCACTCAGCCACGTATCGCCAATCGAAAGGCCAGACAGTTCTTCATACTTGAACCGTCCAAGCGTGATCTTTTCCGACTTGCCAATCTGACCAACCATTGCTGCCGTACGCATCTGTACAGCTGCATCACTATCAGAGTTATCAAACGTATGGGTTGCACGTTCAAGAAGATCGGCGCTCCATACATTGTTGATCTTATAGATCTGCTTAAGATCGAACTGAACTTTGTTCTTCTTAGAGCTTAATGCTTTATCGCCCTTAGAATCCCATTCCTGCTCAACCTTAGCCTTGCCTTTGAACTGAAGGCGATCTGCTGCATCTTTATCTTTCTTAGCCTGTACAGTCTTATCCTTCGTGTACATGGCCTTAAGCTCCTTGAGCTCGCTTTCCAGATCAGCAATACGCTGCTCCGTACTCAACGGCTTTGCTGCTGTGACAGCTACCTGCTCTGCAGACTCCTCTGCTGCTAAAGCCGGAGTTGCTGTCAAAAGCATTACACCGGCCAACATGCCAGCTACGATACTTTTCATTCTCATCTCTCCCCTATTACATATATGATTTCAATCTCTAGGCTTCTCTCCAGCCCGATTAATGTATGGTTATTAGTAACTTATGGAAAAAAAAGAAAGGGCCGAAGCCCTCTCAAGTTCTTTCATCCGCAAATGAATTATGATTTGCTTCTATCTCTATCTACTAATATACATATAACCGAAATAACGGACTTTTACATTTAAGTAATTGAGCCAAAGGGGGTAAATTAAATGTTCGACGTAGAAGACAAGATCAAATGGAATGATCTTGCAAAAAGCTTGCAAGATATCATTATGCGCAAAATCGGATACGATGACTTAGCAAAATCTCTTAAGGATAAATTAGTATCTAGCGCTGATAGTGCTATTCTTGCTGACGTATTTGCTAATGGATATGATGGGCAAGTATTAAAAGTTAACGCTACCAAAGGAATTCTGTTTGCTGATGATAACTATAGAACCTTAAAGGTAGTTAGTACAGATGCTGAATTATCAGACGAAATGTCATTCAAGCCAGTTTCTCTTAAGGACGTTTTCAATACATGGTACAGATATGCTCACTCTGATAATCGTGCTTTATCTGAATTGGTTACCAACCCAGATGAATACTCATTTGGAACGTGGCAGAATAAAGGATATCTAGATATCTGGTCTTATGATGAAACCAATAACTGTATCAATGATAATGCTGATGTCAGCCCTGTATGTGGCTTCATTAGCCCAACTAACTTTTATACAAACTATTATCTTCGTATCAGATATAATACAGGAGATGACGATAATACATTTATCGTAGTTGGCTATATGAAAGATAGTGCTGGGGTTGAGCATACGCTTTCTATATTTAGAGGATCACATTCTGATACCATCTGTTATTGGGCATTGATATATGATGCCGGAAATGCTACCCAGCATAAGATAGTAGATTATACCGATAAGGTCGGTAGACAACCAGGAGGTACATTCTATATCTCTGCTAAGAGAGTAAATAACTCATTGGAATTCAAAACCAGTATGGTAAACAATCCTGTGGATAATGAGTCGTGGACTATAAATTGGTCTTATCCAGATAAGAAACCTGTTGATATGACCCAGTCAGAATATGATAATATAGGCGTGATGCTGAATCAAACTAATAGAGTTGGATTTGGTGTCAGATCTATGAGAGCTACATTCTATATAGATAAACAGTATGAGATCTTTGATGATGGAGATATATATGCTTTGCATCAAGATAAGATATACTCATATGATACCAAGACAGCCACATGGGTAGCAAAAGGCACTCCGCTGCATGACGTTATTCCTAATAGAGTATTCTTATTCAATTCGAGATTGAATACGTTTTACTTCTACAATTATTGGAATAAATATGTGGCAATAAAGTAAGGAGGAGTTTAAATTGTTTCAATCTGAAGATTTGATTAGGTTTGAAGACCTTGCTTTATCATTGCAAGAAATCATAATGAGAAAGTTAAAGTGGGATGATTTAGATCCTAATCTTCAACGTATTATAAACAGCAGAACTGGATCAGGAATGCTGTTTCAGAATGCATTTAATGGAGGAAGTAATGGCCAGCTTATAAAAATTAATGCTAGCCAACAGACATTATTTGCAGATGATAACTTTAGATCTGTTAAAGTCGTAAGCACAGATCAAGAATTAGCTGATGAAATGGACTTTAAGCCCATATCCATGAAAGACGTTTTTAATTCTTGGTATAGGTTTTGCCATTCTGACCATAACGCTTTATCCCAATTGGTTACTGGTCCTGAGACTGAATATGGTACATGGCAGAATAAAGACTTTCTGAATATATGGTCATACAATGAAGCAGATAATTCCATATCACAGAACGTAGACTGGAGTCCAGTATGCGGTTTTATCAATCCGAAAAACTTCTATACCAATTATTATCTGAGAATCAAATATCGTACATCTGATGATGATAATACCTTTATCTTCTGCGGATTCATGACTGATGCTAATGGAGTCGAGCACACACTCTCTATCTGTAGAGGAGCAAGAGAAAATACCATTTGTTATTGGGCATTTATATATGATGCTGGCAATCCTACCCAGCATATCATAACCAATTATACTGACAAAGTTGGAGCTATGGGCGATGGTACATACACAATGTCAGTTAAAAGAATAAATAATTCTCTTGAGTTTAAAACTACCTCAGTGAATAGCGATGTCGACAATGAAAGTTGGACTATCAATTGGACCTACCCAGATAAGAAACCCGATGGTATGAGTCAGGCAGAATACGATAATATTGGAGAGATGCTTAATAAAACCAATAGAGTTGGATTTGGAGTGCGCTCCATGAATACCACATTCTATATAGATAAACAGTATGAGATCTTTGATGATGGAGATATATATGCTTTGCATCAAGATAAGATATACTCATATGATACAAAGTTATCTACATGGGTAGCAAAACCAACTCCACTGCATCTATCAATCCCAAATAGGATCTTTATGTATAATGCTAGGTTAAAGCATTTCTTCTTCTACGATTACTGGAATAAGTATAATAGAATCGTATTTAAGAAAGGGGTATAATGATGGCATTTATAAATGAAGATTTAATAAAGTGGCAAGACTTATCTAAGTCGCTGCAAGATAAGATTACTAGACAGATTACATGGGATGATTTGGATATTACTATTCAGCAAAAAATAAATTCTGGCGGCAATTCTATTCTAACAGATATCTTTAAAGAAGGGTTAGATGGTCAGGATATCAAACTGAAAGTTACCAATCAGACTCTATTTGCAGATGATAACTTTAGAAATATCAAAGTGGTTGCTACCGATGCAGAACTCGCCGATGAAATGAATTACAAGCCTATTCAGATGGGTGATGTATTCAGAAAATGGTATAGATATACCCATGCATATGGCCCAGCAATAAGAGACATTCTTGACCATACTAACTGGAATCAGTGTGCAGATGGTCAGAACGTAATGAGCGACCATGAGCATGCCGACTATCTCGATCCTAATAAGAGTGGTTGGGTTTATAATGAAGCCGAGCAGTCTATCAGCTCTCATTATGATTATGAGCCTGTAGCAGGATTTATCAATCCTACTAATTTCTATACCAACTATTTCCTTCGCATGAAATGCGATGCTGGTTGGGATGATGATAACCTTATGATCATTGCTGGTTATTGTAAAGATGCTGCTGGCGTAGAGCATACATTATCATTGGTACGTGGAGCTGGTAATATCGGTGGAGGGTATGGCAACTCCAACTATCCAGGATACGAAAAATACAATGGGTCTATTGATACTACATTCTGGTGGGGTTTGATATATGATATGGGTAATCCTACTCAGCATATTCTTGTAGACTATAGTCAGAAGACTGGCCCTTCTAAGTTTGCTACAGCTGCTGCTAGAGTATGTATCTGCTATATCACCCTTGTACGTACCAACTCTCATCTTGAGTGCCGTACCACCGATTGGAGTAAAGATGGCTTAGATAAGAATGATGTACCAGATTGGACGTTCACTTGGGATTTGCCAAAGACCAGACCGGCAGGAATGTCACAAGATGAATACGATAATATCTCTAAGATGCTTGGAGAGACAAACCGCGTAGGTTTTGGTGTTAGATCCGGGCAGCCTACATTCTCCATTGAATCGCAGCATGAAATCTTCGATGATGGAGATATCTATGCTATGCATCAGGATAAGGTGTACTCGTTCAATATCAAATCTGGAGAGTGGGAAGTTAAAGGCAAGATGCATGAACTCCTTCCAGATAAGATATTCCTCTATAATACAAGATTAGAGAAATTGTATTTCTATAAGTTCTGGAATAACTATCAGCTGATAGAAGCATATTAAAGCAAAATTTATCCCTCTACTCATTACGAGTAGAGGGGTATTTTATTTTGTATACAAAGTATATCCATCATCCATATCGAAGCATTCTTTGCTATTCTTATCTAAATGATCAATATGATATGTGCTCTTGATCATCATGCTATTATCTTCCCCATGAGGCTTAAGCCTTCCAACCCAAACTTCTTCAGAGCTAATAGCATTACAAGAAGATTTACGAACGTCTTTTGTAAAGTAGATAGATCCATTAGCATAGTCAATAAGTCGTGTATCGTGTATAGAAATAAAGATAGTCTTTCCTTCATCACGTAAGCTATCAACTATGCTTCTCAACTCCCTACCAGCCATAGGATCTAGCTGTGAGAATATCTCATCCATGATGATATACTTAGTCTTCTGGAGTAAAGCTCTTGCTATTGCTGCTTTACGAATCTCGCCACCAGATAGCAAACTTACGTCTCTATCCAGTATCTCCCTAGGCAATAATTTATACTTATTGATTACTTCTTCAAGATCATTAAAGTCAGAATCTGTCGGTGAGTAGAAGATTGATCTATAAGGAGCTAATCCTTGCAGAATCCAATCTTTCGTAGGGAATCTCATCTCGCAGCGTACATCTTGTGGTATATAAGAGAAGTATTTAAACTCTTTTCCCTTGATAGATTCTCCATCTATCGCGATATCCCCAGAATAAGGCTTTAAGCCCAGCATAGATTCAAAGAAAGTGGTTTTACCAGAACCATTCTCACCCAGCACTGCTACTACTCCATTGAATGGAATCTCCGATATTGCAAGCTCGCAGGAGTGCCCAATATAGCCAAATCGGAAGGAGTCAAATCGTATCAT